ATGGCAACAATAACATATGAACTTGGAAAACCAAAGCTAGATAAGTCTAGAAAGGTATCTATCGTAGTCTCACACAAGGGGCAGAGAAGAAGAATTCCTACCAATATCGTTCTGACTGATAGTGACGTCTCACGAAGCGGGAAGATTTCATCCAGAAAGATACAGAAGGCGATTGATGACAAGATAAATCTCCTTAAGGATAAATTATATGACCTAGAGATTGACTTGTTAGGCAAGGATGTTGATATTGATTGGATTTTCTCGCATATAACAAAAGAAAGCGAAACTCTTGATTTCTTCGAGTATGCAGAGAAATGGATAGAACGTTCCACCAATAAAGGAAAGAAGAATTATTCTATAATGCTGAACTCCTTGGAACGTTTTAATCAATGCAGAAAACTGCCATTCTCGCTTATAGACTATAGTTTCCTTAATAGATATAAAGATTATCTCGATGGGCATCCTAGAGCACAGTCTTTATACCTTGGCAATATCCGTCACTTGTTCAATGAGGCTATTAAGGAATACAACGCGGATGATAAGAAAGTGATTACCAATAATCCTTTTGAGAAATTCTCTATTCCCAAGGATATACCTAACACAAAGAACAGGGTAATCAGTGAAGAGAACCTTGTCAAGGTGTTTAAGTTCAAAGGTACAAGGCGTATCGGTATGGCTAGGGATTGTTACATTATGTCGTTCTGTATGATGGGAATGAATTCTGTTGATATGTATGAATGTACGCAATACAAGAATGGTGTGCTTGCATATGACAGAGCCAAGACTAGGGATAAGCGAGCGGACAACGCCCACATAGAAATAGAAGTACCTGATGTTATAAAACCTTTATTTAAAAAGTACAAAGGAACATCTAGGGTTTTTGATTTCTATATAAAGTATTCCAATTCGGGTAGCTTCAACAAGCATATCAACAAAGGTCTGCATTATATAGCGGACGAGTTGGGAATACCTCGTTTTGACTTCTATTCAGCCCGTCATACTTGGGCATCAATTGCTAGAAATAAACTGGGAATAGATAAATATACGATTCATGAAGCTCTTAACCATGTTTCGGACTTGGACATAACCGATATTTATATCCAGAAGGATTATACCAATATCAACAAGGCAAATGCAAAGGTCGTTGATTATCTTATCAACCTTGCAGGAAACAATATATAATAAGGAGATAGGGGAAGCTTAGTCTTCCCCCTCTTTGTTTTTGTTCTCCTCTTCCTTTTTATTCATTTTTGCACCTGTAGCTTTCATGATAGCCTTCAGAGCTTCTTCAAAGTTCAAGGAATCCTTTCCGCCATTAGGATGTTTCTCCCACCAGTCAGGGTCAACCCAACGCATTGCCTTGTCATACCAAGACTGGTCGATGGAGGTTTTCTTGCCATCTTGACTTATCAACAAATATCCACCTTGTCCATCGCTAGCTATTCGCTGAACTTGTTCAAGGTTGACCCATGTCTTTTGTTTTTCGCTATATACCCACATAGTTATTGATTTAAATTATTTTTGTTCCTATTGTGCAAAGATACCGCAAAGTATTAAAAATACCAAATAAAACCTATTTGTATGTTTCAAGTTTGACCAAATGTGAGTTATTTTGTGTACCTTTGCAGAAAATTCTTAAAATATGATACAAAGATTTACGGAAATGTACTACGATGATGCTGTGCGCTTCGCTCAGTATATACAGGCTACGGAAGGTGGCGAGATTGAACTGGTTAAAGAGGATGCAGATGGTTTTCCTCTTCCGCCTAAGCACAAGGTGTTTGACAACATGGTGAATTGTCTGAAGATAAGAAACTTTGAGATTGCTTATCTTCAGCAAAGACGTAATCCCGATGATGATAAGAAACATCGCAATCGAAATCTCTATCGCTACATCATGGGTCAGAAGATTAAAGAGGTTCGTGAACTTAGCGGTATGACCTTAGAGGAGCTGGCAGAAAAGTCAGGTTATAAGCCTAACAACATTCGTAACATTGAAATGGGGCGTTTTAACGCAGATATTGATACGTTATGCAATATTGTTGAGGCTATGGATGCTCATTTTGAGGTGATGAAAGATTAAAATGTGTTTCTGAACATAAATTATATTTAATATTTAAAAGAAATGTATTAAATAATTTGCAAGATTTAGGTGTTTTTCTTATCTTTGCAACGTAATATAAAAGGTGAGACACACCGAAACAACTGTATTGAATATATGAATAAAGCATATTTGATTTTCAGCAAGAACACAAGCATTCAAGAATGTTGTACTTGGTTTCGTTATCGTGACGAAGCTTTAAGATACAATAAAGAACATTTTGAGAACGTGTTTAAGGTATTGCCACATGAGTTTGATTCTTTGAAAGATGTTGACCCTTGCGAGCCGACAGAGTTCACGAAGTCTTCAAGATGCGAGCATTGCTGGAGAAAGATTAAGAATGATTATCTAAAACATATAGGAGATATAAATATGAAGAAAGAAGAAAATTTTGACCCAAATGTCATTGATGACAGCGAGTTTGAAGAAGTTAGAAAGTCGTTTGAAGAGAAGTTTGGCGAAAAGAAATAGTATTTCACAATTAGCCAAAAGTGAGTTTAATAACCCGAACGCATTTGTTAGGATGAAAGAATTATGCTATCTTTGCATTGCGTTCCTTGAAATAATTAATTATGAGTAATAACAAAGAAGATTTTGATGCGCAGGTAAGTGCATTTAAAGAGAAGTATCCCGATTTCAAGCCAGCCAAACCTATTGAGGTTCTTAACTTGATTATGACAAGAAAGAATGCCAAGGAGATTCTTGAAGGCAAGAAGAAGGTTGAATACAGAGCCTATACAGACCATTATATTGGTCGTTTGTTTGACAAGGATGTTTTGGAGTTCCTTAAAAAGCATGGTGAAGAAGAGGATGTAATTAAAGCGCAAGAGGAGGGTATTGTTGACCCATTGCGAGTAGTGAAGACAATCCACTTCCATGATTATAACAACTCGTGGTATCTCGATTGCGATGTTTTGGTGAATGATACCTGCATCGTAATGAAAGAAGATATGGATTTCCTTCATGAAGAGTATGATAGTCATGACCTGGATGAAATGTATGAGGCATTGGAGCTTAAAAAGGAGAAAGAGCGTCCTTTGTTTTTCTTCTTTGTTGTTGACAAGGTAACTAAAACGACTCTAAAGTAGGTGGGCGTAAGTCCACTGACCCTAGATAATTCCTCAAGGGGAGTAGTTTATGATTCGTGGACTTAAAACGTTACAACTATGTCAGAGGCATCAAGAGGTTATCGTTACACCCAATGGAGAGCGGTAATAAATCGTACAACAGGTCTTCGTGCAGGTGAGAGACGACAGCGTGGTAGAAATATCGAATATCGTAACACTGGCGCACAAGGAACTACTTACGGTGGCGCAATGCGTACATTGGCAGCTCGTACAGTAGCTAATAACGTCACAGAGCGTGTAAACCGCAGACTTAGAAGAGGTTAAAAGTCTTAGAGGGGTTGAATGAATTAAGTTTCATTCACCCCTTGTTTTTAAGGAGAATAATGTATGCAAGAACTAAAAAGAGCAAGAGAAATCATTGACGATGTTTCCAAGGAGACAGACAGTATATTGCTTTTCCATTCTTTGAGTGGAAAGGATTCTATCGTCTTGCTTGACTTATGTTACAAGAAGTTCAAGCGAGTTATTGTTGTATTCATGTATCTTGTGAAAGACTTGGAACATATCATGCGTTACTACAATTACGCTAAAGCCAAATACCCGAACATAGAATTTGTTCAAGTTCCCCATTATGCTTTGTTCAATTATATTAAGACAGGGTATATGGGAATAAAGCAGAATACAAAACAAAGGCAATGGACTCTAGCTGACATTACCGAGAAACTTAGGGAGAAGCTAGGAGTTGAGTGGGCTTGTTATGGATTCAAGCAATCGGATTCTTTGAACAGACGCCTTATGCTTAGAAGTTATACGGATGGGAAGGAAGCTATTAATTGGAAGACGAAGAAGTTTTATCCATTATCTACATATAAGAATAAGGAGATTTTGGATTTTATTCTTGACCATCGCTTGAAGAACCCAGAGGTGTGTGGAACGAATAAGCAAAGTTCGGGAGTTGATATTGAAGATATAGAATACCAAAAGTATCTCAAAGAGTTATATCCGGCAGATTTGGAGAAGATATACAAGGTATTCCCTATGGCAAGGATAGTCATGTTAAAAGCTAATAATAAGGAGGAACTGAAATGAAAAAAGGAAGTGAAACAAAGATAATCAAGAGGTCTCAGATAAATCTGAACCCTTGTAATCCGAAGGTGCATACCGATGCAGACATCAAGCAGCAGAAAGCCAACATAAAGAAAGTTGGTCTAATTGGTGGTATTCAATGGAATGAAACAACAGGCAATCTTATAGATGGGCATAAGCGAGTGATGAGTGTTGACCTTATCCAAGGTTATGATGGAACTCCCGAAACGGATTATGACATCAAGGTAGAAGCCGTTGATTTTGATGAGAAGACCGAAAAGGAGCAGTTGTTGTTTATGGCGAAGTCGCAAGACCCGATAGATTACAATTTGGTTGCTAAGAATTTCAGTATAGACGAAATAGATTTCAAGGCTGCTGGCTTCACGGAACAGGACACAGAACAAATCAAGATGTTGCAAGATGATTTGGAAGCATCTTTAAAAGAGTCGGGTATGGATGACTTCAGTGAGGATTTTCTGAATGAACCGATGACTTCTGTAGCTGAGCCAGTACCAATGACGGAATTACCAAACATAGAAAAAACATCTGAAGAGATTGTAGCCGAGCATGCTGCCAAGCCTAAGATGACAAAGGAAGAGGTTAAAGAGCAGAAGCAACATTGTACTGATGTCGGCATGAAAAGGCAGGAAGATATTGATAACTTCATATTTATCGACTTTGAAAGCTTGGAACAGAAGCAGCTGTTTTGTGATATGCTGCACATGGTAGCCACTAGCTCTATGCGTGTTTCCGGAAGTCAGGTCTTAGGTTTATTGTAATATGGGACGTAAGCGAGTAAAGCCTCTTGTAGTGAGGAAGAATCCCTTAGAAGTTGCCAATATGGTAATTGATATGGTTAGGGAACAGAGTCCAGATTGCATTGTTATGATGTCTCTTGGCAAGGATTCCATTGTTACATTGGACTTATTGTATGATAAGTTTGAACGGATAGTGTGTGTATTTATGTATCTCGTAAAAGACTTGGAACATATACAGCGATGGATAAACTGGCTGAGGGCAAGATACCCGAAGATAGAGTTCGAGCAAATTCCGCATTGGAATACTACATACAATCTTCATTATGGGGTGTATTGTGTACCGAACCCAAAGGTAAAGGTACTTAATCTTTCTATGGTCGTAAAAGCCTTAAAGATACGTTTCGGAATAGAATACGTGTTCTTTGGTATGAAAAAAGCAGACTCGATGAACCGTAGCCTTATGTTGAAGTCTTATGAGGATGAAAATTACATTCATGGTGGAAATTGTTATCCTCTTGCTGATTTTACTCAAAAACAAATCCTGCAATATATGAAGCATCGCCATCTACCTAAGCCGATAATGTACTCCAGAGCATTGCGCTCAGAGAACGCTGAGGTGGGGAATGCATCAGGAGGTTTGTCTTTGGACTTGGATTGTTTTGTATGGCTAAGGGATAATGCACCTGAAGACTTAGAGCGTATATATAAGGTGTTTCCGCAAAGTAGGGTGATTCTTTATAAGTATGACAACAAGTAATACTCTTTTTAATTTATATATATAATAATGTATTATTTTCTTTTTGGTATAGGCGGGCTTGTGAAAGTCTGCCTATATTGTTAAAATCATAAAATTACCAATACTTAAAGCAAATAAAGGTTAAATACACAAAGAAAAACTATAATATATTTGCAAGTTAGAAAATAAAATCGTATCTTTGCAATGTCTTTAAGAGATACTTGAAGATTTGCCGCAAGACAAGTTTCTTGCAATTTAGTGCAGGGCGAGCACGTTAAAAACTAGCACAGACGTTATGAAGATGATTACCGACAAGCAGAAGAAGTTCATCAATGATCTAAAAGGTGTTGAGTTTGAACTTTCAAGGGAGAGAGTTCGCCAGATTGTCATTAAGGCTGTCCGGAAGTTCAACTATGCGATTGAAGAACTTGCAGACTTGAAGCAGGAGAACAATTCCTTGAAAGAAGAAATTAAGAATGTAAAAATGCAGTTGATTATGCAAGAGGGTGAAAAAGAAGAAGAACTATCTGAAGATGTTCCCCCTTCAGTGTTCTCCATCCGATTAGTTAATTGTAATTTACCAGTTCGTGTACTTAATGTGACAAAGGCAGCCGATATAGATACTATTGGAGACTTGGTACAATATTCTAAGTTTGATATGGTAAAATTTCGAAACTTCGGAAAGAAAAGCCTTATGCAATTGGATGAATTCATTCACGAAATGGGATTGGAATGGGGCATGGATAAGGCAAAGATATACGCAAGAGGTATTCAGCGAATGAAAGATGACACTTACATTGAAGAGCTGTTTAGAATGTACCTTGCGGATATAACAAGCGAGATTGAGAAAAAGTATAATCTTTCTCCGGCTGAGGCTATGAAGAAAGCTTATAGTGAAATGAAGAGATATGTAGGATTTAAAGAGAAGAACAATGAATGAAGTATATAACGATGTTTTAGGCAAGGCGTTGAATATTAAATCAACCAATAAGATTGCCGTTAAAGTAGAACAAGGAGCATTAGAAGTTAATATGAAACAATGCAGTGTAAAGCGCATTATGTGGTTCTCTGTCTTCTTGATTGACGACTTTACTATGCGTCCATGCAGTTATACTTTCTATTCCTCTATGAGTGACGATGAGTTGGATGATACCTTTACACAAGTAGAAGGCAGATTGGGCTTTCTAAAAAACTTAAATTCGAAATAACATGACGGAACAGGAAAGAAGAGTTGTAAACCATGCAATGAAGATACTAGAGCAGAGCCAAGATGATGAGGCTAGGGCGTTGGCTGTCAAGTTGTTGGAGCGAGGAACAAAAGTTCCTCTTCAGAAAGTTCAGTTTTATTCAGCATATTGCAAAGGCTTGCGTGATGGGTATTCAAGAATATTCGACCTTATACAAGGTGGTGGTTGGCTTGCGAAAGTTAGTAAAAGGGATATTCCGTACTTCGAAGCAGAGAAGAATCTTGTAGAGAGTTGTATTGATGCTTGCTACGATTATCACATGGGTAAGTATGATATTAGGTACAAGGATAAAGAATTATCTAAGAGAGGTAAGCTATTGTCCTGCAAGGCAGTTTTTGTGAAACAAACGATGGTAGGTGTTGAGGTTCGATACAACAAAGATAAATAATGATTGCACAATATAGATAAGTGAAGTTGTAAACCTTTGATATTTAAGTATTCCCTTGCAAATTTTGTATCTTTGCAAATAAAAAAAAGAGATTTATATATGGCAGATAGAGGATATAGAGGAAGACCATCGAAAAGTGAACGTGCTGATAGGCAAATAAATGCTGGGCATAGTAGAGCTTTAGATGCGGCTTTGGCTAAAACCGAGGCTAGCATAAGAAATTCATCAAATGAACAAGTTTTTGTTTTCGATAAAAATGGCAAGATACTAAGCTCTAATACAGGAAGTGAAGATTCGGTAAATACCACTAAAGGTGGACGTAAAATTGTTAAATATCCAGATAGTATAATTACTCACAACCACCCATCTTCTAAGACTGCAAAAAGCAAAGCACTTCAAAGAGCAGGTTCTCCATTTTCGGGGAATGATATAACGTATGCTATTTTTAACAATGCTAAAGAAGTGAGAGCTGTTGCTGGTAATTTTACTTATTCATTAAAAAGAAATGGCGAAAATTGGAATGTAAAGAGTACCTTACCTACGGAATTGGTTAAAATGACAAAAAAGATTGATTCTTTAATGAGAAAGACTTCAAAAAGGTATAAAGATAGGGCATGGAATAGAGCAAACTTTCGTAAAGATATGCTTTATAAAACAAGTGGAGAATATCGTCAGGTAAACAAAGAGAGGTCTGATGTACTTGCTGCTCATAGAACATTAAAATATTTAGCTAAGAAGTACGGTTGGGATTATACTCGCAAGCGTACTTCTTAAGGAATATATTCAAAGGATGGGTTATTGTCCCTCCTCATGTGGAAAGAACCTTCCTATCATCGCAAGCGCAGTAGTACATTTTTCATATTGCTTTTGAAATCCGTACTTCTTAGCTCTCGATTGGTTGTGATGCAGATCGTTGATTTTGACTTGTATTGCAACCATATCTTTTGAGTCAATGATAGATTGTACATAGTCGAAATACGGAACACCGTCCTTGTGGGTTAGGACACATACACTATCGGCAATGTCTTTTCTAACACCTAGTGATAACAGCTTGTCGTAGGTCATATCTGTATCTTCAATCGTATCATGGAGAAATCCGACACAAATCTCTTCGGTACTATTACCCATTTCTCCAACATGGATAGGGTGCAATATAACAGGCAATCCAACCTTATCAATCTGTCCTTTGTGCGCCTTGCAAGCGATACCAAGGCACAATTCTATCATTTCAGAATCTTTCATATTCTTCTTTCGTTATTAACTCACCTAACTCAAGAGCATCTTGTGCATAGGTGTTCTCATTAAACTTAAACTCCTTTGGCTTACGTCCTTTACCTTTAGGGTAACACATAAGTTCTTTATTTACATATTGATAACGGACAACGATGTCATCCTCCCAATAGTAAACATAAACCGACTCTCCGTTTTTAAGGAGGTGGCTGATTTTGTTCTTATCTTTATTGTTCATAGTCTTTATCTCCTTATTACAATGCAAAGATATAAAAAATATATTAAACTTGCAAATAAATTAATGTTTATTATTTGAAATTTAAATATATTAATTATTGAAACGTAGCATAGTAAGCTTGTTGCATAGATACCGACCTTTGCTTCTTACCTCCGTTACTCTTGGCGGTTCTACTTTGCTCGTATAACGCATGCCCCCAACCGGATGGTTTCTTGGTCTCTTTATAGATTTCTCGCATGGTCTTCCCACCCAACAGCTTGTAGGCTATCGAGTAATTCTCCTTGGCGTAAATCATCTTGGCGGTGTTAACCTGTATCTCACCAATAAGTCCGGTCTTCTTGTTCCGAATATTGATGATGTTTCCTGAATAGCCAGTATCCAGTTTCTGTTCCTTGAGTCTAACGAACTCAAAGCCTTTGTATTTGCCTTTAAGGTCTTTTATTATTTTCGGTATTGACCCTTTATCTGCGATGATAGTTGTTCTGTACGAGTCTTTTATGTCTTTGATACCATTAGCCTCGCCCTTAGCCTTGCGTACAATGGAGTCAACACTCTTGTAATTGATAGGAGTGACCCTTGCTCCATACTTCTTAGCTATACCTTCAGCTATAGCTTGTAGCTTGTTACCAACCGACTCGGCTTTTCTCCGCATAGAGGTAGCTTGTGCTCTCAGCCTAGCATATGCCCCATTATTTCCAACGTCTCCCATATCTTTTTTTTGTGCAAAAGTAACCAAAATAAAAGCCAATTAACATGTTGCTGCGATATATTATTTCACTAAAAAGACAAAGTGAAAAGACACGCAGACAAACATTTCTTTTAAACAATTATTATTCATACCTTTGCAAGAAACAATGAGTTGATAAGATGACGAAACCAAGAGATTATTTCACAGGCAAGCAAGAAGAGTTTAAACGCTCCGAAGTGCAGATAGCACCATATAATCCAAGGAAGATTTCACCGCAGCAGAAAGCTACATTGAAACGTTCCATAAGGAAATATGGCGTTGTTGGAGGTATAACCGTCAATAAGCAGACAATGACCATCGTAGGCGGCAACCAAAAAGTAACCATCATGGATGAGATTATGGGCTATCCCGAAAAGGATTATGCTCTTTTGGCTGAGGCTATAGATGTGGATTACAAGACCGAAGTTGAACTGAATCTCATGCTTAATTCCGAGAATGCTCATGGAGAATGGGATGACATGAAAGTCCGTGAATTACTGCCGGACATAAACTATATGGATGCCGGATTAACGGAAGAAGACCTTTCTCTATTCGGATATGATGCGATGGTAAAGACTGAAGGCGAAGACGAGTTAGGCAAAGAACTCAATTCCTTACTAGACCCATTTGCCCAAGAAAGCGAAAACAGAAAAGTGCTAGCACCAAAGGAAGTGCAAGAAGAGCAGAGACGACAGATTGAGCAAAATCAAATTATAGCCAATCAGCAGCAAGAGGCTCAATATCAAGCGAATAAAGAGCGTATGCAACAAGTAAAGAAAGAGGTAAATACCAAGGCAGCGGAAAAAGCTTTAGAAGCCGAGTCTTACGTTATGCTATCCTTTGACAACATAGAGAACAAGGAACGTTTTATGAGCACCTTTGGATTTATCGAAACCGATAAGGTAATCAAGGGAGAAATGCTTATGAAAGTAGCAAAACGCATATAAACAAAAACAAAATGAAAGCAATGAAAAAGATTATAAGATTCTCGTTAGGGTTTATAATGGCGGCAATAACGATAGTTATGCTCATTCCATTTATGATTGTTTCTATGTTTCTTGGCAAGAGGAGAAAGAAAGCGTTCAATATGTGGGTGTCGTGTCTCTTTACTCCTTTGATAAACAAGGTAGGACAATTGGTCAACTCATAAATATCGAAAGATTATGAAGGCAAACGGAAAAAGATTAATGAAGATTGCGAACTTGGCTATAACTATGGTATTGGCAATACCGATGTTCTTACTAGCCGTTCCTTTCTATATGTATAACAAAATTAGAGGCAAGGTATAATCCCATCTGCCCAATATATAGCGAAACAATAATAAATACAATAAAATGGCAAAACCGAAATTTGATTACAATGGCGATGCTTTCTACGATGAGATAGAACAGCTTGCAAAGCAAGGTCAGAAGGACTCTGAAATTGCCTACGCCCTTGGTTTGAAGTTTGGGGTTGACCTAAATCCACAGGTCTTCAACCGAATGAAAAACGGAAAATACGAGAATTGGAATGAAGACGAAAATGCGGAAAGAGGTGAAAGGATAACTCAATCCCTCGTGCGTGGCAGAGAGTTTATTAATGCAATCGTGCGTGGTAGATTCCTCAAATGTGCCCTTGGTGGTGTCAAGGTAAAAGGCAAGACGACCACCAAAAGACACATGGTTGTAGATGGAGTTATGACAGATGATATAGTAGTGGAAACTAGAGAAACCGAGCAGGAGACCCCACCTAACGTACAAGCTCTTTCAACTTGGCTATTCCATTACGATATGACTTGGAGAGAGATACAGAGAGGTAAGAAGGATGAAGAGGAAAAGGGCATTCCTTTTGACCCTAAGAAAGGTATATCCGTCAATAAGTGGATAGAAAGAGAGATTGAGCAGGAAGCAGAAGAGCAAGAGGAGGGTGAATAATGACAAAAACACATTCCGTTTATTATCCGTTGTATAATGACAAGACGCATTTCATTTACCTTATTACAGGAAGCCGTGCGTCAGGAAAAAGCTTCTCAGCCTCTCAGTTTATAGAAAGACTAACCTTCGAATACAATGCGGAAAGGAAGATAGCGCATAAGATTCTTTATACACGTTATACGATGGTGAGTGCCGCTATTTCCGTAATTCCAGAGGTTAAAGAGAAGATTGAGATTGATGGTACGCAGGATTACTTCAAGAACACGAAGACCGATATAGTCAATAAGATGACAGGTGCTGAAATCATGTTCCGTGGTATAAATACTTCGAGTGGTAATCAGACTGCAAAGCTAAAGTCTATTCATGGTGTGACAACGTTTGTCGTTGACGAGGCTGAGGAATGGACTAGCGAAGAAGATTTTGAGCGTATTATGCTCTCAATCCGTCAGAAAGGTTTGCACAACCGAGTAATAATCATTATGAACCCATGTGATTCCAATCATTGGGTATATAAGCGTTTCATCGAAAAGACGCATAAAGAGGTGTATTTTGATGGTGTTCCTGTCCAGATCAGCACAGACCCAAGAGTACTTCATATACATACTACATATCTTGATAACATAAAGCATCTGTCACCGGAGTTCCTTAACGAGGTATTAGAGATGAAGGAGAATGAACCGGAGAAATATGCTCATATAATGATAGGTAGATGGTCTGACGTGTCAGAGGGTGCAATCTTCAAGCATGTTGGCATCGTTGATAAGTTCCCTAGCAACGCAAGGAAAGTAGCCATCGGTGTGGATTGGGGATATTCTAAAGATTATACTGCTATTGTTAAGTGCGGTATCGTTGATAATCGCCTGTATATAGAAGAGCTTTGCTATAGAACGGAAATGTTGTCCAGTGATATTATAAAATTCTTACGTCCTTATGCGGATGAAGGCTTGTTTGTATATGCGGATAGTGCCGACCCTAGACTGATAGATGAGGTTGCTCTTGGTGGAATAGTTATATATGGAGCACAAAAGGGTGCTGGTTCAATATTGGCTGGCATAGACAAGATGCAGACATTCGAAATCTTCACAACTAGGCAATCAGTCCATTTACAGAGCGAGTTCCGTAAATATGTGTGGTCAAAGGATAAGGATGGTAATTATATCAATGTTCCGGAAGACCATGACAATCATTTAATAGATGCTGCTAGGTATTATATTCTTGCTGTATTACTCGGTAAGGTGATGAAGCCAAGGAAAGCATCTAAATCAGACTTAGGAGTGTACTAAATAACAAAAATAATTACCTTTGTAATAAAAATACAAGTATTTAACTATTAGGTAGTTAGTGTGGGTATTCTGTAATGATAAATAAATGCATTATGTAAACAAAAGAGATTGTTTACTAGAGAAAGATGAATTCTTTAGCAAATAGTCTTTTTTATTCACTTAAAAACTAAGTGAAAGGCATAAGTAGATTAAAGTGTGTAGAAACCCTGTTTATTATTATCTTTGCTTCAAAAAGTTATAAGGATGTTTGTAGATTCAATTATTCAGATAAAGACATATTTCCGAAATCTCACACTCAATGCATTGGGTGTGGAAAGAAGCATATTCGAACGTTTGGACGATAACGATGTTGATGCTGTCGTAAATATGATGGAACAACATGATTTCGATGTGGATAATGCCATATCGGAATATAATCCACAAACCCATAAGGTGATGAGCCGTGAGGACAAATGGGTAAAAGGAGAGAAGCCATACAGGACAGAGAAGTTGACAAGAGCGAGGCAGAGATACATCAATGAGGTAGAGTTGTTTTTCTTATTAGGTAATCCCATTATGTGGAAGAAAGTAGAAGGTGACGATGAGGCCTTTGAATTGTATAAGAAATACTTGAAGAATATATACTTCAATACTAAGTTACGCCAATGTAAACGTCTTGCCGGAGCTGAAACAGAAAGTGGGCTTGTTTTTAATTTCTCGCAAAAAGATGGAAACATGCACGTTGACGTATATGTTGCAGCTCGTTCAAAGGGGCATAAGATGCGAGAGTTGTTTGACCAGTATGGAAATATGCTTGCTTTTGCGATTGGTTATTCTCTAAAACGAGAAGCAAGGACAGTTGAATGTTGGGATATACTTACATCAGTCTTCAACTATCATTGTGAGCGTGGTGGATTTGGATGGAAAGTGTATAAGTATCCGAATCCAACCGGAAAGATTAATGGCGTTTATTTTCATCAGCCGAAGTCATGGGAAGGAGCAGAACCGAGAATGGAACGTGAAGAGATGCTGGATTCCAAGATTGGAGACTCCAATAACTACTTTGCAGACCCTATTGCCGCTGCAACTGCTGACGTGATACAATCAATTCCTAAGCGGAACAAGCCGGGTAAACTGATACAACTTACTGGCAAGAACTCTAGGTTTGAATATATCAACCCTCCTCAGAACTCAGAAATCCGCAAGGCGGAGAAAGAGGACTTGGCTCAATCTATATTGTTTGATACATTTACACCGGATATGTCACCGGAACTTATGAAAGCCATGAGCACGCTTACCAGTGTAGGTATAAAGCGAGCGTTGGTATTGGGCTATATCAAGAGGGCGAACCGAATGGAAATTTACGAAGAGCTTGTCGGTAGATTGTCGCATGTGATTATTGCCGTTATGAAGGAACTATATCCCGAGATGAGAAGCAAATTGGATAAGCTTGAGGTTGAATTCGAATTTTCAGAGCCGTTTGAGGATGACAAAAAGGATAAGTGGAAAGTTATTGCGGAACTATATAATCAAGGCGTACTCTCGTTAGAGACTGCTGTTCAAATGCTTGCACTCACGGACGCTCCTGCTGAAGAGATAGAAAAGATACGCAAGGATTCCGAAGAAAAAGTTGCGTTAGCTGCAAAGGTAAAGGGAGACGAAAATTCAGCTTCATAACATCAAATGCTTATTGTTTTTGGGGGGGCGCATTTCCTGCTCGGATTTGCGCCCTTTTTGCACTTAAATTTTAAGTGAAAGCATTGTGGTAAAAATATAATATTATTCCTCATTTTGTTTTTAACTTTGCTGACATGAATTCGAATGAACTTATCATAAACGGAAAGGATGCTTGGACTAACTATCGTGTAAAGATGGGTAGTGGATTCTTAGATGCATTAGAGGCTGATGCAGACAATAAGAGTTATATTGCCAACGAGGTAAGAACTGAGCATGGAACTAGGGTTGTTCCTATTCGTCCAAAAAAGGCAGAAAGAAGCATTACATTAGAGTTCGTCATTATTGGCAGAGACCATACTGACTATAACAAAAGGGTAAAAGCCTTTGATGCGCTTATGGATAATGGCTTTGTTACTATACAGGTTCCGAAATCAAAAGATGATGTTTATCGTTTGTATTGTGCAAGAAAATCATCTAGCTATTCTAGGGGAAAAGGAGGTTCTATAGGCAAGAAGAGTTTGAAGTTAGTGGAGTACAATCCTACAAATAGAGGAGAACTGACGGATTCGGATAGAGAAAAATTCACTTTAAAAGAATTTGAAGATATAGAATAATTATGAAAACTTTCAAGGAAATCGACATAAAGTACTACGATAATAGCGGAAACGTACAAGTAAGATGTACTGTTCCTGTTACACAAGAAGCATTAGTTCATTATGAATTGATGCGGTCTCACTATTGTAAGCTTTCGTTTAAACTTTCTAGACCGACATATTTCTTGCTTGGTGATTTTATCGAAACACCATATGGACGATTTGAGCTTATAGATTTAACTAAGGCCAAAGATAATGATACTATTGGATATTCCTATGAAATCCAATTCGATGCCTATTATCGTAAGTTAAAGAATAAGATCCTGAAGTATCGCCCGAATACAGGTTCACAAGAAGCGACATTCTCTCTTACTTCAAAAATTAGTACTCATATAGAAGTGATAATGAAAAATCTAGCTTATTATGCGAAGTTAGATAAGTCTTACCTTTATGACCCTAATTTTGAAGGAGAAGGAACGGATTATACTTATGTTATAGATGCGAGTGTAGATGCGAATGCTGCAAAGCTTATAACCTATTCCAATTCTAGCATATTGGATGCTATTGCGAATATAGCCCAGACGTTTGGTTGTGAATGGTGGTTTGAGGGAAATATACTGCATTTTGGAACTTGTGAGAATACGAATGCTATTACTGATTTCAGACTTAACGACAATATCGTTTCTATGTCAAGCTCACAAAGCCAATCCACTTATGCAAACAGGGTATATGCCTTTGGAGCAGCAAGGAACTTGCCTAGCGGATACAAGAATGATTCCGATGCAGATATAACAAAGGATGGTGTTGTCGAAAAACGCCTTATGCTTCCAACGTCAGCAGAATGTTCTGAACAAAACAAGCAAATGCTGGCAGAGAATGGCTTTGAACTGAAAAATGGATATATACAAGTAGGTGGACTCCGTGAAGACCAATATGTTGAGGGAGTAACTACAAATGATGATATTTATCCAAGAAATCTTATCAAGACTTCTAAGGTAACATCATATGAAAAAGATGTAGAAGATGAAAGTACACCAGAAGAAGGAGATTACATCAAACGGACTTTCTATCGTGTAAATTCGCTTACTATTGTCAATGAAGATGGCGAAAAAACAGGTGATATGGCCTTCCGAAAGGCGTATATCCTTAGTGGCAAGAACTTACATATAATATTCCAAAGCGGTTCTCTTAATGGTATGGACTTCGAATGTGAGTTTAATCCAGATGGAGTTCCTGAAATACTTTTAGATGATGATGGAAATCCTATATTTAAGGATGGAAAAGAACAGATAAATCCTAAGTCGCAGGTATTTGAGATTGTTGCTAATGAGGATTATGGTCGTTTTTTGCCGGACACAACTTTGCATCCAAAGGATGGAGATACTTTTGTTCTCTATAATTGGGATTCTACCAAATTGGGTGATACTTTGGTTTCTTCCGCTTCCAATGAGTTGCTGACGGATTCCATAAAGGATTTGAAGAAGTCCATGATAGACCCTACGACATATACATGTACTGCTGAGGCTAACTATTCCTATAATCAGGGTAGGGGTAACTTGCATGGAGTAGGAGACAGGGTAAATCTTTATAATAAAGGTTATGGTGACAGTTATAGGTCTTCAAGAGTTATTGGATATGAATTCAGCCTTGATATTCCTTTTGATGGTGCGAAGTATTATGTTGGAGAAAAGCCTTCGTATTCCCGCCTCAATGCAATGGAGTCAAAGATAGAAGAACTTATCTATAATGGACAGAGTTATCTTAATGGTAATGGCGGAAGCGGAAGGTCGATTTACATCATTAAGAGTTATGATAGCATAACTCCTACGGATTATAATGTATTTTCAGCAAAAGCTGTTGATGAACAAAGATTAAACAAGACAAAGGACGACACCGCCAAGGGTACTATCACCTGGGAGAAGGTGCAGAAGCTTTTAAGTGGTTTGCTTGTCGGTAACTTCAACAATGAGAACGGCGGTTCCTGGAATACGGACGCAGCAGGTCGCTCGCATCTCATCACAGATTACTTGGAGGTGAGAATGAAGGCTATCTTCGAGGAACTGGTTGTCAAGAAAACCTCCACCATCGGTGGTAAGGAGATTATTTCTCCTGCTGGCGGTGTGGTGGCTCACAAGGTAGAAGAGGTTACTGTGACATACAATAATGTGTCACAGAAGGCTTATCGTTGCTATTTCTTAGCAGAGCAGGATGGTGATGAGGTAGATAACGACTTCGCGGTTAACGACCAAGTCCGCTCAGAATCATTCAATGTTCGCAAGGGCACTTATCACAAGGCTGGCAATCACTTCTATTGGCGATTGGTAATCGGTCGTGATGAAGACCCTGTAGAGCTGGAAGGAAAGAAATATCATTATATCGACCTCTCTGATACCGATTGCGCTACGGCTAGCGATGTACCTGCGAAAGGTGATGTGCTCAACCAGTGCGGTAATAGAACCGATGTAGAACGTCAGAACTGCCTTATCTTCTCGGCGGTAGATACCTATTCGCCATCCATCAGCCTCTATCACGGCATCAACAGCTATTCCTTTGCCAATAGGGAGTACGTGGAATATGGTGTGAATAAGCAGAATAACAAGGCATTCTTCAACATCTATGGTGATATGTATGTAGGTGATAGACCTACAAAGGAGAATGGCTATGAGGGCAGCTCTTATATCAGATATGATAGCAGCACTAAGCAAATGTCTGTTAAGGCTAAGATTTCCGCTAAATCCACTGTGGATGGCAAGGAATTGTCTCAGTATTTCAAGAAGATTGGCGAATTGCAGAATCAGGTGGATGGTGCTATCGAAACGTGGTTCTATGATGGTGTTCCTACCTTGGAGAATGCCCCAGCCATCAGTTGGAAGACCGATAAGGATAAAGAAATCCATCTTGGCGACCTTTACTACGACAACAAGACGGGCAAGGCATACCGCTTTGCCCAGGATAGCAATACCTATAAGTGGACTATCATTATAGATACCGACATCGCCAAAGCCCTTTCCGATGCAAGAATGGCACAGGAGACCGCAAACGGGAAAATGAAGGTGTTCAGCGTTCAGCCTACGACACCTTATCAGGTTGGCGATATATGGGTTAATGCCACTTATCCTTCTGACGGCAGTACCTACAAGAATGAGGTATTGCGCTGTCAGACCAACAAAGCGGCTGGTTCTCAGTTCGCCATCGGTGATTGGATTAAAGCATCTAAATACACCGATGATACCGTTGCCAACGCAGCCAAAAAGGCAGCAGAAGATGCTCAGAAGGCGGCACAGACCGCACAGACGGACATTACGAACCTCGGAAAGACGGTCACTGATAATAAGAAGGAATTCGATAATTATGTTACCGATGGCTATCTTGAGCCATCGGAGATTGCGGCAATGGCGCAGGATTCTAAGCGACTTGAGGATGATTTTGCGGCAGCACAGAAGTCATACATTGAGGTGAAGAACGCAGAGGTACTGAAGGACACCAAGGAACTCATCGACCTCAATACCGCTTTTGCTACCCTCACGACTGCCAAGACGGAACTCGTTACGTATCTCTCAGATATATCTAAAAATTACAATAAGGCTGATACCAACGGCAAGGCTACTATCGTCTCAGCCGTGGGAACGAAGTTCACCAACTTCCAAAGCGCATATTCTGCCTTCTATGACAAGCTGGGTTTGGCAAACGCATATATCACTAGGAAGATATATGGTGACCTCGGTGTAGTTATCGGTGACGTGGCTACCTATCAATATCTGAAAAAAGTGCTTGCCGATGGTGTGGAGACGGAAATCAATGGCGGATTGATTCTTACCAATCTCATCGCCCTGCGTGACCCTGAGACCAAGCGGGTGGAGAGTGGAATTAATGGTGTTATTGACAAGACGGCGAAAGGAAACGGCATTGCTACCTGGTGGGGTGGATATATGAACGATGGTGAGGTGGTTGGCTTCGATAAGAAGGAAGATTATTCAAAACAGGCAGCTACCTCTCTCGTCCGTTTTGATGGTTCCGGCTATATGGCTAATGGCGCAATCTGGTGGGGAACGGATGGTAAGGTTCACGCTGACCCAACATCTTTCATTATCAGCGAAAAAAACTTTGGCGCATACCTCACCTTCTTTGAACCAACTTGGAAGGAAGGAAGTGCAGGAACGAGCGTTGCCGACCTTGTATCATTGAAGCCAAACGCACCATTCTCTAAACTTGGTGTATCGGGCGATGCTACCTTCGAGGGCGCAATCTCCTTCCATGGCATTAAGCTCACGTATGATTCCACAAACAAGGCTATCAAGATTGATGGTAATCTCTATACCACAGGTGGTATTACCGCATACGGAGCAGGAGCATCTACCACGGGTGGTGGCGGCTTGATTGCAAGCGTAATCAGCTATGCGAGAATCTTAGAAGGAAGCTATACGGATGCAGACTTGACTAGTATTCCGAATGCCTATGCTATCAAGGCTCTCAGCAGCCGAATTGACAACATAGCCACAGAACTTGGCGGTCTTAATCTCTCTTGGAATAACATCACGGGTAAGCCATCAACATTCACACCTAGTGCGCATACCCATAAGTGGACAGAAATCACTGACCGCATCACGAAGGTAAGCCAGCTTACCAATGATAAAGGGTATCTGACTGCTCATCAGTCTCTCGCAAGCTATTATACCAAAGCGGAGATTGATGCAAAGGGCTATACTACCAATAAGGGTACTGTTACATCTGTAGCTCTTACCCTTCCTACTGGTTTGACGTGCGCAACTAAGACCATCACAACAAGCGGTACGTTTGCTATTAGTCTTGCTTCTGGTTACTCCATCCCAACAACAACAAAGCAGACGGCTTGGGATGGTGCGGTATCAGCAAAGCATACTCATAGCAATAAGTCTGTGTTGGACGGCATTTCATCCGTAAAGGTAACTCATTGGGATAGTGCCTATGACTGGTACGCCCTTATGACTACTGACGAGGAGACTGCGGATGGCATTATCAATAAGTGGAACGAGGTGGTGAGCTTCCTCTCTAATATTGCTCAGACCGATACTTTGAGCGGAATCGTTGACGGAATCAATAAGTCAATTTCTGATGAGGTGACAAGAGCGAAAAAAACAGAAGGGGTAAACGCTTCGGGCATATCCACCAATAAGACGAATATCACCACCTTGCAGGGCTACTTCACTAATGGCTCTGCGAAGAAGGCACTCCAGCTCACGAATGCTCGCAAGCTTTGGGGAAATTCATTCAATGGTACTTCTGATATCAATGGAAGCATCATCGTGCCTAACGGAAAGTATATCTCCATCGGCAACATAAAGATGGAGTATGATGCAACCAATAAGGCGTTGAAGATTACGAACACTACGACTAACGAGGTGGCAAACCTCTATACTAGTGGTGGTGTTTCTGCCTATGGTGTTGGGACATCATCATCCAGTGGTGGCGGCTTGAACGGCAGTGTGAAGAGTTATTCAAATGCCTTGAAGCTTACATCAGAATCGCTGAGTGAGATTGCCTCTGCCTACTCCATCAAGGCTCTTGATTCTCGTATCTCCAGCTTGGAAGGTGGTAGTGCTACTGCTATTTCTGTCAGCGGTAGCGGTAATGCGGTTACGTCTGTCACCAAGAATGGTACTACTATCAGCGTAGTTAAAGGTAGTACGTTCTTAACTAGTCATCAGTCACTTGATGGTTACGTTAATGCAATATCTGTAAGTGGAAGTGGGAATGCTATCACGTCTGTATCTAAAAGCGGAAAGGGTATTACATTTACTAAAGGTAGCACGTTCCTCACCAGTCACCAAAGTCTTAGTGCTTATTTGAAGTCTGCTGATGCTGCTAACACATACCTCAAGCTTAGTGGTGGAGCTATGACTGGTAATATCCGCTACAAGGGTTCTAAGAGTACTTATGATATGATAACGTTTGTGGACAACAATGCCGATACGTATGGCAATGGTATATGTATCGGTGGTGGTGGACTTACTATTATTGGCGGAGGAGATTCGGCAAACGCTGTTCTAAGTCAACATACGAGTGGCGGCGATGAGTATATGATTGTTGCCAATGATGCTGCGATAGTTTTCTTCTCAAATTTACAAAATGGGTGGAACTCACGCAAAGCTGGTTCTTTTGATACATCTGGATATTGGAACGGAGCTGGATTCAAGAAGGATAATTCGAGCGACAGTTATGTACTGCTTGGTGGTGGTGGACACAAGGCTATATCTAGCTTGTCTGTTAACTATGCAAGCAGTGCAGGAAGTGCCAGTTCTGTAGCGTGGAGTAATGTAAGCGGAAGACCAACGAAGGTGAGCCAGTTTACCAATGATAATGGTTATATTACTTCTAGTGGAAGTTGTGCTTATGCTACAAATGCTGACAAGGTTGATGGTGTTCATGTTACTTGGGCGGGCGAATTAACTTCTACAACTTATTTAGCAGCTTGGGAAGCTAACGGTTCAGCTCTTAGAGCTATAAAACCTGCTAATGTTTCTGTAGGTAACTCTGATAAATTAGATGGTATTCATGCTAACGGACTTCTTACTGCTCTATCTAACTCTAATAAGGGAATCAGTATAACAGTTGGTGGAACTACCAAAAGCATATCGAACATTAGTGTTAATTATGCTGGTAGTGCTGGAAATGCTGATACTGTTGATGGTTTACATTCAAATTCATTTGCACCTTATAATGGTGTTAAGTTTAGTCATGGTCCAGATTCCAATATTTGGCATCAAGTCCTTCAGTTTACTACTAATTGGGTAGGTCAAGTGACATTTATATACTCTCCAGAAGAGTGTCAAAGAGATTATTGGGGAATTTTTAATATAAATATTAGGTCAAAAGATATTTGGTTTCATGGATTTAATCTGGCAAATATTCCTGAAATGAAATGTATTGGAGATGACGCCAATAATTGGAGTGTATGGGTTAAAGGAAATGCAAATGAGTATAATCCTTATGGAACGATTCAAGTTCTTAATTTTACAAATGCAACTATTAAAAGTGTAGGTATAAGTAAGAGTCAGGTAAATGCTCCTTCAGGTAACTATGTTAAATCTCCTACAATACTTTCTGCGGGTAAGGTTCACAATGTAACTTTATGGGGTCAAAGTTTTGATGGTACTGGTAATGTTAATGGTACTATATATATAAACAATAGTGATTCTGAAAACGGAGCTATAATATTAAATAATAATGTAAATGCTAATGCTCGTATATCAGCTATAAAAGACCAAGTAGTATTTAATACTGGTGCTGCTATTCGTTTTGGAGCAGCCGACTGGGAGTATAGTGATTGGGCTGGTCTTAAATATGATACTGTTGCTAATGCTATATATTTAGGTATAGCCGATGGAACTGTATTTAATTATTATTCTAATAAAAGAAGTAATGGTACACTTAAATTTCCAGGTATTACAACCATAACTCCTGATAGTGGAGCTAGAATTGGAGGTAGTGGTGGTAATTTATATTTAGGTAATGCTAATAATTCTGGTTGGGTATATACTCAAGATATATGTAGTCAAACTAATTCTAGTCTTTGGTCTATAAGACAAGACGGTAATGCTTATTTTAGTAACATTAATGTTGCTGGTACTACTACTATCGGTGGTAATACTACTATCGGTGGTAATTGTCTTGCTAAAGGTGGAGTTACAGCTTATCAATCTTCTGACATCCGCTTGAAGCAGGATTTGCGGAAGCTGGACTACTTGGGTATCATCAAGGCAATGGGTGGCACGTTCGGCTTTGCTTGGAAGAAGGACAACACAAGGTCTATCGGTTGGATTGCCCAGCACGTCTTGTGCAACCCTCACTTAAAGGACATCGTGGAGACGGACGAGAAGGGCTACTACAAGATTAACTACTGGTCTCCGAAGCTGATTGCAACTGCGTTCGGAGCTATTGAGCAAGTTGGAGATGAGGTAAGCAGGTTGAAGGCTCGGGTGGTCTTCCTTGAATCAGAGGTTCAGCGATTGAGTGGAGATAAGGAAGACTGCAACAAGAAGAGATTAGATAACAAGAATATTAATTCATTAAATTAGATTAGAAAATGGAGAATTTAAAGATTAACAAGAAGAGTGAACAGACAGCTGCTACTTATACCAAGGGCGGCTATCGAGTAGAAATCACCTACAATGTTGACAAGACGGGTGGCAACATTGAGAGCATCAATATGAGTATCTATGGTGACCCAAATGGTAATTATCTCGGCAATGCGAACGCAAGCTCCAACGGCAGCGAGCTGACCTACAACATCAGCGGTGTTCCGCAGAGCAAGCTCAGTGAGGTATCAGCATTGATTAAGGAGGTCAATTCCGCTATCGCCGCTAATATGGCAAGCGAGGCAGCAGAGTAAGTATCGTGAGTATTAACGCAGGGTGGCTCTTATAGAGCTGCCTTGCCTAGTGTTTTAAGTTCTAAAGATTAAGCGTATGGAACGATTTATGTTATGACTTGCGAAAGTGTTCAATGTAACAGTAGAGCGAGTTGTTACTAAAGAAGTTGTAACAGAATAAGGAACTGAAGTTGAATATTTAAAAAATAAAGATTATGTCTTACAATAGTGAAACTGGAATTATTAGTGCTCCTGTTAGCATTGATGATGTTAAACAAGCTCTTGGAGAGAGTAGCAATGACCTTGCTACTCTTTGTAAGAGTGAAAATATAAATATATGGAGTAAGTATAAACCTATTAGTTGTAAAGGTGAATTTAAAGAATATCCTATTAGAGAAGACTCTGATGAAATAGTAACATCTTCATATAGTAAATATACTTGTGTTGTTCGTTGTGGTATGAATATACCTATGGATACTTATAAGAACTTACGTAATAATTATGGAGGAGAAGGTTTTGCAATTAATGGTTGTTACAACCTTTATGCAGATAATATATATGGAAAAAATGGTGGTATTAGCGCTGATACAACTACAATGGTATCAGGAAAACATTTTCCAAAAGGTGGTGCTAATTCTCCTTATAGATTAAGTGATTTTAGAAACTATAATAGTAAAGCAAAAGACAATAGATGTTTGGCTTCTCTTCCTCAATATTATACCGTTGAAGTTTATTATTCTTCAACTCTTAAATTTAATTGTGTATTATATATGAATACAAATGTGGATAATAACACAAATCTTACTATGGATGATATAATAACTGATTTATCTTTAGCTTGGTCTTTTTGGATTCAAATTTGTTATGATTCACCATATAATACTATTGATAAGATTTATAAAAATTATTATGTTGGTAATTGCAAAAAACCAACAGATTATATATATGCTGGTAGAGAAATAACTTTTGATATAGGTAGTGGAGATAAGGTTATTACTATTGTACCTTTTTTAGCATATACTCGTAACGCAACTTTATATGATGATACAAAAATAATTTTTATATCTCTTCCGGGTGCTATTAGTTTTAAATATTATCCTAGACAAATTAATATGGAAAGTATTAAAAGTGGTTCTAGTGGTTTTGTTGATTTCTCATCGTTGAGACAATTAGTTGGTGGTAGTTGTATTTGTAAAGCTAAAATATATAAACTTCCTGATGCTACATTTACAGTTAATGATGGTATATTTAGAAGTGTTTGTGGTTATGGTAATAATAAGATAACATACGGAAGAGGTTATGTATCTAATAGCTCTGGTCAAAATACAGGTTCTGTAACTATTCCTGAAGGTGATAGAACAGATTATATTGAAGTATATATAAGATTTGATAATATTTATGATGGAGGTTATTATGGACAAATGTGTCAATTATTTTTTGAAATTAATATAGATGGTGGATGGAAACAAGTTCCTCCAGGAGGTAGTTATATTATGCATTAAAATGTAGATGTTCTTAATATAATAAATGTGCTAGAAATGTATTTGTGGTTTACGTTCTCACCGAGAAAGCAGACACGTTGCGACCTAGTGATTACCCAACGTGGGGAAGCTGATTAAATTCGTAATTTTTGCTCCTCCTGCATTGCTATTCGGAATTATTTTCTTAACTTTGCACTGTTAATAGGAAAGGTATTCTGCTATAGCAATCTGGAGAAGAATATTGTATAACATAAAAATAAAGAAACAATTATGAAAAAGATTAAGACAATCGAGGCTGTTGCAGCCTACAGAACATTGAAGGCATTGAAGACATCATCAATGAGCGATGATGCCGCTATGCGAGTTTGGAAGAATATGAAGGCTCTGCGCCACGTAGCCGATACCTACGACAAGGATGTGGAGGAAGCACAGGAGAGCATGAAGGACGATAAGTTCGAGGAGATGCAGCACAAGCTCCAGGAGTGCCAGCAGCTAGAGCAGAAGCACGCCGATGAGGGCTACGAATACACCAAGGACGAATCAGCCAAGTTTGCGGAGGTCAATCAGTACTTTTTTAATCAGAAGCAGAAGACAGAGAAGTATTTCAAGGAACTTGCCGACAAGGAGGTAGAGGTAGCCATCGAGGAAGTTGAAGAGAAAGAGATTTTCAAGGCTGCTAAGGATTGCGGCTTGAAGTTCGCTGATATGGAGAGCATTGAGGTTTTGATAGGATAAACACTAATAGCGTTAGAATTTGGCAAGAAAGCCGTTCTAACGCTATTTTTGTAGCCATCTACTTTCAGATTGTTACTTTTTACAAAGTTTAACACAAAAATATTCTCATTTTCGCTGGTTTTGTGCAAAAAGGTGTATCTTTGCAGCACTTTTCTTATTATTAAAAATGAGGAACTAAGAACAAATAATAAACCAAAAAAACAAAAGGAGAAGAATTTATGACTAAAGAGGAAGAAGATGAAGTCCATCGGTTAGTTCAATCAGTCGGTGTTGTACAGTTGTCAAGAGTAATGTTTAAGGACATGGACGTTAGCGAAATGATAAACGTCATTATCCTTGCCGGTAGAGGCTACAGCGTAAAGCTACTCACTTGGTTTAAGTATTATTGTGAAGTGATGCCTCTGTTTATCATGCTTTTTCATATTGCATGCATGGTAACATTTGCGTCTCATGAAAAAGAAATGTGCGTATGGTTTAAGGAGAATTGGGTATCGGCAGCATTTATCTATTTCTCAGTTTACATCCATCCGCTTGTGCTTATACTTGCTAGCAGATTCTTTTGGCTCTGCTACAGATGGCGTATTCCGATGATCATCTACCTATTTGGGATAAATGCTATTCATATTGTATACTGGAATGTTTTTACCACCAACGAAATGGTGGAATCTAATGTTGTAATACTTGTAATGACCATTATATTTTATGTATATGGTTTTGCCGATAAGTATTACTCAGGCAAGGGCTGTCAAAGTTTAATCTCTAGATTATAATGATATGGGAAAGTTATTTGGTTATCACACCTTGGGAGTGTTATTAAAATCGTTGTCTGACTCTTGCTTTCGAGCAGACGAGCAAGAGAAGAGAGGGGAGAAGGTAACTGCTTGCGGAATGAGTAGCGATGAGATAGAAGACCTTTGTGAGAACTATCTGCCGTATGCTCTTAACCCTATGTTGAGCACCGAGGAAGTCAAGGAGAAGCTTCACGTTTCTGATGCAACGTTGAACCGCATGGTGGCTAAGGGCGAAATCCCGAATGGCGAATGCAAGAAGCGTGGGCACACCCGATATTGGAAGAAGTGGGATATTCTTCACTTCATAAAGAGCAAGAGAAAATCATAACGTACAAGCCCTACGCAGCACGGATAAGCGAGCATATATGAGTATTATGGATTTTATGTTTCAGACTTTGATTATAGTAGCGATACTGGTAATCATCAACTGCTCGTTCATTGCTTATTTGTATCTTTCCTATAAATATAAGAAGGTCGATAAGTTTTTCATGGCTTGGGTGACATCATCAACTATGATATTGATAATGTGGTTCGGGGTAGGATTGTATCTGTACTTTGAACATTTCTTATAAGTTAAAGAGAGGTAAGTGATTGCCTCTCTTTTTTATTGCTTTCATATTTTCAAGAAGTCTTCTACATCAATGTACTCAATTCCGAAATTCTCTGCGCATTTTTTGTCGGAGTCTGAGAAATCTCCATCTTTTCCGCTAGCATCACCTATCATTATCAGCTCACTTTTCTTCCAAGAAGAATACGACTCAAGCATTCCAGTATTTGGCTTTCTCATTCCTATCTCTGCATGCGATGGGCAATACATAGAGTTGACGAAGATATTTCGTCCGGTATGATTGCGAAGATATTTTTGCATAAAGCTTTCAATCGCTTTTATCTTTCCTATGAAGTCCTGTTCGTCAACGAATTGAGGGATGCCTCCTTGGTTTGAAACTATTTCCACATAGTAAAGAGTAGGGAACACCTCTACGATCTTATCCAAAACCTCTTTCCGGATTTTGAAATCTGTCACATCTATTGGAAATTTGTTTCCTGAAATAGTCTTGATAATAGTATCATCTAAATCAATGAACAATACTTTTTTCTTGATAAAATATCCTTTTCCTGTCATATCTTTGCTTTCTATATTGTTGTTTAATAGCTATATTTTCTAATATAGAGTTCGAAAAAACACAGTTGTTATGGTGTGTCTCACCTTTTTAATAATGCAAAGATACGACAAAAAAGACAGCCTTGCAAATAAATTAATGCAAATTTTAAAACGTTATCTGTTTTTAATGAAATCTTTAATAATTCTCGTAATAGAATCTTCCTTGATCGCCATAGGAGCATCGCCTTGGTACTCTATTACTTGGTTGCCACATTCCTGCCAAAACAAATTGCTATTAATACGTTCTCCATCTACTAATAGCCAATTTGGATGAAACTCAAATGAATGCATCTTAGTTAACGGAACAAGAATAAACATTTTATTCTCCTTCTTGTTCACTAGTACAGACAAGTCTGAATCATCAAATGTGATGATAACTCGATTTTCATTCTCGGAAAGAACGTTGTAATCCTCGTTATAACGTTCGAAAAGATAATTTTTAATGCTAGAACAACTCATATTCTTGTAATTTTATAGGAGGGCAGATGGAAAAATCCAAGTTCTGCCCGCCAAGTTAAACTTATAAGGAAATCTTCTATAATATAGACTGGCAAAGCCATCCCATGAGATAGCATGGTTCTTCGCCTTGCATGTCTATTCCCAGATGGTTGCATATATGTGCAACTACATGGAACATTTCATGTGTGAGGCTGTTTATATACTCGCCTTCAGATGTTGACTTACAGATAAGGACGACACTTGTGTTCTTTGAAACATTTGTGTATGTCAAGCCTTTGTTTGGTGAATTGGTTGAGATGTGGTCGTATGCATCCAGCAATGGTTGCCCTTTACAATCAATGGAACTTAGTACATCTATAGCCTCATCAACCTCTTCTTGATTAACAACATGACATACAATCACATTCCAATCATATTTCTCTAAGTAAATTTCTTGTTTAATCATAATACATCATCCCATGGTATGCCGATACCGTTATGATTGCAATCGGCATAAAATCTATTGAAAATGAATCCATCCTCTTGGTCTGGGTCATCCACCATATCCTTAATAAATTGAGCCAAAGCAGCTTCATCCTTTAAAGAGGACTTAAAGAAATCGGCTCTAGCCATGTTTGCGACATAGACAAAATCGTAATTGTCAGCATTCTCCAACTTTACGTTGTTGACTTTAAGGAGTTCCTCCACAGTGTCTTTTTCTGTAGGTTCTACTCTTTCTAACTTGCCTGTCGTTGCGTTTGTCTTGCGCATTAATGTGATAGCCCAATCACACATCTTTTTATTGAAGTGCCATCCATTATAGCGAAGGTATGCAATCATTCCTTCGGGCTTCATGTCGTATGCATCAAGTGGTATTTTGTATCTTCCCATAACTGAAATTTTTAAGGAGGTGGAGATTTCTCCCCACCTCAAAGTGTAATACTAATAGCGATAACCGCCACCTCTGCGACCACCATGTCTTTCACCATAGCGGTCTTCATCGTCATCCCAATTGTCTCGGTAATCCGGCATTGGGTTTCTGTGACCCATTCGTCCATACTTGTCATCCCCCATTTCATCAATGCAGTGCATGAGTTTACCACCATACTTAAGCATCTTCTCTACAAGTTCTGACATTTCATTTACCTTGTTTTCGGTAATTTCTATCATGTATCCCATAATGATTTACTTTTTTGTATTAACTTTTTCCAAAGCCACTGACAACATAGACTTAATATCGGTCAAAGTTCCCTTCATTCCGCTAACCTCGCTTTTGAGGTTGTTGATGTCTTCTTCCTGTTGTCTGTCTTTGGCTATTTGTGGATTCAAGATGGCACGCATCTTTGCGCACTCTTCCATAACCTTTTTGTGGTATGACTCGCTTTCCACAATCTCCTTAGAATGCCGATACATAGCCTCAACTTCTGCATCCATGGCTTCACGACTTTCAGAAACCACGAGGTTCTCTGAGTTTGCGATTTGCATATTGGATGGGAGTTGTTTGAACTCCATTTGCTCATTCGGCAATTTCACGACAACATCAACGGTAGTCTCCATTGGTTGTGGGTTGAATTGCCCAGGAGTATATGTCGGGAACTTAGGTTGTGGGTTACTGACCGACACAACCTGTCCGATTTTGAGACTTGGGTTTTCACCCTTGTCAAGCACATAGAATATGCTGTTAGGTCGAAGTCCTTGAAACATAGCTTTGTAATGTTAATTGTTAAACAATACCCGTCATTAGCTGAAGGGTGTTAGTATCTCGCTCGAACCAAAACTGATAAACTCCAGTTCCTGCAATGTCGGCTACCGTCAAAGGATTGCCGTTGAACTTAGTTACAGCTTGGGTTACGCCATTGGTCTCGAAAAGGATTGGCAGCGTATTTGTCGTACCTGTCGGAATGGCTTGATGTAGGTTCACAAAGATAGTTCCCCTATAGTTAGCATTCACGAAGGCGTGGTTTCTGAACGAGAAAACAACATTTTCGGTGTTCACCACCACGCCTGTAGATGCGATAGCTGCCGAGCCGTTACGATTAACCCATGCAAAAGGTCTCATCCATAACATAGCAGCCTCCTTTCTTTAACCCCAGAATCCGTTGTTGGCAGCATTCAAACCATACAGACCAGCCTGATAAGCGACACAATTAGGAACCGCAGTAAATGGGCTGTAAGGAGTAGTTACCGTCTCTGGCAACTTACACTTGATACCAGCCACCTCACTCTGCAAGCCAGCCAATACCGCATTGATAGGTGCTACAGCCTGACCCACAATCTGTGATGTCATAGCGGAAGACTTGAAGGTACTGTTCTCCTCACGAAGAGAATCAATCTTGTTCTGCATCTCACGCATCTCAGCCTGCTTCTGACCGTCAACGATGGTCTGAGTGCTTTCCTTTATTGCGTTGTGCAAATCACAAGTCTGTCTCTGAGTCTCGTAAGCCACGTTAGAGAAGCCACGCTCCTGTCCTACGGCTACATTGTTGATGGCATTCTGCAAAGTGCCAGTCTGCTGACACATAGCCAACTTGACGTTTCCGTCCATAGCCGTAATATTGTTATTTACACGGCAGCAGCAATCAGCGAGTTGTGATGCAATCTGCATATTACCTTGCTGAAGAGCGTTGATAGTTTGCATTCCGCTCATGCCTACTTGGTTGCCCACGTTCTGGACTTGGGTAGTCAAAGCAGAGATTGCTTGCTGAATCTGTCCTTCTGTACAATTGAGCTGGGTAGCGAGATTACTGAGTGCATTACGATTGCCACCGATTGCATCCATAAGCAAGGAACGACCATAGTCATTGTTGATTTCATTAGCAAGACCTGCGCCATTTCCACGGCCACCAAAGCCGAAACCATTACCGCCCCAACCGCAGAAGCAAAGGATAAAGAGCAGCCAAATGAACCAAGAACCATCACCATTGCCGAATCCGTTATTACCCTTCATCGCAAGAAGAACGTTTGGGTCAACGCCTCTCTGTTGGAGCAAAGGAGCTATCAAGCTCATCATTCCTCCATTGTTACCTGAACCCTCTGGATTAAAAACATAAGTTTTTGATGTCTCCATAAGAATAATCTTTTTGTGTTAAACCTTAATTAAACTAACTCTATGTAACGTTACGGCTGCAAAGTTACGAATAATAAGCAAAAGGTTTAATAACTCTATCAAACTTTCTTTTATCCGCTAATAATCAAGCAGTTAAGGTGATAGGAGGTAATATCATACTTTCGAATGGGCGAAAAAACAAAGGCTTGTTTGCAAATTCCGTTTGCAGAAAACAAAAAAATGCAAACGGAATTGCAAACGGAAACTAAGCGCACACAAATTTAAAGCCAAACTTTCGTGTATAGTATTCCTCTTTCGGATGTCTTTTCGTCTCGGAGTCATAGCAGAGAATAAACGGCTCACCCTTAGAGTAGAAATAGTTATAAGACTTTCGCAAATACATCTTCGCATTCAAAGCCTTTGGGGAGAGTTTTCTTATTCTTAACCTTGTTTCTTGAGGCTTACCCGACAACACTCTAAGTTCGTCCATTTTATATTGCATATGCAACTTTCTGCCTTTATTGGCATACTTTTCTTTATTCCAATAGTTTCTCAAAGACTTGTTACGCTCTTTGCGAATTCTGTCTGCCGTTTCTGCGTTATGTTTCAATCCAAGCTTACTGACCTGTCCTAAAATTGTCGATTGAGGAATATTCGTTACTTCTGATATTTCTCTTGCCGTCATCGTTTGGTACATGTCGGAGATTTTACGGATAGTCTCATTATTCAATTTATTGTCTATTTTCGTACCACCTAAAATAGTGATATACTTATATAATGTATGTAAGGTTACACCAGCAGCCTTGGCTACTTCCTTTCGTGGGTAGTCATTGATATGGGCTTTGATGTAGTCCATCTGTTCCTGTGTCAATCTTCTTGGCATTCTTCGTCCTCCTCAAAAGAAAATCCATATTTGTTCTTGTAGTATTCCTCATCCATCCTACGAGTATTCCGGTCATAACCCAAGATATAAGGTTCGCCTTCAAAACCGAAATACCCATGTTTCGTAATGAGATTGTATTTGGCGTGATATGCTTTTGCAGGTAACTCTGAAAATCTAAGATTCGTTTTCTGCGGAATGCAGGACATAAATCTGAGCTTTTCTGCACGCATAGTTCTTTTCCAACTTTTTACCCTCTTATTTATTATTGCTTTCTCATACGCTTTCTTTAAGTTTGCCAAACTATTCTTTTTAAGTCTTTCGATAGTTTCTTTCGAATGAGTAAGCTTTAGTCTTTTTGCCGCCTTTCCTACTGTAGATGGATGACACCCTACAATCTCGGCAATCTCTTTGACCGAATGGTTAGGATAGAGATTTATGATTTGTTCATCACGTTTCCTGTTGGGTTGTGGAACAAATCTTTTGTGCTCAAAATTACAATCGCATTCGTGCAATATCTTATATAGAAATTTTACGCTGACACCCATTCTTTGTGCCAACTTGTATCTTGGTCGCTCATTTATGTGTGTCTTAATGATGTCTATTGTGTCTTGTTCTATTATCTTCATTTTTATTCAGTTTTTTATGGTGTGACTCACCTGTATTTGCAAAGGTAATGAGATTTTATTGATAGAGCAAATAATTTAATGTGTTATAACTTTGTTTAAGGAAAAATTTAATTATTTGCACAAAAATTAATTGTGTAGTTTTCTGACTCGGCTATTTTCACATTATTATATATAAATAGCTATCTTTGCAACAAAAAACATAAGGAAATGACAGCGGAAACTATTCAATTAATACAGACGGGAATTAATCTTCTTTGCGCATCGGGAGTTATCTCCACGTTGCTGTACTATAATAGTAGAAAACGAAAGGAGGCGGCACTCGCATCACAGGAAGAGAATAAGACTATTTCATCATATGCCGATGAGTGGAAGGCTCTCTATGAACGTTCCAACGAGTCGGTCGTTAATCTTAACAGTAAAGTAGATGAATTGTATGAGGAAATCAACCAATACAGAATTACGATACGCAATCTTAGGGACGAGAAGAACGATTTGAAGCTTGCCTTGCATGAGGCACAATGGAATAGATGCATCAAGGATGGATGTCAACTTAGAACCCCACCAAGAAAGCGAGAATCCTTAGAATCGTTGGTTGAAAAGGAAGAAGATGCGATATATCGTGATAGGGAGGATTAAATTATGATAAAGTATCTGAAATTACTCATACAAGTTAATAGCGGACATTCAAGCAAGGCATTCTTTTTAGTGTCCGTTACTTTGATAGGTTTCTTGATGCTCCTGGTTGTCTGCTTTATTTTAGTGTGGGAAGTGGTAACTTATGGGACTATCAAGACCGATTTGATGGGGTTAAGTGCATTTGTTGGTAGTGTGGCTAGTTTGTTCGTCACGGCTGGCATTACCAAGACTATAGGGGAACGTGGCGAACACAATAACAATAACTTAAAGTTGGAGGAAAAAGACAATGGCTAAATCGGAGATTTTAAGCGAGTTCGTACTTAGTTGGGAATCGTCTAAGTACACCAACAGAAAAAGCGACCGTGGAAATGCGACAAAATACGGAATCACGCTCGCTACTTGGAAGAAGGTTGGATATGACAAGAATGGTGATGGGGTAATCAATGCCGAGGATGTGAAGTTGCTTACCAAGGCAGATTATGACCGAGTGTTCAAGAGGAACTACTGGGATGTTTGCATGGCTGACAAGATAAACAACCAGTCAGTGGCGAACCTCCTAGTGGACTTCGCCTACAATAGCGGATGTTCAAAGGCCATCCAGAAGATACAGGAAGTTGTAGGAACAAAGGTGGACGGCATCATGGGCAAGAACACCTTGGCGGCTATCAATAACTTCAATCAAGGACAGTGGGTCTTGTTCGACAGTCTGAAGGTCGCTAGGATTACCTACCTTAACGACATCGTGAAGAACGACCCTAAGCAAGAGGTAAATCTGAAGGGTTGGCTCAGACGTGTCGGGAACATCAAGTACGGAAAGCTCGTCTGCAATGATGGACGTGTAATAAACAGCTAATAACACAAAAATAGCTCCATCGTTCTAGTCGGTGGGGCTATCTTCGTTAAAGTCCTAGCTTGGTGGTTATCCAAGAGCCTATTGGAACATTTTCCTCCTTGGACTTCTGCTTTATATAGTCCACGGTTTCCTTTGGCATCCTTATGCAAAGGTTCACGTTGTTCCCTTTCTTTCGTCCGCTTCCAGCCCTTGCACCTCCTCTGTTACTTTTCTTGTTATCCATATCTATTTTGTTAAGAGCCTTACGTTTGCTAGGGTGGTACTTCTATTGGAAACGAAAAAGTGCTCTCGTTCTAATTTATCCCTAACCAAATTGTCTATTTCTCCCATTTTTTTCTTGCATACATTAAGTCTGTTCGTTAAGTCTTTGACTTGTCCATCTAGTTTCTTGAATTGGAGGACGGTATCTTCGGGCTTACAAACTTTGCTTATGTTCGCTATAATAGCTTTCATTGCTTTGTTTTCTTCTACCAGCTTGTCGTAGTTGCGAAGAATGGGAAGCATCTGCCTCTCATACGGAATATTGTTTTTTGTCTTACTCATATAGTTTTATTTTAAAGTTCAACACCTCGCCATCTCTTGATGGTACAAAGACTCTCGAAATTATCAATATACACTTTGTCCTTATTGAAGTGGGCTTGTTGTATTTGGTATTTCATCCAACCGATGTTGCAACCATTCTCGCCACCTTCCCAATGGTAGTAGCGATAATGCAAGCTAACGTCTATGTCAAGCACATCATCTTCTCCCGATACTTCTGAAGGGTAAATGCGGAGGTCAGCCTCAACGTGAATGCTCTTGAAGATTGCAGGCTGCATCTTGAAGTCAGAACTCACGATGTGCTTCTCGTCCATGGGTATGAACTCAGCGTAAATGCCAAGTCTCTCACAAGTCTTTTGTATGTCCTTTGCTATGTAGGACAGAATGTTTTGATGCTCCATATTATATTATGAATATTTTATAAATTACATACCAAATTATCAATGCGACCAAGGAACATACAATGTGCGTCTTAGTCATTCGTGGGTCTCTAAGATTATACATCTTCTTTGAGGTAATCCGCTGATGCTTGCAACATCTTGATGGTGTTCTCCACAACTTTGTGGGCATCGTAGTCTGAGCCAGCCTCGTCAAGAGCTTGCTTGTTCATTCTGATAAGCATCTCTATGAACGTGGCACACTCATCCTTGGTTGGTGCATTGACGTGGATAGGTTTTTGAACCGTCTTCACGAAATAGTCCATACCCTTTTTAAGCAAGGTTCTAATCTCGTTTGGTCGGCTGTTTTTGCCTATCATTTGTTGTATCTGGATGCGGCAACTCACACCACGCTTTGGGCAACCTATGCGATAATCATCGCCTACTTCTTCTATTTCTCCGTCCATATAGTCAACCTTTGCGATAAAGCCGTTGTCCTTATCCGTGCAAACTAGGAAGTCACATTCTCCTCGCTTGTGATTTCGAGTGTTGTCAATGATGAAAAGTGGTATTTCTCTCTTTGCCATATTATGCGTTTTTAATGTTGTCTATCCATTGTTTGGCTTCTGAACAGGTATTGCAGCAAGCCGCATTCTTGTAACTATTGCAGATGGTAGGATAATACTTTCCATCTTCAATATAAATAATCTCACCTCTGTACATGATGTGGGTATTGGTGTTTGTGCAACCAACTTCTTGCAATTTATGTGGAATCATATTTTTTGTTATTCTTTATAAAGGTTTGCTTGGTCTTCTAACGCAGCGTCTAGCGTCCATTCTGTTTTGTCGTAGATACCATCTCCAAGTCCTGTATTGAAGTTGATATAGTAGAACTGACTATCTTCTGCAATAGTTACTTTGAAGCCATTATACTCACGTTCATCAACATTCATTCGGATAAAGCGAATGTTGTTAGCCTTAAACATTCTTTCAATTGGTTCTTCGGCTATATCGCTTACATTGAGATAATATGAGCCGTTCTTATAGTGTAAGTCTGTATCCCATGACTCTGGTAGGTCGGTCATTACCTTATAACGAAACTCTCGCTCGTCCATTAAGTCTATGATGTTATATCTCTTCATATCTATAATGAATTAAAAAATATATTGAACTTCTGCAATACCATCTTCGTTGATAGCTACCTTGCGATTATCGTCTTGACACACATCAAACTCGTTGTCGGACAACTCCTCCCAAGAATTCGCCTCAATGATTTCTGCTACCTCGTTAGACCACTCGTCTTGCTCATTGATAAACTCTACCAATTCGTCTAATGTTCTTACATCTGTTGCTTTCATATTCATTTCGCTTGCCGTGATGCGATAGGGCTTAATTGTTAATAATACAGTTTCTGAAGGTGTGTCTCACCTTTCTATTTCTAATGCAAAGATACAAAGAATATTTGAAATATGCAATAAAAAATCAAGCTATTTTCTTTGCATTAACTTTTATTGGATATAATAGTAGGCTTGATTACATTCGTTAACAGAAAATGGCTAGTTTTTCACTTATTCGGGTTTTGGAAATAACCCAAATGGCTCTTTTTATGCCATATATAATATAATTTGTACCTTTGCACTCAAAAAGGAGGTTGATATGCAACTAAGATTTGATTGGTGGCGTTGGCTCGTTACCATATTGGTAGGTTTCTTCATCATGCTGATGATGTACGGATGCCGGACAACGAAATATGTAGAAGTGGAAAAGGTGGTGCGAGACACTACTAATTATGCTCACTGGGACTCTATCGTCAATGAAAGGGTCAGGCTCATTCAGGATAGCTTACTCTCTTATCATTGGGAGCAGACCGAAAAGCAGGTTAAGGATTCCACATACATAAAGGATGATGTCAAGACAAGGGTAGATGAGAGTGGTAAAGTGCTAGGTAAGGATTCTATTCACATAGAGATTAGATACAGGGATAGCAAGGAACTATCCAAGGTTCGTGATAGCCTTATTCATTATAAGGAGATAGCAGAGCGAGCAAGTATATACAAGGCTCAGAGGGATAGTCTCAACAGAGAGTTGAGTATTGTCCAGACCAAAAAGGAATATATCGAGAAAGACTTGGCGGGATGGGACTTATTCTATTGGAAATTCGGAATGATTTCCTTTTGGGTCGTTTCCTTGACGCTGGTAGCAATGATTTTCTTTCTCACGGTAAAATACAAGAAAAAGTTTTTTCATTAGGTTGGTTTTTAGTTATTAGGGTTTTAGATTGGTTTTTAGGTAACAACTTGTGGGGCAGCTGCCAGTGATGGTGGTTGCTCTTTTTTTATATCTTGAAAATGCATTAGAGTGTGGAATATCAAAAATGCAAGCGATTTAATGCATTTATAGTTTTATATATGTAACTAAATATGGCATTCTGTGTTAAGAAAGCATAATACATGTAATTCCGTGCATTAAATCCCTTGCATTTTGAAAACAAATTAGTAACTTTGCAACGTGCTTTGTTGGTGCTGACCCGCTTACAAGAATCAATAAGATTTCCAGTGGCGAAAGCCATACTACGATAATCCTTACCTAGATTTCGGGGTCAGACGAATGAAGGGTAAGGATTTCTTTTTAGAATCCTTGTTTTGAGTCGAAACATCCTTAGATAGTTCTAAGTTAATAATGGGCTATAATTGTTGGAGTAGGCGAAACACAGATAAGTTAAATAAATAAGGAAACGAGTTCTTATGCATCAGATTAGAATTGGTATCAAGCAAGCTAAAATTGCACTAGGCGATAAGAATCGCTTGGTGGGATTTTGTTTTGCCTTAAAGATAAAATTTTTATTCCGTGCATCAGACCTTCATTTTAGATCTACAAACCAAGCAGCTAAAGTGATGGGCTACAACAAGAAAGATTTCAAACAATATTTGGATTTATCAGTTAAATTTGGATATTGTAGAATCGAAACTAATAAGTTCGGTGTGAAGAGAATCATAGCGAACAGGTTGTATGACAGTTTCCAGTACAGCTACAAGACAAGACGATGCGAGATAACCAAACTAACCTTGCCTCAGTTGAGAAGTCTTTTGTGTGATGTCGTTGTGAGCAACAAAATCAATGTCATTGAAAATGTCTCCAATACGCATTGTAGAGCCGTCAATGGAAATACGATTAAAAGTGTACGTAGTGCCAAAAAAACGGAAGCTCGTATGTTGGAAAGACCATTCAATGAAAAGTACACAAGTTATTCATACGCCAGAATGATGAAAGATACTTGTTCGACTAGATACCAAGTAGGGAAGACTATCAAGAAGCTTGTCAAGTCTGGTGCCGTAAAAAAAATAGTTCAATGCACAGAAGTCGGAATAGACGCATGTGCTTGTACTAATAATTGGCATTACTATGATGCGTTTGGAAATCTAATCATCATTTCGGCAAAATATCGAAAGGGGCAATTACGATGCGCAAACAAATACAAAGTTCTAAAGAGCCAAGTATCTAAGTCGAAGAGCGGAACGAACCCAAAAATTATTGAGCGAAAGATGAAGTGGGTAAAAAATCGAACGTAATAATAGTAGAGAAAAAAATCTATAAATAACCTGCGTGCGTAAGGGAGCTTGTAGAGGTAAGGGGAATATACGTAGTATATTTCACTTACGTATATAAACTACTCATGCGTGTGTGAGGTTGATTAAAGAAACAAGGAAAAGAAAGAAGCTATGGGAGAAAGAAAACAGAAAGAGGGCGATGAGCACAGAAACGTTGCAAAACCAACTTATGAAGAGTTTGCAATGTATTGCTCGATGGCAGGTTTTATGAAAGACAACCTAAAGTGGCTTTATGGTCGCTTTGATGATGTCGGATGGTTGCTGCCAAGCGGTAAAGTCCCTAAGAAATGGGAGGATTTGGTCAAGAAATGGAATTCCTTGAAGAATCCGAGCCAGACATACCGCAAGCATGGTTTCAAGTTCAAGACCAAGGAAGAGAAGATGCACGACTGCTACGAAGTGTGGACAGATGGTTCTGCGGTACTTAGGACTGATACCAAGCGAAGAAAGTACACTGGTGGTGCTGCCTATGTGATTTTACACGAAGGCAAGGTGTATAAGCAGGGAAACTACGGAACTATAGACACGACAATTAGCCGTATGGAGCTTTTGGCAATCATCTGTGGTGTTGGTCATTGCCCACAAGGTGCGGTTGTGACGGTTCATAGTGATAGCCAATATGCACTTAAGACTTTGAGCGGTGTTTATTCTGCACACAAGAACTTAGACTTGATGGAGAAGTTTAGAAAGCATTCCGCTCATGTAGCACACATCACTTGGCGCAAGGTGAAGAGCCATTCGGGTGTTGAGTACAATGAGCTTTGCGACAGATTGGCAAACGAAGGTAGAATAGCTGCCGAGATAAAGGCAGGGTTAAGAGTTAATTCAAAAGCTTAGAGAAATGAAGATACGGACATTTGAACTATGTGCCGGATATGACTCTCAACTGATGGCTTTGGAGCGACTGAAGAAGAAATATTCTGATTTCGATTACGAGTGCATCGGATGGTCTGAGATAGAGCCAAGTGCAATAGCCTTGCATAATGCTTGCTTTCCTAGTCTGTCCGGAAAGAATTTCGGTGATATGACAAAGATAGATTGGAGCAAGGTTAAAGACTTTGACTTGCTGACATATTCAACACCTTGCCAGTCTGTTTCGCAAGCTGGAAAACAGAAAGGAATAGAGGAGGGAAGCAATACACGATCCTCTATCCTTTGGTTCACAAGAAACGCCATTATTACCAAGAGACCGAAATACCTCTTAATGGAGAATGTAGAGGCTTTGGTTCAAACAAAGTTCATCGGGTTCTTCAACAAGTGGCGCAAGGAGCTGGAATCATACGGATATGCCAATTATGCAAAGGTGGTAAATGCTGCCGACTGCGGTGTTCCTCAGAACAGAAAACGTGTCTTCATGCTCTCTATACGAAATGATGGTGATAAGATGGATTATCATTTTCCGAGAAAGACAAAGCTGAAGAAACATTTGGTTGATGTCTTGGAGGAAAATGTGGACGAAAAGTACTTTTTGAGCGATGCTCTGCTATGTAAAGAGAAATTTGTACCAAATGAATGGAAAGAGCCTATGGGTGCAGCTATAAGGACTCGTTCTGAAGGGGAGTGGATAAAAGGCGAAAAGCATAGTCCAAAGGTTGAGTTTGGAAAGAATATAGCTAATACCATTACATCTGCGAGCAAGGACTCCTTGGTCGTGCTTGGAAAGACAAGGTTACGCATTAGGCGTTTGACTCCGAGAGAACTCTTCCGTTTGATGAACGTTGACGAAGAATACATAGACCGGATGCTTGAAAGTGGAGTGTCAAAGTCAAGTCTTCAAAAAGCTGCAGGAAACTCTATTGTTGTAGCATGCATGGAGATAATATTTGAGGAACTTTGGTTTCCTGAGAATAATGTTAAGGTCGCTGATGATGGTCAGCTATGTCTATTTTAAATAATGATGATATGATGTTTTTGAATAATAAAGAGAAAAAGGAGAAAGCAAATGCTATCTCATACAAGATAGATGAGTACATCTGGGGAAGAAAGGATTTCGTTACCGATTGCCCCTATGGTGAGAAAGGCAGATACACCAATGCTGTTAATAAGGTTGGTGACTTGGGATGCAACACTTGCGAATGGCAGGTAAGACACAATCAAAGAGCGCAAGTTGTGATGTGCTCCCATTCAAAGGAGGAGAAGAGCGAGGTTAAGAAACTTTTTAATGATTTATGATTATGGATAAGGAAAAATTAAAGAAAGATTACGAGAATGCTTGCAATGCTTACTTGGAGGCATTTTGTGAGAAGCATGAGTTTTACGGATTGGATAATCCGGAGACATATTGGATTGATACAGGTGGAATAGCCAATTGCGGTGATTTAACTTTCGATATGGCTACTATTGTAACTGATATTGACAAGGAAGCTCCTGAAGAAGAGTTGTTGAAGTGGTACGATTATACGATTGAAGCTAGTGAGTTCAATTTGCCTATTCCAAACTTCGATCATTGGCTCATAGGATGTCCAAGAACACCGAGCAAATGGTTTGAAGACATGCGGGCAAAGCGCAAGGAGATTGATGATTTATTGAAGGAGGAAAATGAAAGATTGAAAAATGGAAAAGAGTAACCTTTTTAATTATCTACAGAGGCTCTTTGATGAAGGTCTCTGTATAAACACTACCGAACTTGAATTCGGAACACTTGAAGTAACGGCAGAGAATCGAAGCCAAGGCAAGCAAATCACATTCTTTGCAAAGGGCATGGAGGATGCAAAGCAGAAAGCCATGGAGTGGCAGGCAGGGCAAATACTCTTGAATTGCGATGACTTTGAAGAGATAGTAATGTTCTTGGCTAATAGAAAGAAACTTAAAGCGGAAATGAACTATGGATAAGAATTTTAGAAGTTGCTTTTGTTGTATCCATTTCTTGGGAATACTAAATACTAGCACAGGAAATGTTTTGAAATGCAAGAAGGGTAGCACAGTGGAAGTAAAGGGGAAGCGACTGACAGAAATCGCTGCAAGATGCAAAAATTACAAAGCGTGAGGCACACGTTAAAGGTAATAGACAACATGGGTATTTGAAAGAGAGCGAAATGTAAAAAACTGCAAAACAAATAGTAGATTCTATATAGTGAGATTAAAATATATTAATATAGATAATAAACACATTAAATTATTTGCATATTTCGATAATTCTTTGTATCGTGATTAAGAAACAAATGTTACTAATTAAAAAGGTGAGACACACCTTAAAAACTGGGAATAATGACAAAGAAAGAAATTTTAAAACAATGGCTTGATGAGCAGAAAGTGAAATATTGTGGCAATTCAAATTTCACGTTAGGTTATGGTGATGGCTGGGATTGGGTTAAAGATACCCTACGACCAGCTATTACGAAGAATGCGATGTTCCTTAGATTCTTAGAACATGGCTTCCGTGAGATAGAAGAGTTTTTGAAATCAAAAACCGGAAAGCCGAGCGAAGAGGATTGTTCCTTGTATTCTGTTGGATATAAGGATGGAGTCAAGGATGCGATGATTGCAATTAAGAATAGATTTGAAAAATTAAAATAGGAGGTTAAATGGATTTAGGAAAGGCGATTAAGACAATTAGGGTAAGCAAGGGCTTGACCCAACGACAACTGGCTAAGGCTATCGGTTGTAGCGAGACGAATATGTTGTTTATGGAAACCGGAAGAACGTTTCCACGCAAAAGTAAGATTGATGCGATTTGTAAGGTGTTGGGGATTCCGATGTCTTACTTGTTGATGTTCTCTATTACACCGGATGATATTCCGGAAGACAAGAAGAGCTTGTACACAAGCATCGTAGAGCCGATGCGTAACGAATTTACTAGGGAGTTACTGCGATGAAAAGATACTTTTATTTTTCCGCAAGATTCATCAAGGATGGACGTATGGCGTATTCCGTCGGAATTTTAGAATCAGATGAAGGGTATTTTGATTTCGTTAAGGCCTCAAAGGATATTGCACAAGGAGAAGGGGTTGATGTAAAAAAGGTTATCATAGTCTTTTGGACAGAGACCAATTCTATTATGAAGGATAAGTTTGAAGCTTTAAAAGAGGAGGAAAATTGGTAGAATATAAATAAAAGGATTGAATATGAGAATACGAATAGTTAAATATGTTTGTGCCGATGGAGTAGAAAGGGGTATCTTGGAATACCGCAACCATTGGTGGGAGAAGTGGAGACCATTGCACCAGGAAGGCAAGTTGGCTTATGTAGCATATATGGGGGCGAATCCATATAAGTCTTTACAAGAAGAGTGCTTTGATATGCTCGAATTGAATGAAGAGCAGAGAAAGGTACGTGAACAGATGTTCCACTACATCTTAGATGCAGAAGAGATATATGTTGGTGCAAGAATTGGTAGCGAGTATCATATCGGCTATGATGCTGAAAATGATGAGAGTATGGAGACACTTAGAAATTTGGAGGAATAGTTATGCTCGGAAAGATTTTTTCGGTTATGACCGATATTATATATCGAAGAGAGGAAAGTTTGAATCTCTTTGAAGGAAAGAAGAAACTTGATAAGGTGGTGTCTGGTCGGGTAATCAGAGAACAAATCAAGTTGTTTGGTTTCACCGTCAGGACAAAGTTTTTTTATCAGATTTGCTGCCCACAAGTCAATATGAATGATACCCACGAGGTTTGCACATTGAATAAGGTCGAGGATTTGGTAAGAACAGAGTGCTATAACAAGGTCGTTGAATATTCAAACAGAAAACATCATGTCTAGTGTTAATTGTTTCAGAAGAGTTCTGTTAGATGTCGGTGGCAAGAAGACAATCATCAGTGTTCCGCATGAAATGTCCGAAACCGAAGTAAATAAGGTTATGGTTGTTACCAGAGCCTATCTACAGCAGTATGTCTATGTCGAAATGATATTGGCAGAGTGTTTCATTCAGAAAATCGAAAAGAGTATTCTGAAGAAGAAATGCGTTAGGTTTGAAGTTAAGAAGAAGTGGGTGGACTGCAAGAAGAATCTTCGCAAGGTGGTTAAGTATTATGACGCTTATGTTCCTAATGCAGATTTTAATAACGAATTCGCAATGACGTTCTATGACAAGATTAGTGGAGACTTGTATAAGTTGCGAGATAAGATCGCGGTGAGGTTACAGAACTTAGGAATTGGTGAAAAATCGGGAGTTTATGCGAATGCAATCATCCTTTATAATCTCACTAACCTTTGTTTGGGCACTTATGAGAATATCATCCGTAAGCTGTTTGAAGAATTGCACGTTAACTTAATGCAAGCGTTCAAGGATTTTGCCCCAATACTTGCTTTTGAAAACTCCTATGACTTCATGGCGTTAGTGATGGATAAGGATTTCGAGAGACTGGCAGACCATTTGATGACCAAAGAAATTCTTTCTTATTTCGACAAGGTGAGAAAAGGTGTCTTTGACGAACAGACATTAAATGAGGCTGCTATTAATGCAACGGAAGACTTAAAAGGCGATGAGAAGGATTTGCAGCGGACTTACATAGGGATTAATGACTTTATGAAGAGTGACTTTCCTTTGGAGAGAACAACATCAAAGAAAGCAAGCTGATGGAAATAGACCCAAATGAGTTATTGGCGATAGGTAATGAATTTCAGCGAATCTTTGGGGAAAACTTTGGAAAGTTCATAGATATGCGGTTTCTTTTAGCGAGAAGAGAGTTGGTCTTCAACTTACTGAAGTTTTCGGATTGGCTTGAAGAACGCTATCCGGATGAGTGTTCCATTGATGGAGTTAGTTACAATGAGGTTGTTGAGCGAAAATTTGGCAACCGAGGTGTTAAAATGATAAAGAAGTTGATAGGATGAAGTACATGGGTAGTAAGGCTAGAATCGTGCATGAAATATTGCCGATTATGCTGGACAAGGAACATGATACGTTTGTAGATGCTTTCTGTGGTGGCTGTAGCGTTATTGAGAACGTTCCGGACACGTATCGCAGGATTGCCAACGATAAGAATAGGTATCTTATCGAAATGTGGAAGTATCTTCAGAATGATGGGTTTGTCTTCAGGCATATTAGCAAGGAGACGTATGACAAGGCACGAGATTGCTATCACGGAAAGAATAATTTCTTTACCGAAGTTGGTGTAGGACTAGTCGGCTTCATGGCAAGCTTTAATGGTCGCTTCTTTGATGGTGGCTATAGCGGACATAATTTTGTCGGCAAGAACGGAAAGGCAAGGGATTACATAAGGGAGCAGATAGAAAATACAATGCGTGATGTGCCTCTCATTAAAGGTGTTGAGTTCTATAGCGGCAGTTATGATGAACTTGTGATACCGGAAAGGAGTATAGTGTATTGCGATATACCTTACAAAGCTACGAAAAAGTATGATGTATCAAAGAACTTCGATTATGAAAGCTTCTATATATGGTGTATGGAAATGGCTAGAAGAGGTCATAAGGTCTTTATCAGCGAGTATCAGATGCCGCAAGAGTTCAGATGTGTCTGGGAAAAGGAAGTAACTAATTCCATTAACCCGAATATTACAAAGAGACCAGTCGAAAGGTTGTTTACAATTGATTAGAAAGAAGAAATGAAAGAAACTTATTGTTTGGAAGATACGCTTTACAAAACAAAGCGTTACTTCACTTTGGAGGATGGCGTAGTATCAGGAACAGAACTTGCACAGGAAGACTTTAATGTATTTTTTGATCTTGCAAGTCGGCTTGGCTATAAGGTAGTGAAATTATGAAAAGGCGAGTAAACAAGGATTGTCCGTTCACGGCAGAAGAATTGGATGAGTTCAGAGCTGCCTTGTATAATGTGAATACATCTTTTCACTGCTGTAATGCAGCTCCGGTAGACTGGGCGGCAGGATGGCAGCGGAATGATATAAGAAAGATAAGGTAGGAAAGCCATAATCTACCAAATACCCACGTCTCAAAGCCGTGTGATGCCCTGCGTGGGGGGCGGGATTGTAAACTTAGGAGTCACACGGCTTTATTTTGAAGTTTCATAACTACAAAATAGCCTATCGCTAATGGTTGTTCCCTTGGGCAGGGAGATAGTTAATACCGCATCGTAAGATGTGAACACTTAAAATTTGCCGACAGCCATTGGCACAAGCCCATAAGTCAGCGACAGAAACCCTTGGGCAAGGTTGGGAATGGTGCATAGTCTTCAAATTCGCATCTGTCGCTGACAAACGGATGAGTGGCATTGGCAACTGAAAGCAATGCGACCCTCGCAAACTTGGAGCGGATTTCTTGATTAAACATTCCGTGTACCAGGTCACTGGGGAGGTATTGACACCAACAAGGGTTTAAATCCCTTGTCATCCACTAATTTTAAAAGGTTAAATTATGAATGAGTATTGTGAGAATTTGATTTCAAATGGAGTTCCTAGCTGGATAGTAGAGGAGGCTTATAAATTTACAATTGAGCCTTTGAAATCAACAGAAGGCTTGGTAGGAATTGATAAGGAAAATAGTGAGCTATATAGAAATGTCATTATCGCAGCCTATATTGAGGGTGCTAGTGCTACATTGGTAAAAGTGCAAAAATATTATGGCGGTGAGGAACATAGTTAGACAATGGAACGAGGCAACTGAAGGATATTCGTACCGCTTCAAAGGTGGAGATATTTTCCTCCGGTTGGTTAAGGCTGATGGTAGTTATGAATTGCGTAACCCTATAGGTTATGGTGTTCAAGTAGTCATATGCAAAGACTTGGATGAAGCAGATGCAAAAGCCAAGGAAGTGCTAGAAGCGTTTTTTGAAGACAAAGTTAACATAAAAGTTATTTGATTATGGACTTAGAATTATTGATAGATAAGATAGACTTGAGTCAAGGTGCAAGGCAGATAGCCAAGCAAGCCTTGGAGTTGGGAATAAAATGCCAAAAGGATAGTGCTTGGCATCCGGTAGAAGAATTACCTGAGCACAACAGACGCATTGTCGGTCTGACCAAGGTTCGCAAGCGTTTCAAGCATCTGAATTTCTTAGGTGAGGAATGGTGGAAGAAGTTCACGAAGTCAAACGCCATCTATAAATGGGCTTATGTGGATGATTTGATATGATAGTAATAGTAGAAATCCATAATGCTATTTTGTTTTAAATGTTTGCCCCATCACTATATATAATAATGTAGTGGTGGGGATTTTTGTGTTAACGTCAGCAAATTACCTATCTGTATTATTATAGTATGTTAAATAATAAAAGAAACACATTAAGTAATTTGCATATTTCGATAATTCTTTGTATCTTTGCATCGTAATTAAGAAATAAAGGTTACTAATTAAAAATGGTGAGACACACCACAAAAACTGTAAGTTAGAAATGAAATCAACAAAGTATTATATTGATTACGTAAAGGACGGCATGTACTTTATCTTGGTTCGTAGAAGAGACGAAGCTATCCTCTTCTCGAATGAGCTGCTTGACAATGTTATCAACGAGGCAAAGACTCGCAACATCAAAGGTTGTGATTGTGTGATTCTTTAACTTTGAGGATTAGTTATGAAAAATAATTCTATCTCATTCAGCGAGTTGGCTAATTTCAACGATAGCAACTCTTGTGTTATGGTTGCCTTGATTATTAATGATGAAGGCGAAGTTGACGAAATCAATGAATATCTTGCTAATGTGCTTGGATTTTCCAAGGGTAAGAAAATCATAGGCTATCATCATATTGATGGCAATGACAATGGACGCAGTGACTATCTCTTTGAGTTTGACCATCCGGAGATTGCTTTCAATCCTATTGCTAGGTTAAAGTTTCCAGATTTGAAATGGACTAGTGATTTTGTAGATAATTTTGAACTTGATTATTTAAAATAAAGTAGATATGGAAAAGAATAATGCTTATGTAGAGGTATTGGCAAAGATTGCTAGCCTCATGGGTAGAACAAAGGAGTTTATTCAGATGTCGTCTTCAAATACTCATACGAGTATTACGATGTTTGCCGAAAACAACAGTAAGATAATTGGCAATTGGTATTTTGATTCATCCGATAGCAAGGAGTTGATGAATGCTTCTTTCAATGGTTTGAAGGCTTTGGTTGAGTCTCTTGAGCACAATAAGAGCAATGACGGACAAGCAGCGTAAGTACATTGAAAGTCTTGTCAAGAAAGTGTTTCGTAATGTAGATTCGCAGAGCGAAATACTTTCCAGATTGGATAGGGTTAAGATTTCAAGCCATCAAGCTTCAGTAATGATACATGCATTGAAGCTAGAGTGCAACATCGGTCGCTCCGTTCCGGCATATATGTTAATGGCAAACAATCTAAATCCAAAAATGGATGAGTTCTTTAGTATATTAGGGTACGATGAATGACGTATTCTTCAAGAAGAAAAGAAGTTGATATGAAAAAGGTAATTATGATAATTTCCGTTGCCGCCATTTTGGTAGGTTGCAAAGGTAAGGGTACAAGAGTCCAAATCTCGGATTCTGTTGACAAATTCAATGTCGAGAAATTGTTTGTTGTTGATAGTATAACAGTGTACAGGTTTTATGACCAAGGAAATGCTATCTATTTCACTAACCGGAAAGGTAGGGTAGATGCAATACATTCCAAGTACAATCCGGTTACTCGTACATACAATGACGAGGTTAACGAAACTTTATGTGAAGGAGACTAAAAAATGGAAAAGAGATTAACTAAGGAAGAGTTCCTGAAGGACTTATGGCATCCTGCTTGCGAAAAGCCAAACATTAAGCAAGGAGAATGTTGCGTTACATGTTTGGTTAAGTTCAAAAATGGAAGTACTGAATTATGTGTATATTTCCGTGATCCAGAAGGATGGGTATGTGATGATATGAGTCCTAAAGATTTTAAAAGAAATTTTAAGGGATGGCTATATATTGATGATTTGTTTCCAAAGGAAGGAGGCGAACAATGACTAAATGGTACTCTGCAAAAGAAGCTCCAAACTACGAAGAATGGATTCTTACAGAATGGTATGATGTAGACGATGGAGGTCTTAAGTACGAAGCTGATTATCTTTACTCTTTTGTTTATTGGAAAGATTATGTAAAGAGAAACAACATCACAAAGTGGTGCTATATTAAAGATATAAAAGATTAGGTATATGAAAGTACTTAAGAAGATTTTTGGTGAGCATATTTTCGATAATCGAAATAAAGGCTTGTAGTGTTAGTTCGAATTTAAAGAGGAGGTTTGATTATGAAATTATCTGAAATAGAATTAGATTTTTTGTATGAGAAATCTTCCGAGTTGTTTAGAGATAAAGTAAAACAACGAGGGGAAGATTATGAACATGATAATAGATGCGCTTGTCCTGAAGCAGTTCGCAGAACTCATCTACGAACTCTCGCAAGAGAATCTATAGAAGATGTTAAGATTTTAATTGAAGAACTACGTAATAATGGTTATGAAGCTTAATAAAATGGTTTTAGATAAGAAAATAGAAGAAGCCAAAGAAGAAATCTATGAAGATAGGTTTCTGTTAAATGGCGAAGATGTAATCTTCGATAATGATGCTAAGGAAGAAATGTTCGTCAAAGAGGACATCAAAGAAGCTATTGGACTAGGTGCTAAGTGGGCTATCAATGAGTTTATTAAATACTTGTGGCATCCAAATACAGAAGAGCCAGATAAGAGCGAGAGCGATATTATTACCCTTGGTTTTGAAAACGATGCTTATCTACAGTTTAAAGAATCCATTCTTTGGAATGAGGAATCTTGGAGACATTCGATTAGCAGATGCCAAATCAACAAGTGGGCTTATTTATCTGATATACTGCCAAAGCAGAAAGGAGGTGAGCAATGAAAACATTAGTATTAGATATTATGCTCAACGGAAGATTTGTCTGCACATTGAAGTATAAATATTGTGCGCTCTTCCCGATAGATTTTGAAGAATTAAAGAAGTTCATCCTCAAAAAGAGACCTACTTTGATAGGTAAGGACTATAGAATTGCGTTTTGATTATGAAAGAGCTTAAAGTTGGAGAAAGAGTAGTCTTGAAGATTACTGAAACCGAGGAAGAAACTTGCTATGGTTGTTTCTTTTTTGGCAATAGTGCTTGTGAAGTTTGGAAAAAATACCCATGCAGTCCTAAACTACGTAAGGATAATAAGAATGTAATCTTTGAAGAAGTTAAGGAATAAAGCGTATGAATAGATTAACTAAAGAGATAACGGCTACGTGGGGAAACACTATCCTTGTCGTAGGCTTATCTAATAAAGACGAAGTGATGTACGTCAAGTCAACAATAAGAGTGAAGCCAAAGAACAGAAAGCAAAAGAAGGAGTTCAAAAGCCAGTCTTATAGAATGAAAAAGGTTGCAAAAGGTGAGTATGAAGTAACAACATACTGCCCATTTAACGTTAAGCTATTCTCGAAGATAATGAGTCTTCTTGAAAAGAATGAGAATGGCGAGTTTTGGTTTAATATTGATAAAAAGTAAAGTGTATGGCACAGAAATATATTGAATGTGATATTGTTGAGTATGACAACAAAGTAATGGTTGTCAAAGAGCCAAGAGACGGAAGCCACTTTGACTTGTCTTGCCCGAAAGAAGGATTGGTGTACTGCTTTGTTGATGTTGATGAAATAAAGCCAATGCTCCTTACATCTGCCATTCTTAAGAAGAATGGATGGAGTAAGGGACAAATATACTTTAGGCATAGTCGTATTCCAAGAATTAAACTTTGCACAGACGGCGGAATCAGTTGGTCTGTTTCAATAAATGATGATATTATGGGAAGTTATATCAATTATGTTCATCAGTTGCAGCATATCCTATTTGCTTTTGGTATTGGAGAAGAAATGGAGGTGTAGGTATGCTTATAAGTGAATTTATTCAACAACTCCAAGACCTTTGTGATAATGAAGGTGATATGGAGATAGTGATAGTAACAGGTAACAACGGATTGGGTTCTATACCTCATGTTAAGAAATCACCGCTTTACGACCAATTTGAAATCACAAAGTATTAACCGCCTTCGGGCATAAATTTTAAAAGATATGACAGAAGAAGAACGTTTTGAAATATTAAAGGCATTATGCTATAGTGTGCCGCAGAATACTAACCTTAACCCACGCCAAATTTCAGCAGCTATAGTCTGCACATACAAAGATGTTATAGCAAGTAATCTCTAACCGCCTACGGGCATAAATAGTAGTAATATGGACTTAACAAAAGATCAGAAAGAAATATTTTCTAAAATCGCTGATATTAAACAAGTCATTCTGAAAAACCATTTTGATATAAGTGATTTGACAGAACAGTTGATTAGCACACTTCCTTTCAAGGAAGGCGATATTGTGTTAAATTATAGAGATGAGCCTTGTATTGTTAGCAAGATTGAGCCATGGGACGAAGGAATGGACACTTCTCATACATATCGTTATTATGGCAATATACATCTGGTTCTTAACAAAATATGCAAGGATGGTCATCCATCTAGAAGAAACCAAGATAAATGGCTATTATCTTCTATTGATATCGAGAAGTTTAAACTTGCAGAAGATGGCAAGACAGTTCGTTTGTAGTTTAGTAACCATCCCTTATGGGATATAAATAGATAGAAAATGAGTGAAAATGTAATCACCTCGTACAAGGGGTTCGACAAGAATATGCAATGCCGTGGATTCCAGTACGAAGTTGGAAAAGAGTATGAAATGTACGGAGAAATCAAGTGTTGTAACCGAGGTTTCCATGCTTGCAAGTCTCCGATTGAAGTGTGGGACTACTACGATATGCTTAACTCTCGCTTTGCAGAAGTAGAGCAGTCCGGCAAGATAGACGAAGAAGAAAAGTCAACAAAGATATGCTCTTCTCGTATCAAGATTAAGGCTGAGTTAAAGTTGGCTGACATCATTAATATCGGTGTCGAGTGGCTGAAAGATATTACATCACCATCTAAAGTTAAGACAGATGGTGAGTTGAACGACAACGGAGACCGAAGAAAACAGATTGGCTCATCGGGCAACTCTGCTCAGATTGGCTCATCGGGCAACTCTGCTCAGATTGGCTCATCGGGCTACTCTGCTCAGATTGGCTCATCGGGCGACTTTGCTCAGATTGGCTCATCGGGCGACTCTGCTCAGATTGGCTCATCGGGCGACTCTGCTAAGATTGGCTCATCGGGCTACTCTGCTCAGATTGGCTCATCGGGCGACTCTGCTCAGATTGGCTCATCGGGCTACTCTGCTCAGATTGGCTCATCGGGCGACTTTGCTCAGATTGGCTCATCGGGCAACTCTGCTCAGATTGGCTCATCGGGCGACTTTGCTCAGATTGGCTCATCGGGCTACTCTGCTAAGATTGGCTCATCGGGCTACTCTGCTAAGATTGATAGCACTGGAGAAGATTCCGTTATTATGTGTGCTGGCAACAGTTCAATAGCGAAAGCAAAGGTTGGCTCATGGATAACGCTGACAGAATGGAAATGGAGCGATGAGAAAAAACATAATGTTCCAGTATGTGTTAAGACTGAGTACGTTGACGGAGAAAATATCAAGGCTGATACTTGGTATCAACTTAAAAGCGGAAAGTTTGTTGAAGCTAATGAGTAACTAACCACCCTCTCCTTGGCAACAGGGAGAGGATAAAAAAAGAAAGATATATGGTAAAAAGAAACATAACAATCACTCTTGAAAAAGCAATAGAGTGGTATAATAGTGATGACGAATCTCTTAAAGATTTGGCACTTCAAGCCTTTACTAAAGAAGAATTGATATACAATTTTAGGGATATTACAACCTTCAAAAAAGCTTGTGATGCACTTGGGTATGACTATGATGATATTGTATCTAAAGTAAATAGCGTAGCTGAGATTAGTAGAGCTTCTGCTGCTATGTTCAAGCTGAACATCATCAGAAAGGCCCTTAACGCTGGATATGATATGCACATTAGTAGGAATGTAGATGGTCAAAAATATACTCACTATCCCTTCTTTGCGCTTGTTATAAAAGGTTCAACTTGTTATCGTGGTGCAAAAGAAACAGATAAACATGAAAAACTTGGTGAATTTACAAGTGAAAGAACTATCTATGAAGTTTTTAATTGGGGTGTTTATTCTGAAATTGATTATAAAGGTTTGTGTAACTATAACTCTTATAAGAAATATTGTTTTATTAATATTGATACTGGACTCTTAGGTTGTGCTACAGAAGATATAGCTAGGCATTTTGGTAAATACTTTGCCATGCTTATTATGGAAGCTATGTATTCCGATGTAGTAGATTTTGAAATTATTGAAGAGAAATATAAAATATAATCTCTCCTAGGGAGAGGGTAAAAAGAAGAGAATATGAGATTAAGTGAATATAAAGTAGGAACTATCTTAGTAGATATTTGTGGCAAAGTGTTTATCCATGATGGCTTCATCAATGCTGATGGATATGGTGTAATTATCGGTGAGGATTCTGATGGAATGATTCAGAAATCCAATGGTATTGGCAATTGGATGAAAGAAGGTATTTATCGTGAAGCTACAAGAGAAGAAATACAAAATTTCTTTGCCAAGATTCGCAAAACACAGAATATTATCAATTACTAAGGAGGATAAAAAAGAAAGTATATGGCTGGTATGGAATTTGGAAAGTGTGATATTTGTGGCAAAGAGGCTGCTTTATCACGTACATATTTTAAATATAGAATAGGTAGTTGTGAGTGTTGTAGAAGCAAATTGCGTGATGGCTCAAATGGGCATTTTGAGGTTGTACATCATTGCAACAAATGCGTTCCTCATTTACCTACAGTTATTCATCCTTTATTTAAGGCTTTAGATGGTAAAGTTTATAGAGCAAATATTACAAACGTTTTACCATTTGAAATTGAAGGTAATTTCATTATCGAAGAACCAGTAATTATGGAGGATAAGCAATGAGTAAAGTAAATGTCAAAGAGTCAATTCAGGAGATTGTAAAAGAGAATAATCTAGAGATACTAAAAATTGACCTTTGTGATGAGGGTGCATCAATAGCTAAAGCAGAAAGATTAAACCCGAATTACTGGGGCAAATTATATAGTACACTAGAATCTCTAGATTTTGAGGTAGAATCTATCTTTATGCATGATGAGGTTCGTGGTATGATCTACTGCCAAGATAAAGATACTAAAGAACCAGTATGGATAGAGTCTCGTGGTGATGAAGGAGGTTCTTGGTGGGAAGTTAATAGAGTCCCAGACTTTTATAAAGATAGGAAGAATAAACAATGAGTAAGGTAACTGCGATTAATGAAATCATTGAAAAGAAGAATCTTTTAAGAAAGTGTCAAGAAAAGCATGCTAATTACGTTAGTATTGATGCTATTCTTGTGTGGTTAGACAATATTAAAAAAGAGTTGGAGGATTGATTATGATAGGAGATATAATATTATTCTTAAAGAAATGGTGGAAGCAAAATATAACTTGTCACCATGAGTATGTCTATAAAGAATTTGGCAGAATCAATTTTGAAGAGTGTCGAAAGTGCGGAAGAATAAAAAATTACATAGGTTAAAATTGAGGAAGGTAAGCAATGAGTAAAGAAAAAGCTATCGAGAAAATACAATATGCTAAAATGCAAGTTGCTTCTGTATATGCATGTTCTGCTATCTTTGATGAAAAGACAGAGGTAATAGAAGGCAGACAGAAAGAACTTGAAAAAGCGATTGTCAATTTGCATGATGCAATTAAAGAGTTGGAGGATTGAGTATGACAAGAGAAGAAGTAGAAAGGAATATAGAAAAATGGCGAGAAATCGCCAGACCTTTTATGGATAAAAAAGACAAACTAAATGTAAGACGCGATGAGTTACTTCGAGAAATGGAACAACTTCAAGAAGACTATATTAAAGCCTTGCCTGTTAAAATCGGAGATAAGATTATGGATGAAGATGGGCGTGTGGGTTGGCTTTCCAAAATAGTTCCCTATCGTTCTCCATCGGAAAGGTTTATGAGAGCAACATTACAATTGACCCTCTTCTTCCATATGGAGAAAAAAGATGGTACTCGTGACACTCATGAGGTTTATGTTCATGGTCTCCCAATCAAACTATAACTAATATGACAAGAGAAGAATTACAAAATAAACATGGCGATGCTATCTGTGAGTATTGCAACAAGAACATTATTTCAGAATATAACATCGGCATAGGTTGGCTTTGCGAAGGTCAGTTTTGCGAGGAAGCACAAGATGGCTACGCAGCAGAAAATAACATAGAGTTGGAGGATTGATTATGATACAAAAACAGACATGGAAGGATGAAATCAGAATTTTAATAACTGATGAAGAAAATCATGGCTCTGTTCAAATATCTATTCCATTATATGTTAGTGATATTTTCGGCAAGGCTGATGCTCTAATATACGCTCTTTGGGTTGATGTTGTTTATAGAAGAAATGGTGTTGCACAACGCCTGTTACAACTCGCAGAACAACAGGCTAAGTTAAATGGGGTGAAGAAAATCGGATTGGAATTTGATAAAGATGAATCTGATAGATTTGTTCTAGATTGGTATCTCCGTAGTGGTTATAAACTATTTGATAAGAAAAGTAATTTATTAATTAAAAAATTGGAGGAATAGTTATGTCTTGGTTAGCAGTAGATAAAGGTGGCTGTGAACATATTTTTGCAGAAAAACCTTGCAGAAATGAAAGTAATACATTATGGATTTGCTCTGTCGTATATTTATATGGGCAGAGGTACGCAAATACCGGTTGCTGTTACCTTCCTAAAGGCAGCATCAAGAAGCTCATCGGAAGAGAGTTATCTTGGAATGATGAGCCAGTAGAACTTAAAGAAGATTGATATGGAAGAATTATTAAAGGCATTATTGGATGTATATATTCCAGTATTAAATGCTAATTGCAAGAAAACGTTTGCATTCTTAGATGAATACGTTCCTCCACCCACAAGGAAGGAGAGACGTAAATGTGAAAGAGAACTTAAAAAGAAGTTCCCTCTCGATTTCACGAAGTTTATAGAATCACATAGAACTTAAAGAAGAATAGTTATGAAAGAATATGTAATAACAGATGAGCTACGAGACAAAATCATCAAGTGGTTTAATAATATTGCCGAAGAAGCAGATGTTTTAACTACTGGTAATGTCTCACATAAAAAGGCAATGATTAAAGGAATGGCATCACGTTCAGCTGAGTTTGTTGAGAAATATAGTGTTGGCATTGCTGATGGTGCAAGTGATTTAAAATAACAGCTTATGAAAATAGAGAATATAAAATTCAAGGCAAAGAAGACCTTGGATGGAAAATGGATAAAAGGTGACTTGGTTCATCACAAAGATTCAGATAACGTCTGGATGACAGACTTTGAGAAACGACTGACATCACCAATTGATCCCTCTACCATCTGTCAGTTCACAGGTCTGACAGATTGCAAAGGTAAAGAAATTTGGGAACACGACCTTCTGCAAAGCCAAGAAACAAAGGGAATCTATGAGGTTGTTTGGCATGAAAACGGAGGTTTTGTTATTAAAGATTCAGTAGGTGGCGGATGTATGCCAACCTTCGTGGGTACAGCATTGCGACTTTTTAAACTTAAAGTTGTTGGCAAAAAATACGATAAGGAGGGCAAGGTATGATTTACAAAAAGGTACTAACGAGATACATTCAAGGAAGGCTGTCAGAATTGTCTGATGTTGACACTTATGAACCAAACAAGTTAGCATTAACTAATATGTTGTGGTTTCTTGGCAAGGTAACCAGTAATGAAATGATTGTTGCAAAGCTTAGAATCATGGTTGATGCAGACATTAAAAGAAAGAAATATCTAAGTAGATACGATGGTAATGAATCATTATATGATGATGAGTATTCCAAGGCTGTAAGCACTATTGGAAAGAAATGCTTGTCGTATTTACGAAACGCAAAAAAGGAGGTGCAAGATGAAAATAAGGCAAGCCAAGAAGATTTAGAAAAACCGGAATGATTATTGGTGGTCAAGAAGATATTGGTATAAGTTAGGATTTGACCAATTGCGTTCTAAAGACCATTGAATCACCTAGGCGATAAGTTTAACAAGAAAGAAGTAGCGTATGATAAAAATATTAGAAAAAGTATCTCAAAAACTGAATGCTTTAGCTGCTAAGGTGTTTAAGAAAGAGACTTATCCTTATCCTCCTCTTTCAAGAAGAGAACGAAGAAAGTTTGAACGTGGCAACATAAAAGCTGAGAAGAATATAGCGTTATGTCGTAGATGCATGAAGAACGCTCCTAGTTGGTGGTGTCCAGGAGAACGTTGCTATTTCTTCCCTTACCGAAAACACGTCTTATTTGGAGATAAAAAGAAGTAGCGTATGGGAATTTTATATATAAGTGTTAGTCTTATTTATATATTACTTGCTTGCTTAGACGGGGAAGATGTTAAGCCAAAATGGAAGCAATGGCTAGCTGACAAATTAGGCATCAAACCAAAGATAGAGGTTAGATACATAAAGCCACAAGTTATTAAGCTTCGTTCAAGAGTTGAAATGTCACACTTTGAAATGCAATACTATTGCCGTGACAAATCTGGCATGGAGCAATTGAAGAGAAGAGCAATAGAAAGTGTATACGATAAAATTCTTAAGGGAATGAAGACAAACGAATTGGTTTCCATTTCGCAATATAATGACATTTATAGTAATAACACTATTTATGAGGGGACATGTGAAATTTATAAAAACAAGTAGTATATGAAGATAAGACAAGCTAAGAAAATCTTGAATATGATGGCGAGAGGAACGGACACACGTTACTTCGATTCAAAATATACATTCAAGAAAGAGAGTAGATTCATTCCTAGATTAAAGAATCTCTATCAGAAAGCAACTATCAGATGGAATAAGGTAAATATGCCGAGTGCCAACGTTAGTTTGTTTCGTTCAATTTTGAGAACTTCAAAGGAATGCGGTCGTTGTAAACATTTTAATGGTATGTTTGCAGGAAGATGTACTAAACTACATAAGTATGTTGAAAGCAGCGATTGGTGTCATGGAACGTTTTTCCATAGAAAGTGAGGTTGACATGAAAATAAGACAAGCTAAGAAGATAATGAAGCAAGTCTATAAAACCCGATATTGGGCTTATAGGCAAGGCTATTATTGTGGCAAGAAGGATGCTGGAAAGCTAGCCGGAGACCATCGTTTGTTAAAGGCTATGCGTCTTACAAAGAAGTGGGAAAGTCGCAAGATGCGAAATGATGTGAATAAAATACTGGAGAAGAATCCGTTCAAACCGAGGGATCTTCAACGTAGTGCTTTAAGATTAATGAGATATTCAAGTTCAGGAAGCCCTTGATTAGGCTACATCGATTATCCATTCAATCGTCTGGAGCGGATTAGCCTCAGCCCCGAATGGAATTGGGAGCTACGTTAGGGATGAATGCATAGGCACGTCAGAATGTCCGTCCAAGTTCTGTCCTCTGCGGTTCGTGGTTAAAAGTGGCGAAAGCTGCGGTGCTGCGGACAAGAAACCATCCTATAACATTGGCGATGGGCGCACAACCACCTTTCGAGGTGAGATTTACACTTCTCATCCCTTCGGGGATGGGGGTGTTTATTGGATTATTAATTTTAATGGAAGAAAGGACTTCCGAAAGTTGAATAAGTTATGATAGACGATAATAAGTTAGTACTAGATATTCCAAAAGGAATGGAAGTGGATATTGAGAATTGTGATTTAAAAGCTGGTGTTATTAAGCTTAGAAAGAAAGTAATCTGCTATGCGGATGTCTTATCTGCTTTAGCAGATAAAGGTGTTTGTCCTGCCGACATTAAAGTTCCTGAAATGATTGCTGGAAAGATAATCGCATTAGCTAGATTAATGACTATAGCTAAGTACTATAATGGAGATTGGAAACCGGACTGGAATTCTAAAGAATATAAGCATAATATCATGCGGACCAGCGAATATGGTATTACTTCTTGTGGTAATTATAACGAAGGTGCAATTTACTTCAAGAACAAAGAAGATGCCCAAGCCGTTATTGATAATCCGAATTTCAGAAGCATTCTTGATGCAATCTATAAGGACTAAGGCTTATGAAGGAAATGTTCTTTAAGAGTGTAGAGTTCCGTGAAGTCCAGCATTTGGCATTTTCGGATGAATATATAACTGCATACGTATCGGTGAACCATGTTCCTAAGATACACCTAAGTGTAAATACACCTCGTGATGAATATGGGTTTGCGAAAGGTAAATCAAAGCGTTACTTTAGAGTGGGGTTTGGAAAATGGCTCACCGAACGAGCGTTTGTTAAGAAATATTTTAGTGAAGAATAAATGAATATAAAAAAGTCAGATATGGGAAATAAGATTAATGTAGCGGAAATCCTAAAGGATAAGCCGAAGGGTACTAAGTTGTATTCTGATATATGTTGTGGAGAATGTGTCCTAAACGAGGTCTCTGAAAATGCGATTTATGTTGATATGTATAATAAAGAGCGTTTTTGGTTTTTTTCTGTCTATGGCACGATTTATGCATTCCCGAATGGAGGAGTGTTGCTATATCCTTCTTATGAAATGCGTGATTGGCGCAAGTTCGCTTGGAAGAAGGGCGATGTGCTGGTTAACAAAGATAATAACTCGCATATTATCTTTGAGAAGTTTAACGATGATACATATACAACTTTTACAGGTAAGCTGTACTATCAAGCAACTAAAGCTGGATATTCTTATGCTCATACACGTAATATTGCTATGACACAAGACTTCGATATTGAAGAAGGTGATGCCGCTCAGACCTACATCAACACTATCGAGGAAAAGTTGGGCGGTAAACTGAATCGTGAGACCCTTGAAGTAGAGAAGACTCAACCAGAGTTCAAGGATGGGGATATAGTGGCAGTAGATTTATATAGAAAAAATATTAGAATCTTCAAAGAAAAGAAGAATGGAAATAATATTTGTTGGGGCAAGTATTATATTGGTTTTAGTTTTAATAATGAGGGAAAACTGATACAAACATTTAAAAACTACACAGCTGATTGTAGTTCAGACCGTCTTGCCACTGAAGAAGAGAAGCAGCAACTCTTTGATGCCCTCGCCAAGGAGGGCAAGGCTTGGGATGCTGAGAAGAAAGAAGTTGTTGGCTTGAAGCCAAAGGTTGAGTTCAAGCCTTTTGATAAGGTGTTGGTTAGAGATAATGAAGATGATATATGGGAAGTAAGTTTGTTTGGTTATAAAGATGAACTCTACTATAGATGCGATAATGGTATCCCTTGGATTCAGTGTATTCCTTACGATGGCAATGAACACTTGCTTGGAACTACAAATAATGTGGAGGGTTAGATATGTTAAATGATAAGAAAATAGAAGAAGTTGCAAAGCAACATGCGGCTGGAGCCTTTATTTCCGAATATTGGCAAGCTTGCTATAAAGAAGGTTTTGTGGATTGCGCTAAATGGGTGCAAAAAGAATTTTTAAAGGATTTGTGGCATCCTGCTAGCGAAGAGCCAAAGCGTCATAGTTACATCATGTTTAAAACCACTAACAATAATGGATTCGGAACAGAATACATAGATTGTAGTTGGAAAGCTATAGCCAGATGTCTTCAAATTACTCAATGGCTTTATATTGATGATTTGCTCCCAAAGAAAGGAGGTGATGGCAAATGACCGATGCAGAATTTAATAAGTTTGTACTTGTATTAGAGAACGAGGCGTTTCGGTTTTCAAGAAGTCAAAAAGAATTTAAGGAACATCGAGTAGTGATAGAGCAGTCTTTCAAGATAGGAGGGCTGTTCATTCTTCGAGAGTTGGAAAAGTATTTTAATCAAAAGAAGTAAGCTTATGAAAAAAGTTTCCTTGACTGATGATGGCTTTTGCATCACCTAGTGTATATCGGCTTGTCTTGTACCTATACAGGTCGTGGTTATATAATTGAGAAACTTAAAGATTAGTAAAATGGAAGCAAATGATTATTTGAAAGCCATGCAAGCTATGGATGAATTGGATAGACTTGTAACTAGTGTTTATCCGGATAAGTTCAAGTTGGTCTGCAAGAAGCATGGAATAGATGAATGCGAGGCGATGAATATGTATTCGTACTTGCAAAAGATGCATAAAGGTCAGTCTTGGTTAGTTAGATTCAAGCCATTGGAATATCTAGAGCGTGTATTAACACTAGCCAAAGAAGCTTATGCGTCTTACATGAACAACGGCTTGATTCTAAGTATGGTCAATTTTGGTGATAAGTACACAAGAATACTTGTAATCTTTGAGAAAGATGGCGTGAGAAGCCAACAGGAATTTGACCTTAGAGAGCAAAGAACATATGTTGATATAGCGGACTTTATTGGAAATGGTTATTCCATCGTATCTGTTATCCGTCAGTCTGACAATGTTGACACCGAAAAGTTTGTTGGAGAAAAGGATGAGCAAAGTCATAGTATTCCTATTTACGATGGTGATGTAATGCTTTGTTACGTGAATAAACCGGAATTTTGGAGTTCCGATTGGCGTAATAGCGGACTTTATATTTGTGAGAGCGGCTCATATCATAGATTGCTATACACCCCGAATAAGGGTTACGTAAGACATGGAGAGCCTGATGTAGATGAAGACTTCACCCTTGATATTGAGGAAGAATCCTTCAGTAGTTATGTTATGACTTTAGACCAGTCTTGGTATAAGTTGGGTAATGTTTATGCAGGTATAGGCTTTTTGAAGGAGAAAGAATAGAAGAGTAAAAGGAGAGGAATATCATTTCCCCTCCTTTGCCTTAATCTCAAGCTCGATAGGCTTGCCACAATGAGGGCAGATGATAGCCGGAGATTGCGGAATGGATGGCTGCTCTGATTGTAGCTCCTTTGGTGTCTCCTTGTAGAATAGCCTCCAAATTGGCACATCTAGGATTTCGGCAATACGTACCAATGTATCAAACGATGGGTTCGCTTTATTATTAATAATGTATGATACCGATGTTTGAGCCATACCAAGAGCCTCTTGTAAGGTCTTTGACATGATGCCTTTTTCTTTCATTACCTCTTTAATATATAGAGGCACATTGCTTTTCTTGTAATTCATATACGATACTATCTAATGTTTTTGAGTGCAAAGATACGCAATTATACGATATAAATGTATTAAAATCTGTAAAAATACGACTACTTATTATAAATAAGCGTTAAATATTAGATTAAATCGTAAGTTTTAGGCAAAAACATTTGGAGGGTATAAGACAAAATCGTATCTTTGCAGTGTCTTTAAGAGATAAAGGCTTTAAAGTTTAACTATTAATTGCTGTTATGCAGCCGAGTCGGCACTCGTAAAACGGTTTGAGGATATGACAACTTCAATTAAGAACAAGATGAGAAAGGTAATGCAGTTGGCACATAGAGCCTATCAGTTGAAATCAAGTTCAATGTCTTGGGTTGAGTGCTTGAAACAGGCTTGGCAGGTCGTAAAGCTTGAGGCAGCGATGAAGACCAAGGTGGTAGAGTTCTTCTTCATGAAGATGAATGGTGAGGTAAGACAAGCCTTTGGTACTCTCCTTCAGAGTCACATTGACTATACTCCAAATGGTACAGGGCATGCAGCATCAAGAGATTGCATCCGCTATTGGGATGAAGAAAAGGGCGCATGGAGACAATTCAAGGCTTACAACTTCTTGCGAGTTGCATAAAGATATATACACGTTCTAAGGTGTTTGGCGAGGCTTTAATAGGGGTGAGCCTTTAATCACCCCTTTAGTTAAGGACTTTTAAAGTATTTGAGATATGGAGACAATCGCTAAGTGTTTGAAAGAAGTGTTCTACAAAGGGCATCATATAACCAAGGTGGAGGACGTATTTGGTCAGGTATCCGTTCGCATTGATAATATTGCTGAACCGGACTATGCTAGCATAGCCGATGCAAAACGAGTAATCAATGGTAAAGCCCCTAAATGGTTTACGGATGGTTATATGTGGGACGAAGCCAGTAAAAAGGTCGTAAAAGACCCTAACGCTTTCCGATGGGAGGAGTAAGAAAAGATAAGGTAAAGAACTTAATACAATTGATTATGGAAAAGTTTAATGATGGCAATTATGTATTCGAGACAACAAACGAGTTTCCGGATGGCTATGAGATTTGGGCGATTGGTCGAAGAAATTTCAAGCACAAAGGCTACGTACCATTGTGTGAGGTCGATGAGAGCCGCTACGTCAAAATAGATACCTTGAAGGCTTTGAAAGTCAAGGATGAAGCATTAGCTTTGACATTGCTCTCTGAAGCCGTTAAACGAGGTGTTAACAAGAAGAAGTATAACATAATGATTAATGCAAAAGAAAATGGATGAGAATTTTCTGAATGTGCTCTATATCGAGCATACAGACAAAATAGGCGTTCTAAAGGACGATAAGGACGAAAGGGTATCAATTATCCTTGGGACGGACAAAACGCTTGTAGAACGCAAGAGAGAGGGCAAAATGTATCTTCTTGTACCTTTGGCAAAGTACCACACCTTTGTCTGCAAGGGTAATAGTATTGATGTGGATGGTGAGCATATTAAGAGTGAAATCTTCTTCCGTAAGGATGGTGCTCAGTGGATTGAGATTGACAAAGAAACGTTATCTAAGGCAGCGTAAGGAATAAGGAGGTTTAAGCTATGAAACTATATGTAGTAATTTCTTCATACCAACATGGATTGGGTGAAGCAGTGGAGGTTGACGCAGAAGTCTTCTCTACCATAGATAAGGCAAGAAAAGCGATAAGACACAAAGGGATGAACACTTTGGAGAATTACAAGCGAGTTTTGAATTGCGATGATTATCTATGCAATATCTCAGATTCTTTCTTCCATATCTCAGACAGCGAAGGAGAAACGTGGGATAATTTCGACATCGTAGAACAAGAATTAAAATAATAAAGCTATGAAGATTGATGTTATCAAAAATATTTTAGAAGATGCGAAGGAGTGTGGTTGCCTTGTGACGATTACACTTGCAAATGGACAGGTATCTCATGTAAACTTCAGTAAGCATATAAAGAAGTTTACTATAACAGATGATGTTATCTTAGACGAGGATGGGCATCTTGTGACAATAATTGATACGGATGGAAGTTGTGACTACATTGATAGCGATTCCATCATTCGCATATTTAGTAAAGAAGGTGTTTAACAATTGATTAGATAAGAATATGGATGCAGGTCATGTGAATGTGATATTAGGCGAAGCCGAGAATAAAGGTCTTAGAGGAAATATCAACTTGGTAGGTGGAGTAAAAATAAGTTTCGACTTCAATAGTGTTGGTGGTGAAACCTCTTTCAATTGCAATACAAAGAACAGAACACTTATGATTGGGAGTGGAAGTACAGTAGTATTTACACGTAAATATATTGATTGCAACTTTATCCAGTATATTGAAGTGTTTGAACGTACAAAATAATTATAGGAGACAAGAATATGAATGTATTAGACTATTATGAGGTTGTCACCTCAAAGATTTTCAAGTTGGAAAGCATGAACGAGGGGCTTGTATTGATAGCACCGGAGCAGGAGGTGGATGGAGTCCGTTCCTTGATGGTGGGGGTGTATGTACCTGAGCATGAACGATACAAGATGTACACTTTCCGTTCCTCTATGAATGAGGGCGAACTTGGCGACAAGTACAAGGCGATGGTCGGCTCAATGGATGTGCTTAAACCGGATTGGGACAGAATCAGAAAGAAAAGACGGAAGAGAATCTAACCTCTTACCGCTTTTAGTTCTTGCTTAAATGCCATTTAACTTTCGTATGTAAGTACAGAAGAAACATACTTGATGGTTATTTATCTGAATACATCAAGCAAAAGTGTGTTGAAATATCTGAGAATGCAAATTATTTCAAGATTATTTTTAGAAAAGATGAAAATAAATTAGAGTTTTCTTGCATTTCTCGAAGGTTTTTATTACCTTTGCGAATGTAAACAACAAAACAATGAGCTTATGAAAGTATTATCTATTCGCCAGCCGTATGCTTGGTTAATCGCTATCGGCTGCAAGACCATTGAAAACAGAACATGGAATAGAAAGTTCCGTGGTCGTTTCCTTATTCATGCTAGCCAAGCCAAACCTGAAAAACTTGACGGATGGCAGGAGAGCGCAATGAAGAAATATTGCCAAGAGCATGGTATTGTTATTCCAGACTTCAAAGACTTGCCAACGTCAGCCATTATCGGCAGCGTAGAGTTGGATGATATTCAATTCCATGAGGCTTATCCGGATGCGTTTGCTGAAGATTTTCAGTATCACTGGTTCTTGAAGAATGCTAAATTGTTCGATGAGCCGATTAGAAACGTCAAAGGCAAGTTGTTCCTCTGGGATTATGAGTACAATGAAGCCGAAAAGTAAAATAACAATACTTCTGTAATAAAAATACAAGTCGTTGAATGTTAGCATAAAAGTGCTTGTGGGTCTAAGAGGTAAATAAGGAAATAATATAAACATATTGTAAAATATTGAAGTTATGAAGAAGAAATTGATAATTGCCATCATCGTAGCTATCGTTGTGATAGGTGGCGGCATTGGTGGCTATATGTACCATTTCAGTCAAGTTAAGGCTGAAAAAATGGCTAATTACAAGAAGGCGTTATCTGATTATCGCTTCAATAGTAATAGATTGATATATTCTTTAGATTTCATAGCAACGGATTTTATTATCAATTGGAATTCTGCTATAATGAATAAAAAGGCTATGAACGCAAAGAATGAAATCGTTCCTTGCTCCGGTTTTGAAGATGCCGTTTCTTCTCGATATGCCTTCTATGATAAGTATGGCGCATATAAGATTTTGGATAGTGTATATGTTTCATTAGGAAAGCATTTGGAAATGATGCGTGTAAATGCTAATGAAGAACAGCAAAAAATCGTAGAAAGCTGTAGTAAGGAATACAGGGAGTTGAATAATGCTATTGTTCTTGTAAAAAAGCCATATGGCGCATTGGTGCAATATTCTAAACAGAAAGGAGACTTGTTCTTTAAACTTTATGCTTTTGATAGCGAATTGGCTAAAGTTTCCCCATTGGAAGAAGATAATGGCGATGAGAGAACAAAAGCAATGAATATGGAATTATACGGAACGGATTTGTTTGTTACGGCTGACTTTGACAAAGAACCGCAAAAGGCAAAAAAGCAAAGTTATACGTTTAGTAACATTTCAACAAATTGGATTTATTTGAAATGACATATATAAATAAGGTGTAATTTTAAAAATAAGTTTCTAAAAGAAAATAAAGTTTAAAAGAATAAAGAAATACACTAAATAATTTGCGTATTTCAGAAATTATGCTTACCTTTGCAAACGAAATCAGAAATGGTTTAGCCGTGAAGTGGAAAGCATGGTTACTGAGATAAGAAGAAATTTAAGAGTCTTCGGACTTTTCTATACTTTTAGCCTCGTCCGCACTTTCCACATTAGCGGGCGGGGCTTTTGTTTTGCCCCAAAGGTAAGAGGCATACCTGTAAAACTGCCGTGTTTAATTAATAATTATGTAGAGTAATGAAGACGATTTCATTGAAATTGGTAGGCACTAAGCCTTTGATGGTTCACAATCCAAGAGTAGTTGATCCATTTGACAAGTACAAGAAACTTTTGCAGCCATTGACTAGCAAGCGAACAAAGACAGATGATGATTTGTTGGAGATTTGCCGATTGCAATTCCTTGCATCCTTGTACTATCGCAATGGCGAGTATGTGTTACCACAGTCGCACGTAGAGGGTAGTTTTCAAGCTGCTGCCAAAGAACGTAAGCTTGGCAAGAAGTTCGAGCGTTCCTTCGGCCTTTATGGTGATGGTGTATTGCAATTCAAGGACAACGATAAGACACCGGAAGAACTTTTTGAGGTTGGGCGCACAAAGGAGGGTTATTTTGACCCATCAACTTCCTATGTTGACACAAGAGCGTGCGGTATCAAAGGTTCGGTTAAAGTCCCTGCAACAAGAGCGATATTCCCAGAATGGTCAACGGAAGTTACTTGCTGGTTCGATGAGACGCAGCTGAACGAGGAGGAAGTATTACAGGTGGCTGAGATTGCAGGTCTTCGCTATCATGTTGGTACTTACAGAAAGCTTTACGGAGCGTTTAAAGTAGAAAAGAAATAATACATTTAGAAATGAAAATAGATATGGTAGTGTCTTGTGTAGTGGGGTGGAGTTTGGTGGAGTTTGGTGAGGTCTAGTTTGGTGCGGTGGGGTACAGTTTGGTTGAGAAGAACTCTCTACATGGTGGTAATCTAAGGTTCGATTCCTTAGTAGAGAGCTAACAATAGAGGAAATAAGATGGAAAATAATAAAGTTGGTGATTTTAGTTTTTGTAGTTTGGAGGAAGAAATTCTTTCTACATTTAAAGATGGTCAATTGATTTCGCATGAATGGATGAAGTCAAAGTTTGGCATTATCCCTTTATGTTGGGATGATTACAAGGATGTCCAGAAGTTATTCCAAGCGAAGGACAAGCAACAGTTTGATTATATGACCTTGGTAGATAAATTGCGTTGGGATATGTTGAAGCGAACGAAATGCTATCTTAAAAATATCTATGGTGATGGCTATGTGATTGTTCCAAAGGAAGAACAGGCTGAATATGGATTCACCCAAACAATGAAGGAAATCAAGGAGTCCTTGCGCAAAGGTGCTTTGATAATTGGAAATGTGAGACCTTTGCCAATGTTTGCCGTATCATCCTATAATGATATTAAAAGCCGTTTCAGTACAATAAAAAGCGTGTTGTCTGCGTTAAAGCTATAGAGCCGCAACCTTTTAAGCGTGTGGCTTCAATTGTTATATAGAACTCAGAGTCTTCTGCATGTGAATGTAGAAGACTTTTTGTTAATTGAGGTTAATATAACAAAAAAGTTATCCTTTTATTTGCATATATAACAAAAAAGTTATATCTTTGCATTGTCTTAAGGACAAAAGAGGTCTTTTACTTATTTATTAATTTCTTCTATATATGATGAAGACTAGTCAATTATTGAGAAAGCTGACCCAAGCAGGTTGCTATGTGGTTCGGCATGGTGGTAATCACGACATTTGGTTTAGTCCAACAACAAAACTTAAATGTCCAGTGCCACGGCACGGCAGTCGTGAAGTTTCTCGAAAGACTTACGACAGTATTCTTGAAAGATTGCTTGGGCTTTAAGCCCAGCAATTTTTTCACTTATATAGCAAGACGTTGATATGGGTTTAAGACCTCTTTTTAAAGTTTAGAATCGGGATTATGGCAACAAAGGTAATTATACAAGTAGAAAAGTGTAAAGAAGAAAAGAATTTTTCTTGCTATATGGTGGATAAATTTCCAGACTTCCATCTAGTCGGATTTGGCAACTCTGCAAAACAAGCGATGGAAGATATTTTTGTAGCAAAGGAAGAGATTAAAGAGCTTCTTGAAGAAGAGGGAAAGCAAATGCCTGAATTGGTGTTTGAGTTCCGGTATGATATAGGTTCTTTCTTCGATTATTTTTCATATCTGAATATAAATGGTGTCGCAAAGAAAGCTGGCATTAATGCTTCTCTGATGCGTCAGTATGCAATGGGTATCCATGAGCCTAGCAAAAAACGTAAGCAGCAAATTCTTGATTGCTTACATGGAATTTCAAAAGAATTACAGGCTGTCGTGATTTGACGGTCTTTATATATAGAAGAAAAATAAGTAAACAACCGAGCCTTCTGCATGTGAATGTGGAAGGCTTTTCTGTGTCTAGACCTTATTCTTTGCACTTAAATCTTTAGTGAAATAGCACGCCTTTATTCTTTCGTTATTCCTTTGATTATTAATTAATTTTGCCAATAAAATTATAAAAAAATGGCAGAATTAAGATTCGATGTCAAAGCGAATTTCGAGCAGGTTACGAAACTTCGTTCCGAGTGTGAGAAATTGAGGGCTGAGTTGTTGAAGACCAATAAGTCAACCGACCCAGCTATTGTTGCGGATTTGACGGAAAAATATGCAGATGCAAGCAATCGCTTAAAGGACTTGACACAAGCTGCTTCAAGAGCCGCTTACGTGATGTCTTCCGAGTTTAATAAGAAGATGCAAGCAGCCGCAAGGGAAGTTTATAGCTATGAACTTCAAATGCAAGCTACCAAAGACCGAATAGAGAAAATCCAACAGCAAATCACGAACAAGAGATTAACTCTAGGAGTTACAACGGATAAGTCATCCATAGATTCTTTACAGAAGAATATTGACTATTTAAAAGGCTCTTTGGCAGGTCAAACAGCTCAGTTGAAGAACTTAGAAGGAGGTGCTGTCGGTGCTCGTCAGACCTTGGAGAATATGCGGAATGAGTATGTTTTGTATGCAGGTTCAGCAAATCCGGCAAAAGAGGCAACAAATATGTTGACCGATAGCATGAGCCAAATGATAGAACGTATGAAGTCCGCTCCAACTGCTGGAGAGGGTATGTCTAGCTTGTTCCAAAGAGTTACTGGCGATGCTCACATGCTTTCGGCTGCTTTGCTTGGCGGTTTAGGATTTGAACAACTGACAAGTAGTATTTTCAATACTCGTTCCCAATTCCAGCAACTTGAAATATCTTTCAATACCATGCTTGGTAGTGCGGATAAGTCTAAGCAATTGATGGACGAACTTATCCAAACGGCAGCTCATACGCCTTTCGATTTGTCCAGTGTTACGAGCGGTGCAAAACAACTTTTGGCATACGGAACGGAAGCAAAAGATGTTAACAAAACCCTTGTCCAGCTTGGTGACATTGCTTCGGGCTTGAACATTCCGCTTGGAGAACTTGTTTATCTTTACGGAACGACCGTTTCGCAAGGAAGAATGTTTACAATGGACTTGCGTCAGTTTATGGGTAGAGGTGTTCCTTTGGCAGAAGAGTTGGGTAAAATTTTGCACCAAAATACAACTGAGGTTCAAGAGTCTGTTTCTAAGGGAAAAGTCACATCAGACATCTTCAAGGAAGCTATCGCCAACATGACGCAAGCTGGCGGTCGTTTCGGAGGCCTGATGGAGCAACAATCAAAGACATTGGAGGGTCAGTGGAGTAACATTGGCGACTCTATCCAACAGATGTTTAACGAAATCGGCAAAAAATCCGAGGGCGTGTTCTCTAGTGGATTGTCAATTATTTCTGCTATGGTAGAGAATTGGCAAGAGGTAATAAAAGTTATTGGCGTTGCTACAGTAGCTGTTGGTTCTTATCGTGCATCATTAATGGCGGCTGCTTCTATTCGCAAAGCAGAGGAAGCTCAAAAAGCCGATGATATGATGAAGGGGATTGATGCTGAAATCAAGCGTTTGCAAGACCTAGAAAACTCAAACTACAAGTCGCTGGGTAAGGATAAAAAGCAAGAGCGAGTAAATAAACAACAAGACTTGGCAAGTATTGTTGGAGATACCGCTGTGTCCGATGATTTTGTAAAGGCAAGATTAGATGCAGCAGAGCAAGAGGGCGTTATTACGGCACAAGTGCGTTCCCAATTAGAGATGAAACGTGAACTCTTACAGACACAGCAACAAGCAACTGCACAAAGCCAGATTGAGCTTGATGAAGAAAAAAGAAAGACAGAGGAACTTCGTCAACAAAAGATAGAATCTCTTAAAGAAGATTTGAAAACAACCACAGAGAAAATATCAAATCTTGATGATAGGGATATTGAGTTGGCTAGACAATATACAGCAGCCTTGAATGATTTGCAAGATGCCCAAGATGCCTTTGCTGAGGCTCAAAAATTGGTTGAGGAAACCGCTGATGGTGCAAACTTAGCTTTTGACGCAGAGGGTAATGCCGTGAATGCACTAGAAGCAAAGGAACGTTTGGCCACCGCTGCGAAGAAAGTGAATACTGCTCAAACAAATGTTTCGACAATTGCAAGTCAGCAAAGAGGAGCTGCGCTTATTCGTGAGCAATTACAAGAGAGACAAGCAACACTACAAACGCAGTTGAATTCTGTTAGTCAAGCTACCAATACGACTACGAAAAAGGCTAGTACTTTAGCTACAGCTGCTTCAACGGTAAAAAATGCCATCCATACCGCAAGTGTTAAAATAATGACAACTGCTGAATTAATGCTTAGTAATGCGGTAAAATCCACAACTATGGCTTTAAAGGGAATGTGGGCTGCTATGCTTTCAAATCCGATTACTGGTATTATAGCATTGGTAACAACGCTTGCTAGTGCCATTGCAATGTTCGGAGGTGAAGAGGAAGATATTTCTGTTGACACAAAGCATTTTGGAGATTCTGCTGAAAACACAAGGGCGAAAGTTGATGGCTTGCTTAACGTAATGAGGTCTTCTAAGGAAGGAACTGATGCTTACAACAAAGCTAAAGAAGAACTTATCCAAACATACGAGCAGTTCGGGATTAAGTGTGATGCCGAAAAGGACAATTTAACAACACTTAAAGGAAAGCATGATGAATTTGTTGCAACCTTACAATTGGAGAATGCTGAAAGAGAAAAGGCTAATGCTTTAATGTCTGCCACTTCCCAATATACAGAAGCAAGAAACAAAGAAGACGATAAATTTAGCAAAGACTTGTCCGGTCATTGGTATCAAGGTGGGCAACATGTAGATAAGGAAGACATAACATCAATACAAATGATGTATAATTCCATAGCAACAGATGAGGTTTTAGATAGGCTGGCTAAGTTGAAGCAAAGAGTAGATGATAGCACATTGTCTTACAAGGAGCATATAGATGCTTTTAATATTTACACAAATGCAGTTAAAAAGACATTTGCGCCTATTGATTCGTTCTTAGAAAAACAACATTACAATATAGCAACTATAGAGAATACTGACCATTCGATATTGGAGCATACGAGTAATCTTGCAAAATTAAAGATAAGTTATAAAAACGCAGAGGATGCGATAATGAAGGCGGCTGCTGAAAATGTAGATTGGAATAATACACAGGCTAGGTCACAATGGGTAGCTCAGCAAAATAAACAAAGCATAGATGCCTTAACTTCCTCAACAGACCAGCTTATTTCTATATGGAATCAGGAATATGGATTAAATTTGAAAATCCATTATGATGATACAGAAATTCCAAGTTGGATGAAATCTTTAACGGATAAGCAGTTGCAATCTTTGATTAATAGACGTAAGGCAGATTTAAATAGGCAAGAGCAATACCGAACTAATCATAAAGGAAGTAAATTGCTGACAAAGCAAGGAAATCAGCTAAGAGACGAAAATGCCAATAGGCTTGATGTCGCTATGGCTGGTTCTATTCTGAAAGATAGAGAGGCGAAAAGAAAAGCCGATGCAAATAAGCCGAAGGAAACGACAAAGAAAGCTACACCTAAGAAAACAACACCTAAGAAAACAGGTGCAACGGATGACCCACAAGCAAGAGCGTATGAACGCAAGAAGGCTGAGGAAGACTATTCCAAGTCTATTTCATCCTATTCGGAGAAAGCCAGCGATGAGTTGTCAAAGCGAAGAACGGAATTGATTAAGAATGAGACCGAAAAGGAGATTGCTCAAATCAACATGTCTTCAGACAAGGAGAAAAAGGCTATAGAGGATTCTATTGACAAACTCGTTGAGGCAAAGAAGAAGAAAGACCAGATCGTTTGGGTAAATTCGGGCAAGGGTCGTAAAGCCAACATGTGGAAACAGGGTAAGTCCGATGCGGAATACCGCAAAGAGGTATTGGGCACACAAATGGTTGACGACAAGGGTAATCATCTTGGGAAGACCATTGGACAGAACTCTGAAGACCAAATTGCCTTGATTGAGAAACAGAGACAATTAAAGCTGAAGGAAATCCAGCAAGCGGAGATAAAGGACATGTTGGATTTCATGAAGCAGTATGGTAGTTTGGAACAGCAGCGTTATGCTATCTTGAAAGAATATGCCGACAAGATAGACCTTGCAAGAGAAAAGGGAGATACTTTTGGCGCAGCGAACGCTGAAATGGAGATGAACGACCAGTTGAAGAAGTTGAATTTTTCGGATTTCAAGGATTCTATCAATTGGGATGTTGTCTTTCAGGATATGAACCGATTGAGTATTCCTTATCTTGAAGACCTTCGTAAGAAAATGAAGGAGTTGCTTGGTTCGGGTACGTTGGAAATTGATGACATGAAAACCGTATCTGACCAAATCTACAAGATTGATGATGCGATTTCCGAGCAGAAGGATAGATGGGGATTGGTTAATGATGCAGTCCGTGAACACCGTAGGCTTATTGATGAGGCGAAGGATGCTCAAGACCGATTGGCACAAGCTAGAAAGGGGGAGTTTGATGCCAAGGCTGATAACATGAGCCAAAGGAGAAAAATCCAAGGTGTGTTTGCGGAAAGTGGGGTTAACATAGATACCAGTAATATCACTTCTGCCAATAAGGACAAACTTATGGGTTCTACCAAGAATCTCAGTGTAAGCCAAACGGAGAAGTTACGTAAGCTTTTTGATGATTTGGCGGTTTCAGAGGTTAAGGTCGGAAAGGCTACGAAGGAAGTCGGAAAGGCACAGGAAGAAGCCAAGGTAAAGCAGGATGCTGCAAAGAAGAGCTTGCATGATACTATAGAGGAATGGGCTGAAGGCTTGAGGAAAATCCAAGAGAAGCTGAAAGACCTTCCTGGGTTAGTCGATGCTTTGGGTCTCGGAAACACAGGCTTTGGCAAAGCCGTGAATAACGGAATGGATGCATTGAACAGTGGAACACAAGCCTTTTCTGATTTTGCAAGCGGAAACTACATAGGTGCGGCTATGAATGGAATAAAAACCATTGGCTCGTTGGGCAAGATGTTCGGTATTGGCGGAGGTAATGGTGCAGAAGTTGCGAAGAAAACAGAAGAGCTGACCGAGAGCAATGACAGATTGATGTATTCTATTGATAAGTTAAAGGATTCTATCGACAAGTCTTCCGGTTATACGGCAGTCAGCAATTATAATGCTGCTTATGATGCCCAAAAGCAGGTTAATACCCAAACGATGGATATTCTCAAAACACAGATGGGGTATCATGGGGCACACCATTCAAATGCTTATTATTGGAATCTTTCTGCACAAGATTATGCGGCAATCAATAAGACTTTGGCACAGCAATCGGCAGTCAGAGGCGGTTATACCAATTCTTCGATAAACAAGGTTAATTCCTTGGAGGATATATATAAGCTCACTCCAGAGCAGATGGCTGACATTCGTACACATAATGCGGATGTATGGAAGAACATGACCGACCAAGGTAAGTATGATAAGACGGAATATTGGGAGCAATATACAGAACTGGCGGGAAAACTAGAGGAGTTGACGGAGCAAATCAATGAGAATTTGACTCAAACAACCTTTGATTCGATGAAGAGTGACTTCATAAACAATCTTATGGATATGAGTAAGTCTGCAAAGGATTTTTCTAATGACTTCACTACAATGCTCAACCAGTCGATGCTTAACTTCGCTTTGGGAGACCTTATGAATAAAAAGCTTAAGCCTCTTTATGAGAGCTGGGCAAACAAGATGAAGGAGAATGGAGGAAGGCAGCTCACGCCAACCGAATTGAATAATCTTAAAGAAGAGTATGACAAGATAGTTCAAGAGGGTTTGGCTATTCGTGATAATATTGCTGATATTACGGGTTACAAGCAATCTTACGAGCAGTCCGCTTCTTCCGGTTCTTTTGAATCAATGAGCCAAGATACAGGAGAAGAGTTGAATGGTCGTTTCACTGCGGTGCAGATCGCCACAGAGGGAACGTATGAGGAAGCAAAGCTCATAAATACCAAGTTGGATGCTATTGCGGCTCGTGATGGTGGTACAGAGGGTAGCTTATTAACGGCTAGCGTGAATACTATTATGGGTAATGTGGGTAACATTTGGTTAGCCGTTGATGAGGATAGGACTATCCTTGCACAAAGCTTGATGTACTTGCAGTCGATTGATGAGCGACAAGAGCGATGGCATAAGCCTATGCTGCAAGCATTCAATGATATTCACGAATTAAAAGACAAGATGAGTAGATTGTAAACAAAGAAGAGGAACGTATGATGCGCTCCTCTTTCTTTTTTATAGTTTCTTTTCTTCCAGTAATTCGTCAACTCTCGCTTGAAATGCAAGTTCTGTCTCTGAAAGGCTGTAGCCAGAGTAGGAATAGCTTGTCCCGATGATGTGGCCATCAAACCTTCCAGTATTGTCATCCTTTGTGAAAGTGCCTTTGTAACCCTTGTATTGGAATACTATTTCCTTATTATCCTCCTGCTTGTCCTTGTCGTAAGACTTAGCTATCTTAATCAGGTAACAGAAGCCGAACATGAATAGGCAAGAGATAAAGGAAGAGATTGAGAATCCAACCATTGCCCATCCTATCGCCTTCGTCTCCTGCTCTCCAAAGAAGCCCATCATCAAGCCGATGGCAAACAATAATATAGTTAACCATAGTGCTACTGTACTAATTAACGAGAGAACACGGAATACCGCTGTACCTCTCAAATTGAAAAAATCATTCATAGCCGTAAAAATTTTAATTATTAATACTTGCAAGGAATGTTCCTTACGTTACTTAACACTTTCCAACTTGTCCAGCACGTCCCTAGCCTCAGCAATGGACGATGCGGAATACAACTCACCACCTTGTTTTATTAGGGCGATGAAATCACTCATAGCATCTACTTTGTTCTGCTTATCAAACAATTCTGCTACAGGACAGCCTATAGCGTTTGCTATTTTTTCGATAGTTGATATACGCAAGTCGTTTTTCTCGCTAAGTAAACGAGAAACCGAAACTCTATTCATACCCATCCGGTCTGCTAAGTCTTGTTGCGTTACACCATATTTATTAAGAACATCTTTAAATCTCATAATACGTAATACGTTACATTGATATTTTCTTGCAAAGATAAGAATAATATTTGAAATGTAGCATATATACGTAAAAGTATTAACGAAGTTTAAAGAACAGTACGTTACAAATAAATATCTGTTAATTAACTTAAATACGTTACATTTTCTTTCTAAAATATTTGGTAGTGTAACGTAAATATGTTACCTTTGCATCGTGATTAAGAAACAAAGGTCACAATAACATTATTAATTTAGCTGAGGTTGCACCTCCGAGTCGGCACTCGTAAAACGGTATAGCAATATGACTACTTCAATGATAAGAAGAAACTTGATTCAGAAGTTCGTTATGATAGAGTTCGTAAGCAACAGGATAAACACCCAAAAGGACGTTGATAGAATGTTGAATATGATAACAATAAAGCTCAATATGAACAACGATGAGGCTAAGAGCTTCTTGCGTGAGAGCATCGGACTTGCAAAGTAAGTAATTTAAGTTTAACGTTTAAAATTGAAAGATTATGGCTACTACATTTAAGAATATGATGAGAGAAGTAATGAATATGGCACACAGAGCCTTTCAGCTTAAAGGTGCTTATATGAGTTGGGCAGAATGCTTGAAGCAAGCTTGGCAGGTTATCAAGCTGAAGGCTCGCATGAAGAAGCAGGTCGTTGAGTTCTACTTTCAGAAAATGAATGGTGAGATTCGTCAGGCTTTCGGAACTTTGATGGAGAGTCATATTGACTACACTCCAAACGGCAAGGGTTACGCTTGCAAGGACTGCACAAAGTATTGGGATGAAGTCAAGGGCGAGTGGAGACAATTCAAGAACTACAACTTGATTAGAGTTGCTTAACAAGGTTATTAAGGATTTAAAAAGAAACTAGATATGAGCGCAAAGATTATCGTGATGCAAGGCAACATGGTTGCAACCATCAAAGAGACGAACAAGGACACATTTATCAGGCGTGGAGAGTATAAAGAGACCGAGCTGGACAGACATAAGCGTGAGGTCGATTTCTTGATTACAAGCATCGCAAACCGCTACGAAGTGACATTCAATCACAAGGTAGAGCTGAAGGAAAGCCGGAGCATCAAGAAAAGCGAGTATTTCGATAACGTTTACTACGTTACCGAGAACGCATTGAACAAGCTGAAAAAGCAATACTCATACGAGTGTGATTTGTAATAGATTTCGTGAGGCACACGCTAAACTGCACCAGACTTTGAACATTAAATATTTAAGAGATATGGATAAGAATTTGATGGATGCTCTTTACGTTGAGCATGATGGCAAGATTGGCGTTTTAAGCTCAGATGAGTACAAGGTGGTATCACAGGTTATCGGCACGGATTTAACGCTTGTGTACGACAAGAAAGAGGGTAATACGTACCTTTTGATACCACTAACCCAAAACCATAAGTTCGAATGCAATTGTAGTCACATTATCGTGGATGGCAAGCGGTTCGATTCTGACATCTTTTTCCGCAAGGATGCTTGCCAATGGATTCAGATGCAATCTAAAGAAATGCTATCAATGGTAGCGTAACAATATATAAGGTGAGGCACACCTGAACAACTGCACATTATCTTTGATGTTTAACAATTAATTCCGTGAGCAATGGAAAGAAGAAGTAATGTGCAGCAACGTGCCACGATAGCTGGTCGTGCTGGCGAGGGCAGAAGCCCTCCAAAGTAAAACAAACGTTAACGTTTTCAATTAAACACTAAAGCGTTTGCAAGTTAAAGAGAAAAGTATTAACTTTGCAACCGAAATAACAAGGTTGTGAAGTCACGAGCACGGCTAATGAGTATATAGATCATATTTTTATATTAAAATTTATATTTCCATTTACTCCAAGCGTGGAGTATCGTCATTCCGTCCATCGTTCTACAATAGTGGATGAGTGACACAAGCCCTGTCCGCACTCGTGACTTTAGCGGATGGGGCTTTTCGTTTCCACCACAGCCAAATATAATTATTAACAATTTAAATTTTAGGTAAATGACATTAGAATTTAACAAAACTGATGTAAATGTAGAGGCTTTACCAGTAGTCTCAGAGTTCCTTAACAATGAAAAGAGAGGTGTTGAAGTTGTAGAGATTGTCGAGCATGACGGCAAACAAGCCGTGAACGCAAGGGAGCTGCACCAAAAGTTGGGCAGTAAGCGTGATTTCTCAAATTGGATTCAAGACCGTATCAATAAGTACGGATTCGTTGAAAATCAAGATTTTGAAGTTTTCAACAAAAATGTTGTAAACTCAAAAGGTGGTAGAAGCCGTAAGGAGTATGCCATATCTTTGGATATGGCAAAGGAGTTGTGTATGATTGAGAACAATGAGCAAGGTAGATTGTTCCGTAAGTACTTCATCGAAGTCGAGAAAGCTGCCAGAGTCAAGTACGAGCAGGAGAAGCTGGACAAGAAGGCTTCCGATTCCTTTGACATCAAGCTGAAGTGGTTGAACTTTCTTCCTGGTTATCTGAACCTCAGCGATGTTTCCAAATTGGCGATGGCTAAAAAAATTGCTGAACCATTAGGGTTGCCGACACCTAATTATGTGAGCGCACCGAATGGTGCAAAGCATTCCGCTACGGAGTTATTGAAATCTCATGGTGTAGGCTTGTCTGCTCGAAAGTTCAATGAGTTGGCGGTAAAGGCAGGATTATTGAAGCTAAAAGAGCGCAAGGGTACGAACAAGGTACACAAATATTGTGAGATTACCAAGAAAGGATTGGTTTATGGTGAGAACGACATCAACGAGAAGAATATGAACCAAACACAACCACATTGGTACGACTCTAAGTTTGGGGAGGTGTTGGGAATCATCGGCTACAAGTCATCCAAGCAAGTAGATATGTTTGCAAGCGGTGAGACACACTAGAACAACTGTAGTAATATTGATATATAATCGAGTTGAAGGGGGAATGCGTGATGCATTCCTCTTTTTTTTTGTTTAATACAGGGCCATTCAAGAGCTTATTTTTAAACTAACTGCTTGATAATCAGTATGGGAAGGTATGGCCACATTAAGGGCTAAAATATACATTTATTTTATGGCAGGAGAGAAGAGATAGTGAGAGTCTTGACTTCAGATGAACGATATATTAAAGATGTTGATTACTAAGTTGCGGAAACCCCTGTAGGAGGAAGACTAGAGAATGACTTGTAAATTTTCGTCATGTAAAAGCAGAAATGGCACGAAAACCGAAAAGTGAGTTTAAAACGATATGGAAATTTTGCCGATTGAGATAAATTAGTTATCTTTGTGGTCGAATTTTAAAACTTATAAGGATATGAAGATATTAGAACCGAGATATGAAATCCTATCCCAAGGCAAGGGCATGGATGGAGTTTACAAGCAGATAGAGTTATGCGGTCGCACTTGCTATGCGTCAAGTATGAAGATAGACAAAGACAGCGCAAAGCCTTTCGTTGAGCGTATGGTAAGCAGCAACCATCTTGCCATGTGTGAGCATGGAACAATCTATCTACATGTTGCTTACGATAATGACTTCTTTGTTCCGGAGTCTTTACTGGTCAAACACTATCGTGAGAACAAATATTCAAAGGTGATGCAGATTGGCAGCGACTACTATATCACGACCAACTACAGAGTGATAGTAGAGAACGAATGGTTTGATGATTTGGACTATATCTGCGAGCCTACGGAATGGCATGAGAAGCGAATAACCGTCCGCTTTACTACTCAGATTGCGGTAAGTAGAGAGGCTAACAGACATCGTGTAGATTCCGTAGCGGAACAAAGCACTAGATATTGCAACTATAGTAAGGATAAGTTCGGAGGCGAGATTGCTATCAACAAGCCAAAGTGGGTTAGCGAAGATGATGCGGTTAATCCATTGTCTTTCGATGGTGGAACATTTGTTGACCTATCAAAGAACATCGGTAGTTATGAGCATTGGAGTCCAGTAGAAAAATGGTGGTTTGCCAATAGAGTATGTGAAATGATGTATTTGTCTTTGGTCAAGGATGATGGTCTTAAGCCACAGGATGCGAGAACTATTCTTCCTCTTGATACCAATACGGAGCTGATTCATACCGCATTCGTGAGTGATTGGCTTCATTTCTTCGATTTGCGATCAAAGGGAACTACCGGAAAGCCTCATCCAGATATTGAGGTCTTGGCAACCCCATTGATGAATGAGTTCAAGGAACGAGGGCTGATTTAATCGCTTATGAAGAAGAAAGCCAAGCAAATAGCCAATGTGATGAGCAATGACTCTTTGGAGGTTGTTGCTCAGATGATTGTTGATGAGGCTAAAGGTGTGCGCTATGAAGTGTATGCTGATGGCTCTAGTAAGAACAACAAGTGTGGTTGCGGTTGGCTTTTGCTTCATAAGGGAGCGATTATCAATAGTGGGAAATATACATTTATCACAGCCAAAGTGAACGATTCGGTGAGAGCCGAAATAAGGGCGGTCATTCAAGCATTGGGTGATTGCCCTCTTTTGTGTTCTGTTGATGTATATGTGGATTGCCAAGTGGCTATAGAGAGAATACAGGCTTGCAAGTTAGGAGACTTACAGCCTATATATAATAAGGTAGCGAAAGGCAAGGTGATAAGATACCATTGGGTTAAGGCTCATAGAGGTAATATGTATAATGAAATGGTGGATTCTTTGGCTTTTTCTGCTACAGAAAGTTAATTTTGTACCCGTATATATAACAAGTGTTAAAATATAAAAGAAACACATTAAATAATTTGCACATTTCGATTATTCTTTGTATCTTTGCATCGTAATTAAGAAACAAGGTTACTAATTAAAATGGTGAGACACACCTTAAAAACTGTGATTCGTTATGAATACTAGATTGAGTAAGAAAGAGACAATGGTTTATGGCAACATCGAAGTGATGGCTGATGTAATTGGTGGTAACAAGTACTTTACATTTGCTGAGTTGTATGATTTCGATTTGGATAATACCAAGGATGAGTTGAAAGAAATTTTAAACTCTTTGACTGAGAAAGGTTACTTGAAGAGTTTTAATGATTTCGATAAAACTTATCGAGTTTTGAAGTAAGAACAACAAAGGGGATAATCCCCTTACAATATAAATTTAGAGCGTGAGACACACGTAAAACTGTATTGAAACAATGAAAAAGGTATTCACAATTGAGAATGCGTTAGCGTTTTTATTTGCTCTTGAAATAGTATCATTAATTTATTTTCTTGGATAGGGCTTATGCAGATTAAGTTTGGTAAGATAAAGTTTACTGCGGCTAAGTCCGAAAAAGGATGCCGCTTTGATGCTTGCTACAAAGGGGAGCATGTGGCTTTTGAGAGTGAAGATATGTCTTTGTATGATGATGTTTTTTCTGATAATAACAGAAGAGCAAAGGCTGCAAAGAGAGTGATTTACGAGAATATTAAGCACAAGTATTATGAGACCCATAGAGATTAGCGATTTCAACGCTGCCGATGAATTTGTCGTTGAGGCGATGATGCAAGATGGCAAATTCAAGGTTATCGGCAAGGTTATTATTGATAATAATCTTCGGAATGATGATGATTTGGAAACCATCTGGGATTATGCCAACTGGGAGACGAACGGCTATGAAAAGATGGTTGTCTCTAACGGAGTGTACAAAGGCTTGAAAGCATTTAGCGATGGGCGTTTGTTCTATGTAATTACTGATGATGAGCTTGGAGTGGTAAATGACAATATCATGGTACGTAAGCATTATGATGTCAACAATGGCTATTATATTAAGTCATCAAGGTTGCACAAGGAACAATCCAGGGACTTATGGTGCTTTGGTAGCCGTGAGACCATAACTAGAGAATATAAGTCAAACCATTTTATATGTGGTAAGTGATGGCAAAAAAGATTAATCATATTAAGCCTTCCTTCATTGAAGGTGGTGAAGTCTGGCATGATATTGATAAGTTCCCGATGCTAGACCACACTATTCTAGTTGAGTTACAGGTAAAAGGCTCAGACGGATTGATTTACCGGACGCAAGATGTATGTGTTGAGCGTGCGGATAGGTTCGTACCTACGATGTCTTTTGTTCCTAAGCGTTGGGCGTATGCAATAGACTTAGCTCAATGCAGGCAACTTGAAGGATAAAAACAAAATACAAATTAAGAATAAGCATATGGAAGAATCAAGAGGTGTTTACACATTACCCGTCTTGTATAATGAACAAAGTGGTAGAAATGAAGGTGTATGTGTCAGAAGTGAACTTGGAGTAGTTGTTGCAATTGACAATGAAGATGAGTTTAAAGGTGTTTTTTCAAAGGATGGTGAGGTTGATGTATTCAAGCAGCTACTATCACAAGAAGTGTATCGTTTCAACACAGAACACCATGCATTCCCAACTGAGCCTTTGATTTCTTACAAGATGGATGGCGACATTATCTTTGATTTCGTTGAAGTAACAATCGGAAAGATGTATGGCGGTTATGTTTATATCGTGCATTACAACTTTGCAAGCACGGCATCATAATAAACAAGTTTGATTATGACATTAATAATAGATAGAATTAAGATTTCGGCTCAGATTAAAGTGTTGGAGGATATTGCTGTTGACTATAAGGGTAAGACAATAGATAACATCATCCAACAGCTAGAAGCAAGATTGAGTGTGCTGAAATAAGTTCAAATTCCAGTAGTTGGAAGATTATGAGTGGTGGACGTTTTGATTATGCTCAGTATAGGATTGCTGACATATATACAAAGATAGAAGATTATATTGATGGTCATCCATTGGATGAGGAAGATGAAAGATGTTTTCTCGAAGACCGATGGTTAGAGGAGGATGAAGACAAGTATGTTAGAAAGCATCATCATACGATGCCTAACAAATACGGCTTGTCTAAAGAGACTATCAAGGAATTTAAGAAGGGCGTTGAACTTCTGAAGAAAGCTCAGGTTTATGCCCAAAGAATTGATTACCTTCTTTCCGGTGATGATGGAGAAGATAATTTCCATCTACGTTTGAAAGAGGATTTGGCAAATTTAAAAAGTAAAAAAGGATAGATTATGAGTTGGAATTATCGCTTAGATACACCTATGATGCAATTAGCTGAAGAGGTGAACAAGAAATATGATACCGATGCAGGTAAGATGCTTCTTTGCACTTATCTCTTCATGGTATCAAGTGAAGAGGTCAAGGACAAACAAGCTTTCTTTGATTGGGTAGAAGAGCTGAGTAAGTCCTGTAAGTGTGATGCGGTAAGGGAGTACGTGGAAATCAAGGACAAAGCCGATTGGCTGCATGGTGGATTCAATAAGCCGATTTACCGACACTACAAGGGTAATTTCTATGAGTACCTTGGTGAGGTTACTGATAGCGAGACTTCTGAAGCTAAGGTTGCGTATCAAGCAGTGTGCGGACAACATGAAGTTTGGGTGCGACCAAAGGATATGTTCTTTGGTAATGTTGAGGTAGATGGTAAGCCGGTTCCTCGGTTTGAGAAGGTTGATTTAAAAGACTTAGAGAAACAAGCCGAGAGCAATGGACAGAAAAAAGATTAAGAGTTTGCTAGGTCAAGCAATCTTGCGAGTGAATGAAGTCGTACCGAATTTCGATGATTTGGATAAGATACTTCCTTTGCTTAGACAGGCGATTGATGAATTAGATAAGTCAGAATCGGGTTCAGTTTAGAAAGGGTGAAAAATGGCAAATAGGCATACGGTAAAACCAAAGGTAGTTCCTTTTGAGATAGCCAAGCTTCTGAAGGAGGTTGGCTACGATGAGAAGATAGCCGAATTTTGGGCTTACGCCAGCCCTTGGACAGCAAAGGGTGGTATTCGTAAGGGTGGAAAATATAGTGAGCATTACGGCAGTTATATTGCTTACTCCAATTCCGAGTGGGAGAAATCCAATATTGAGTTTTCTGCTGCATTAAAGTTGAGTAGTAAGCATCCGGCAATATCCGCTCCAAGCTATGATATGGTGCTTGATTGGCTTTTAGAGCATTTCGGTTATTATATTTGTGTCGCAAATGTCTCGAAAGGAAAGTTCTGTTGGCAAACTACATCATGGCGTGTAGAGGAAGGCTTGTGTCATACGGATGGCAAGGAGTATTTAGGCAGATACGAGGCGATGGATGCCGCTTTCAAGAGTATCTTAAAGGCTCGCATTGAGAATAAAGATAACGAGGAAATCAAAAGACTTTTGGAGGAAATACAAGATGGAAAGACTTTATGATACTTTTGTACACGCAATAATGATGAAGTTAGAAACTCGTTTATGTATTGAACTCGAATGTGTTTATAAGAATATAACAAACAAGATTGTTGAGAAGAAAGGTAAACTCACCAACGAAGACGTAATTGAGTTTCAGAAAAAACTACAAGAAGTGTACGACACGAATGCTGCTATTCGTGAAAAGGTTACTGGTATTAAAGATTTCAAGAATTGCATCTTAACTAAAGAAGCATGTGAAGAGCTAATAAAGCGACTTAGCATGATTAATATAAAAGAAAATGAACAAGCAAAGAATGATAGAGTGGATAGCCACTTGTGATACAGGTGGCTCTTCAATGACTATGTGGAGTGCATTGATGGGGGTAAAACGAAAGAAAGATTTGAATATTCCCAAAGACAATAGTGACTTCCGTAGATGCTATGACATGGTAGAATACGGACACGTAACCTTGGATGAACTACAAGCTGTGAAGGAGCAGTATCCTTGGTTTGCTCCTGTTGTTGACAATTGGAAGGAATTGTCTCTTCTGTTTGAAGAAGAGCTGGACAAACGCTTGTATATGCGTATTCGTCAGCTTTGCGAAGAGTCAGATGCTATCCGGTATGAGAAAAAGGGAGAACTTTATTATGAGAGGAAATTTTGGTATAATATAACATAATAATCAAATTAAGAATGAAGAAAATTATCTTAATGTTTTGTTTTGCGATACTCGGCATGAGTGCGCTTACAAGTTGTCATTCGGTTTCTCCCGATGCAGACGAAGAAGCCGTAATCGTAAAGAAGCCTTGGTTTATTGGGCATGGAGGTGTTGAACAGCAAGCAGTGCAGACTGGTCTCACTTGGTGTTGGTGGTCAACGAGTGGTTATTACTTCAAGATTGTTCCAGTCCGTCATGAGATTACCTTAGATGATTTGTTTAGTGACGATAACACGCCACTTGACTTCCATACTGTAATCATTACTCAGATTGAGCAAGGCAAGTCCCCAATTCTTTTGCAAAATTATGGAGAGAAATGGTTTGATACTAATCTCAACAATTATTTCTGCAATCTGGTTCGAGACCATATTTCTCAGCATTCCCCATTTGACTTGATGTCGAATCGGCAAGTGCTTAATCAGATTGACACCAAGATACGCAAGCAGATGCAGGACTATGTGAACGCTCTATCAAAGAAAAAGCAGATGCCTATCATCATAAAGGAGGTTATCATCGGTAAAGCTACACCAAACAAGGAACAGCTTGATGAAATGAACCGCACGGCAAAGGTTGTGCAAGCCAAGCAGACACAAGAACGTGAATATGAAGTGCAGATAGCAAGAGAAAAGGCTGAGCGACAAAAGGCAAAGGCAGATAAGGCATATATGGAAGAAATGAACCTTTCCGCTGGTCAGTTTATCAACCTTAAGTGGATTGAGACAGTAGCAAATAAGCAAGGAGCAAATATTGATGTTATGGTTGGTCCTGCGGAAAGCATGTGGAATATAAGACGCAATTAATTAATTTTTAAATCAAGTAAACAGAAATGAATAAAGACAAATTAAAGGTCAGTTTTGAGATTGACCGTTACAAGGTGATTGGTATGCTCTCACGAAATTGTGAGAGTGCTGAAGAATACAACGAGATTGTGGGTATTCTTGAAGGCAAGAATGAGTTTGTGCGTGATGCGAATGGTAACGAGGAACTTGCAAGCCGCATTTGCAATTATGCTTTGGACTCTATCTTGGTAGAGAATCCAGACTTGACTCTTCGTAAGCGTTTGGATAAGGAACAAAAAGGCGAGGATGTTCCAGAAGGAATTTCCAATGTCATCGAAATCAAAGGTGATGACGCAAAGAAACTTGTAGAAACCATCTGTGGTATTCTTCGCAAGGATGAATGATGTAAAAATCATCAAAAGAGTCTAAATAAACACTAAAACATTTGCAAGGATAAAATAAAATGCTTATCTTTGCATCGTGTTTGAAACAGATGGCCTTCAATGAGGTTTCTTCTACCATAATAAGTCAAGACTTAGGAGTTTACGGCATGGTTTCCAGGTTATCCAGCCTAGCTAGACTATAACAAGGCAACTCTAATTAGGGTGAGAATCCCTAGATGCTGCATTAGACAAGTGGTTAAATCGCCAGTTTTTCACGCTGGTATTCAAAGGTTCGAATCCTTTATGCAGTACAAATTTGCCCTATGGTGTAATGGCAACACTACAGGTTTTGGTTCTGTCATTAGTGGTTCGAATCCGCTTGGGGCAACAAGGTGATATTTGATATGTATTCCACAAATGGTGCAATATTCAAGCGGCTAAAGAAGACTGACTGTAAATCAGTTCCCATTGCGGGTTCGGTGAGTTCGAATCTCTCTTGCACCACAAGAGTAACTTTGTCAGATTACGGGGAATGTAGCTCAGAAGTAGAGCACTTGGTTCGTAACCAAGGGGGCATTGGTGCAACTCCAATCATTCCTTTACGCTTTCGTAGCTCAGTGGCAGAGCATAGGATTTTTAATCCTAGGGTCGAAGGTTCGAATCCTTCCGTTGGCACAATGATACACAAGAAGAGAGCCGTGATGTTTGTTCTGTTGGAATCTCGGACATCTGTCAACGGATAACGTAGGAAGCAGATGGGGCGAATAAAGTTGTGAATAAGCTTATGAACTAGGGAAGCAAGCGGAATGGCCTCTTTTTTGTGCTTCATTTGATGGTTTAACGAAAAATTGAAGAATATGAAAAGTCCGTTAAGAATGGCAGTCGCTTTAGAAAAGAACAACAAGGTATATCCAAAAGATGTACGGAAGTTCTTGATGGGATTGTACGCCACGCTGCATTTGACAGATAACGCAACGGCTAAAGATATGGAAAAGCTGGTATATTATGCTTTTCGGAACGGTTACCTGCTAGGTGTCAAGTCTGAAGGAGGTGATGACCAAAAAGCGTATGACCGACTGCCGGATTTGGGAGTAGAAGAAGATATTGGTGATGATTCAAGAAGATAGTTGATAAAATTTGGTAATTAGTTAGTAAAGTTTTTTAGGCTTTGGTGTGTGAACATCGAAGCCTTTTTATATATAATAAGGTAAAATAAAAGCTGAAATGTTAACAAGACCCATATATTGGTTACGAAAGGTTAAAATACAAAAGAAAAACATTAAATAACTTGCATATTTCAAAACTTATTCGTATCTTTGCATCGTCAATCAAGATAAGTTGGTTGATTTGCCGAGTGACAAGTTTCACTCAATAAGGTGAGAGCGACACCAAGGGGTAAGACCCGAAACAACTAGCACAATTGATTATGTCTAAGCAGACTGGTTTTTCATTCGCAAGTTCAAAGAAGTCATTAATCGAGACTATTGACGAAATCAAGAAGTCTAAGATGCCTCGCAACGAAAAGATTGTTGCATTGAAGGCTTGCGGTCTTCGTGAGAAAGAAATCTCTGATATGTTGAAGGTTTGTGTACCAAGCGGTTCAACTTCAACGAGATTCGTTTATACATTCGGTGTTGAGATTGAATGTGTTCATGCCGAGCGCAATGCCTTGATAGAGGCGGGTCGTCAGAATGGTGTTGATATTCATTCTGAGGACTATAACCACACCGATAACAAGAGTTATTTCAAGATTGTTAGTGATGCTTCAGTTGGGGGTGATGTTGACCCTAACGAGGTTGTTAGTCCGGTATTGAATGGCAATACAAATGGTATGGAAACTTTGAAGAAGGCTATCAAGTCTTTGGATGCCGTAGGTGCAAGAGTAAATTCTACTTGTGGTCTTCACGTTCATATTGGTGCAGCTAAGTTGACAGGCGAGCAGTATGTTAACGTCTTCAAGAATTATCAGAAGCTTGAAAGATTGATTGATAGTTTTATGGCTCCTTCAAGAAGAGGTAATTGCCGTTGGGCAGCCAGCTTGCTTGACAAGGATTTCTCTAATTGCCACGACAATTACGATATAAGACGTAGTGTTTTTTATGGAGACAGATATTACAAGGTAAATGCTGAGAGCTATACACGTCACAAGACTATAGAGTTTCGCCAGCATCAAGGTTCAACTAATTACAAGAAGATTGAAATGTGGGTTAAGTTCTGCGCAAAGCTTGTCGGTTGGTCTCGTAACAATGTCTTCACTAGTGAGGTTATGAACATCGAAGATATACCTTTCTTGAATAAAGAAGAGAAGGCTTTCTTCCAGAGCCGTAAGGATGCATTTGCAGCCAATAACGATTAATTGATGCAGTCCTAGGGTTAAATCCCTAGGGCACAAATAAATCAAAGTATTATTAAGAAAAAGAAAGGGTAAAGATATGTGTGTTATTATTGTATGTCCGAAAGGTGTTGCTTTGCCATCCGTAGATGAGCTGAAGGCAGCGTATATGAGAAATCCCGATGGTTGCGGATTTGTGAGTGAGTCTGACCATTATAAGAGCTTGCATTTCTCTACATTTATACGTAGATTGATGAAGCGAGATATAAATGAGAATGTAATCATACATTTTAGATTTGCTACTCATGGTTCTGTCTGTGTCAAGAATTGCCATCCGTTCTACAAGGCTGGTTATTGGTTCGCCCATAATGGAGTGCTCCCGATCTGCTCCGAGCATGATAAAACGGATAGTCAGATTTGCTTTGAACGTTTCATTTATCCTACTATCAAGAAATATGGTTGGGGGTCTGATGAACATATGAAAGAAATGAATAAATGGACAGCTCATGGTTCTAAGTTTGCAATGTTGCATAATGGTGAGATTTTGAAGTCCGGTAAATTCATAGAGCGTGATGGACGGTTCTATTCTAATTTGAATCATTTGGGTTATATGAGAAATGTCATAAACTTTTAGATATTTTTTTAATGTTTAGGTTCTTTTTAATTCGACAAGCGTCAGATGTCCGTGAGGATATTTGGCGTTTTTTTGTTATATAAGGTGTTTTATTTTGTGTTGCAATTAATTATTCATATTTGTGATAAAATAGCCTTAAATCGCTTATAAACACCCCTATTACTCACTTTTAAGCAAAAGTGAGATACTTGCAAACGGTTTAATGTGTTTATTGTTCTTTTCGTATTATCTTTGCACTAGTTTTAACAAATATATCGAAAGAATGAAAGATAAAATTTTCCAGTTACTAAAACAAGAGTATAAGTCTCTTGGGCTAGGTGATGAAGTTCTTCAGGCACATGCCGAAATGCTTGATAAGATGGGGCTTGTTACTGATGACAACATCGAGACAGTGGTTGCTAGTCAAAAGAGTTTTTTGGAGTCCTTGCAAAAGGACAATGACCGCAGAGTTACCGATGCCAAGAAAAAGTTCGAGGAGGCACAGAAGGCTAAAGAAGATGCTGAACGCAAGGCTGCTGAAGAAGAAGCTAAGAAGAAAGCTGACGAAGAAGCCAAGAAAGCCGCTGAAGAAGCCGAAAAGAAACGTTTGGAGGAATTGGCAAAGAAAAACGAAATGCCGGAGTATCTCAAAAAGTACTTTGAAGAGCAAGCAGCAGAGAAGAAAGCTTCTGAGGAAGCAAGATCCAAGGAACGTGAAGAGTTCAAAAAACTCGTTGAGACCTTGACACGGAAAAATACAGACCAAGCCAAGACTTACAACGAACAGATGGAGGAGCAAAGCAAGACCATTAAGGAATTGCAAGAAACTATCCAAAAGCAAACTGAGGAGGCTAAGGCTAAGGAAGAGGCTGCTGCAAAGGCAAAGGCAAAGGCAGACCACGATGCGAAGATTTTATCAAAGGCTAAGGAGTTGGGCATTCCCGAAAGTCGTATCAACGAGGGTTTCACTCTGAGCGATGATGCTACAGATGAAACTATCGAAACATACCTCTCAAAGGTAGCGAACAACTACAAGGCGTTGCTACAACCACAATTCGGGGGCAGCTATCGTGCAAGCGAAGGTGAGCCAACAAAGGAGGAAGTTGACAATGTAGCCGCATCATTAGTTCAGTCACTTTAAAAATTGAAAAACATGAATCAGGAATTGAAGACTACGAAAAAGCAAATTGTCTTTGGTGAGGATTCCGTCATTATCCAGAAATGGGAAGGCGACATCAAGGGCGGTCGTGCTTTGGATTGGACAGGCGTAAACGATGAAGTTCTTTACGCAGGTCGTGTTATCGTGACAGATGGTAAGGGAACTTACAAGCCATTGCCTATCGAAACAGGCAATTATAAGACTTTGGGTACAGCCAGTGACCCATTGGAGCATTACAAGTATGCAGGAGTTCTCTATCGTTCCATTCTGAATGGTGAGCCAGCGGCAATTATGACTGCTGGACAAGTAAACAAGGTAGCAGCTAAGGCTGCGAATGGTGCAGACTATCCGGATGCGTTCCTTACAGCTATGCCAAAGATTGCTTTGGTTAGCGATGAGGATGCAAACAAGTTCGATGAGTCTGACGCAACTATGGATAAAGACTAAAAGAAGGAGGATAACAGATGGAAAAATCACTTTATTTTCAGTTGGTCAATAAATACTTCCCACAGCTTGTTGCAAGTGTAGTAGAGAAGTTGAACGGCAAGAACCAGACCACATTGACCTATATGTACCGAGACCACTTGACTAACACCTATAGTCAGGACGGACGTTGGGCATCAATTACTGCGGAATACACACGAGTTGCCGCTGATGTTGTATCAATGGATGCGGAACTTCCATTGAAGAGCCGTGACAAGGTTTCAACTGCTGAGGGTCAAATCCCAAAGGTTGGTATGAAGCTTTACATGACAGAGAAGCAGCTTAAGGATTTGGATAACATGATTGCGCAACGTTTGCCTCAACCACAGATTTTGCGTAACTTGTTTGCAGACCTTCCTCGTTGTATTCAGGCGGTTTACGAGCGTATTGAAGATATGTTCCTCAGTGAGCTGTCAACAGGTGTAGCTTTGGCAACTCGTTCCGGTGGTACTGGTGTCCGAGTTGATGTAGGTTTTGCCGAGAAAAATAAGTTTGGTCACGGTGCTAAGGCTTGGGATGCAGAGGACGCAACCCCACTTGATGATATTCAATTGGTTTACGACAAGGCGATGGAAGACCAAAACACCATCACTACTTGTTACCTTGATGATTACACAATCAAATTGCTTGGCAAGAACAAGCAGGTTCGTGCTCAGTTTGCCTTCAATCAAGGCATTGCAATTAATAGTAATAGCAATATTCCTATTTTGAGCTTTGAGCAGATTGCGTCTATCTTTAGAAATAAGTGGCAGACCAACTTGGTACGTGTAGCCCGTACAATCAAGACCGAGCTTAATGGCAAGAAGGGAACACACAATCCTTGGGCTAAGGGTCACATGACCTTTACATGCTATGATAACCTTGGTGATTTGTTCTGGACTAACGTAGCCGAAGCTACAAGACCAGTTGCAGGTGTTACTTATCAGTCAGCCGATGAGTATATCTTGGCTAGCCGTTATTCTACTAACGACCCACTCCGTGAGTTCACTAGCTCACAAGCAATGGTTGTTCCTATCTTGAATAACGTTGATGCCATCTACTCTTTGGACTCAACACAAGCGGTAGGTTAGGCTTATGAGAGGTGAGGTAATTAGTCCGTTCCGTGATAAGTTCCATTTTAACACCATCTATGAAGTTGGTGCAATCTTGGACTTTGACGAAGAACGTATGAACTCCCTTATCGAACGTAAGCTTTGCAAGATGTTGGAGGTGCAGGATGATAATCATTCTGCATCTCCAGAAGACGATAAGGAAATTAAAGATACTCCTAAAAAGGAAGTCTTGAATGATGGGAAGGTAAATCCTGTAAAGGAAGAAGAAAAGAAATCAGAAGAGACACCCAAGAAGGAAGTCTTGAAGGAGAAGAAGGAGAGTAAGCCTAAAAAGGAGAAAACCAGCAAAAAGGATGCTGCCGAGTCAACCGAAGAGACTTCTGAAAAGGAGAATGTAGAAAAGGAACTTGACGAAAAAGCAAAGAGCGAGCAGGAGGCTGCAAAGAAAATCGCTGAGGCTATGAGTCAGGCTCAGAAATAATGATGTCACATGAAGATAAGAGAATACATTTCGCAGAAGTTGCGTGCTTGGAACATTACCGATGCCCAATTGGAAGATATTTCGTCAGGTATAGACCTTGACGAAGAATATACGTCTGATAATTCGCAGGTTGTAGGCAAGGCGATGATTTCCGTAATCGAGGAACTTATGCTTGCTCCATATATGAGCAATGTGAATGAAAATGGATTCTCTGTCTCTTGGGACTACTCTAGGATAGGACAATACTATATGTGGCTTTGCCGTAAGTATGGTGTTGCTCCGGATGATGAAGTGGTGGCAGCTTTAGGGCTTTCCACTATCACGGATAAGTCTGATATTTGGTAAATGTCTAGGTTATGTTATATTCCCCTCATATATTAAAGAAGAAGTTCGTGAATAAGGTTGTCAACAAGTACAACGAGGTCATTAGCTCTTCTGAGGAATGGAAAGAAATGGGGCGTTGTCGATGCGATGACAACTCTACCGAGCATTTCACTACCGATAATGGTAGCATATATACACCGAAATATCACATTGTTTGTGACAAGTGCCAGATTTCCGAAGGTGATGAAGTCAAGGTTTATTCCAATGATGGAAGCTACCGAGGAGGTGGAAAGGTCTATAATGCCCCTAAGTGCAATTATCTTGGTTATATGAGTATCTATGTCTGATGTTATAAAGGATGAGATAGACGCTTTCTTTGCGCAGGGAGAAAGGGAAGTTGATGAGTTTCTTGACAGGTTAGGTAAAACAGCCGTTGAGCTTGATAAGACTAACGGAAACTACCGAAACCGCACAGGTAATCTCAGAAGGTCTAACTATAGTAAAGTACATGACCACACCTTAACCCTTGGCAACAAAGCGGAATATGCGTCTGATGTTTCCTCTAGGGGATATGATGTTATAGATTCGGGTATTCAGTATATCAAGAAAGAAATCGAAGATATGCGATGATAACAGAAATAGATGCTGGTCATGTAATCTATGACGACTTGGAACTTATGGGAATGGAACGAAGACTGAAAGGACATCTGAAAAAGGGTGGACTTGAAGGGGAAAGACCTATGGTCGGTGAGAAGATTCCTGATGAAGGCATGATAGTAATCATTCCTAAGCGCATGAGTGCAGACAAGACATATTTCAACGATTGTACTATAGAGGTAAACATATTGCTCAAAGATATAGAGGGCGAGGCTAATCCTCAATTGAACGAGCTTTTAAAGAAGGCTATTGAAACCCTGTCTGACAATGAAGTCGGAAAAGCAGAGGATGTATGGTATCGTTATTCTATCCGCTCCCACGGCATAGAGCAAGAAAGTAAGTTGAGTTGTCATTACGCAAACATTACTATTGATTTTGAAACATTAAACGTAAGATAAGATGAAACCATTTATTGGAATCAAGAGAATTTGGTATGGTGCTCCTCTTACCGAGGCAAATACACCAGCTAAGTTGGCAGCATGGTTAAAAACCGCAACAGAGGTCTTGAACAGCCATGAGGGAACATGGGGATATTCTCAGGATGACCCTAGTGTTACCGAGTACAAGAACGAGCTGAACGGACAGGTTTACTATCGTGACAAGACCGATGAGGGTGCTAAGACAATTACATTCTCTATTGGTGTCTTCTCATGGAAGAACAAGGTTGACCTTCAAGGTGGTAAGATGTACGATTCAACCGGAGCAGCGACCACAACGGAGTCAGACGCAGTAGGTTGGTCTTCTAGCCAAGATTTGGCAAATATCAACAAGTGTATTGTTGCTCAGACCAAGACCGGAAACTATATCGTTTTCTCAAATGCGGCTATCGTAGCCAAGGGAGACCAGCAAGACAAGAATATCACTTTGGGTATTTCTGCCGTTGCCATGGAAAGCGAGACCGATGGTGTGGCTGGCGAGTACCAATGGGAAGGCTCTGCGGTTGTGGAACAGGGATAAGACATAGGCAACAAATGATAGAGGGGGGGGATGGTGTTAATGCCGTTCCCCTTTTTTAATATAAGAACTATGAGTAAGGCAAGTAAATTAGTTGCGGATGCTATTCTTGGGGAGGATTCCGTAACAACAATGGTGAATGGAAAGACTTATTGTATTTCACCGCCAACTATTATAAAATTGGTAAAGGCGGCTAAATACCTTGACCGTTTTGAGGAAGGCAAATCGCCAGGGGAAATCTTATGGATGATGAAAGATTTAGGTGACGCTTGCAAGGCATTATCTGTGTTTATACAAGGCGATGAATCCATTAGTGATGAATTATCTAAAGGAAAACTAGAAGATGTTGTCAATGGCTTGCAAAAGGCTTATTCTCTAATTTCAATAAAGGATTTTCAGAAGCTATCAATTTTGGCGAAGAGTGCGGCAAGGATGATAGCAAAACCACGACCATAGGAAACGATACACTCTTAGGCAAGATTGCATCTTTTATGGATAGTCTGCATTTGTCGTACCAAGAGGTCGTGAGAGAAATACCTTATAGGAACTTGCTACTGATGGCAAAAGACAAGCAAAGAGTAGCATGTGGTGATGTAATGTATGAGGTAACGGAAGAAGAGTTTGGAATGAACTTCAAAAAAGGATAAGTTTAAAATAATGCAAATAAAGTATTAAAAGCACTAAAACGTTTGCAAGTTAGCAAAATATTGTTTATCTTTGCAAGCGCAGGACAAAAAAGGATAAAATGGCGATTTAAGAAATTGATAAGATATTAGAGACACGAAACCCGATGGACTATACCGAAAGGCAGTCCGAGTCACTATTCCTTTGACTTTGCAATCGGTAGTTTCGTGTTTTTGTGTTTAAAATAAGATGCAAGACGTAAGGTTAATATTCGAGATACTTGTTTCCATGTTGCTTTGCGTTTGTCTCATATTGCTTGCTGTAAGTAGATATAGGCAAAAGAAAAAGCGTGAAGAACCGGAGCGAAAGGAAATGGACTTGATAGACTTCTTTTCTTTGGGAGGAGTTGCCTATTATTGGAACAAAGGTGGTAAGCAGCAGAAATGCTACACATACGAAGAATTTCTGAAAATCAAGGCTGACTACGTGGAGCTTTGGTTGAATCAGAATAGATATATTTTTAACTCTCAATTAGATAGCGATGATATATAGAGTATTTGTTTTGTTGCCGACAATAGTTGTATCAGATGGCATTGTTGGTATAGCTTGGCTAGGAAAGGTCTTTGGCTGGCGATATGGAAAGAACAAGAAAAAGAGCAAGAATGTGTCCTTAATGATAGGATATAACACAGGAATGTCTCTTAAGTCGAAAATAGACGATAACGCTGCGGATGATTATTTAAGACGCATTGCCGAAGAAAACAGAATCTAAATTCAAGGGTTAGATACCCTTTTTACAACCATATTACTTGTGGTTATTTTTATACATCGGTTTTTATTAACGATTGTTTTTTTTTATGGTAGATAAATGTATAAAAACGAGCACAAGTTCCCTTATAGATGGACTAAAAAAGATGCTAATTTCACAAAAGACAAAGGTAAGGTGATGTCTTGCTTCTGTTGTGGAGGTGGAAGTTCCTTTGGCTACAAACTAGCTGGCTACGATGTTGTAGCCTGTAATGAGATAGACCCAAAGGTTATGAAGATGTACTTGAAGAATCACGATGTCAAGTATGCTTTCAATTGTGATATTCGTGAGTTGATTACCAATATCAATATGGGGGGGGCATATTATGAAAGAAGAGCTTCATAATTTGGATATATTGGATGCTAGTTTCCCTTGTTCGGTATTCAGTATTGCAGGTGATCGCCAAAAGGCTTGGGGAAAGGAAAAAGTATTCCGAGAAGGTCAGAAAGCACAAAGGCTTGACGATTTGGCTTTTTACTCAATCGCCCTCGCTCAAGAACTACAACCAAAGGTAGTGGTTTTTGAGAATGTCCAAGGTTTGTTGCAAGGTGAAGCTATCGAGTACGTGAAAGAGATTTACAGGCAGATGGATAATGCCGGATATATCTTGCAGCATTGGTTGCTTAATGCACGTAATATGGGTGTTCCTCAGAATCGACCTAGGGTGTTCTTTCTAGGATTACGCAAAGACCTTTGCAAGCCGTTTATGGTTCAGAAGGATTTGTTCGAGCGAGTGCCTAAGATAGATATGGACTTCAACGAGAAAGAAATTGTCTTGGATGAGTTTTCGGACTATAGTGGAAGACAGATTCCAAAAGGAGTGATGAAGTATTGGGAGCATAGAAACGAGAAAGACAATTCTATCGGTGATATTGTCAAACGGATGGATAATCGTCTTTCTATGTTCAATAATATGTTTCTTAAAAAGGATAAAGTATGCAATACTATATCAGCAATGGAAGATAGGCTTTTGTATTTTGATAATCCAAGTTATATTTCAGCGCATGATACGATTTTAGCATCAACATTCCCGATGGATTATGACTTTAATGGCATGAAGCCTTGGTTTGCTTGCGGAATGTGCGTTCCTCCGGTTATGATGGCGAATGTAGCTGCGAGAATCTGGGATTGTTGGTTGTCAAAGATTAAAAAGGAGGAATGCGCATGATAACAGCAAGTATGACTTCGGGGGAGATGCGTAGAGTACGAAACTTAGATGAAGCTAGAATCTATGAGTTTCAGATGCGAAAAGCTAATGAGCTTAAACGTGAAATGAGAAAGCAGAACGTAAGACAAATAACAAAGACCTTTGAGTTTGCTACACCGAATGCCGATTATTTTATCGTTGTAGGTGTAAAACATGGCGATGTATTTGCTTCCGGTGTGTTCATTTATCTGAAGGAAACTAACGAGTATATTCCTATGAGCAGAAATGAGGGGTATAGCGAGGATTGTTTTGCTATGAGCGTTCATTTTCTGAAGAGATATGCAGAAAGGTATTTGAAAAAGGATTTGCCGATAGCAAAGATATTACAAAAGATATATACATCGTTTACAGGTGCGGTTCAGCTTTATAGTGACGACAAGACAAAAAGGGTGGTGTTTGCTATTCCGGAAGGGCTTATACTCACAGAATACGAGCAAGAAAAGCGTATCATCCACTACAAAACCTTTGTAAGCATGGATATGCTAAAGAAGACACAGATGCAAAGTTACGAGAAGATTAGTGCATTTCTAATGGAATCATGTCAGCAAATAGCTATGGCAAGAGAAGCAGGAAATGACAAAAAGCTGGGCGTTGTGTACAGAAGGTTTTATGATGATATTGATTTACTAGACACTAAGGAGGCGCAAGCCATATATTCAGGTTTCTTTGAAAAAGGAGGTAACAATGAAAGATAAATGTATAACAAGGTTTCTTGGTGATATTAAGCCTATAAAGAATTACGAAAGGTATTATGTTAGCAAGCTGGGACATGTCTTTACTATTGGGAGAACGTCTCAATTAAAGGAAATCGCACCTTGCAAGACACCAAAAGGTTATTTGAAGGTATGGCTTTACAAAAACGGAAAGCGAAAGATGTTCTATGTTCATCGTTTGGTAGCGCAGGCATTCTTGGAGAATCCAGATGCATTACCAATGGTGAATCATAAGGATTTCGACAAGACGAATAATAACGTAGATAACTTGGAGTATTGTACCGCAAGATACAATGTGATTTATTCTGCTATAGCAAAGAAAACCTCTTCCGAATACTTGGGTGTGACTTGGAATAAGAGTGTAAGAAAATGGCAAGCTCAGTACCAGGTAGGTAAGAAGAAAACTTATATCGGATGCTTTGGTACGCAAGAAGAGGCTCACGAAGCTTATGTTAACGCTACAAAAGAGATTTGACATGCTTAAATTTGATAGAATATACAATTCCGACTGTATAGAAGGAATGAAACAAATAGAGACCAGGAAAGTAGATTTAATTGTTACTGACCCACCATATTGTATCTCCTATAAGACCGGATGGAGAGCAGACGACCATCGCTTTTCGAAGGAAATACTCAATGACGATAATGAGCAATTGATTATTGATTATATGAGCGAATGCTACCGGATTTTGAAGGATGATAGTGCTGCTTATATCTTCTGTAGTGCCAAAACATTGGACTTTTTTATGCGACAAGCGAGGAACGCAGGGTTTACCATTAAGAATGTGCTCATTTGGCGAAAGAACAACCATACGGCTGGAGATTTAGAGGCGCAATATGGGCAATGTTACGAGCCAATCCTGTACTTGAATAAAGGCAGACGAACCATAAACGGAAAGCGTTTGGAGGACGTATGGGACTTTGATAGAGTTCCATCTGATAAATTGGTACATCAGAATGAGAAACCAATTCCCTTGCTTATGCAATGCATCTTGAAATCATCGGACGAAGGAGATTTGGTATTTGATGGTTTTATGGGTTCAGCAAGTACTGCTTTGGCTTGTATGCGAACAAACAGGAATTTCCTTGGCTTTGAATTAGACGGGGAATATTTCAAGGTAGCACAAAAAAGAATCAAAGAAGAAATGTTTAATCAAAAAGATATGTTTGGATATGTTGGAGATAGATAAGATTTATCAAGTTGATTGTCTGGATGGTATGAGCAAGATTGATGACAAATCTGTCTCGCTTATACTCACAGACCCTCCATATGAAATTTCAAGGAATTCCAATTATGCAAAGTCCGCTCCTACTGGTAAAGATACTGATAGATTCCGCATATCTATCGACTTTGGAGACTGGGATAAACAGGAAGCATTTGATATAGGCTCTATGATAAAAGAATCCTACAGGTGCTTGAAAGATGGTGGATATATAGTTTGTTTCTATGATTTGTGGAAGATTGGGGTCGTAAAGGATGCGATGATTAATGTCGGATTTAAACAAATTAGATTTATAGAATGGATAAAAACAAATCCTGTTCCAATAAATAGTAAGACAAACTATCTCACAAACGCAAGAGAGGTCGCTGTGTGTGGGGTGAAAGGTAAAAATCCTATCTTTAAAAGCGAATATGACAATGGAGTATATAGCTTTCCAATCTGTCGTGATAAGGGGAGATTTCATCCTACCCAGAAGCCTGTTAGTCTTTTCAGAAGCATTATAAACAAGCATTCCTGCAAAGGAGATATTGTACTAGATTGCTGTATAGGTAGTGGAACTACGGCTATTGCGTGTATTCAAGAAAATCGTAATTTTATTGGTTTTGAAACTAATAGAGAGTTTTACGACAAAGCAAACGAGAGAATAGAAAATGAATTAATGATAAAGCAAGATAGTTTATTTAGTAATGAAAGTTAGTGGGTGATATGATGGAGCTAAATAGAATTTATCAAGGTGATTGCCGAAAGCTTCTAAAGCAGCTAGACGATGAATGTATAGACCTAGTATGCTCTGATGTTGCTTATCCGGTACAAGCTAGAGGTGGGCGCAGTAGTATGAGTGGATATTGGACGGATTCTCAAACTAGAAAAAGTAAGATATTCAAGAGTAATGACATAGATATTTCGGAGTATATCAACGAACTATATCGAGTACTAAAGGATAAGACTCATTGCTATCTTATGTGTAACGACTATAATCTGATGCACTTTCTAGATGAGATAGGACGGAGTGAGTTTCACTTCACAAAGTGTTTAATATGGGATAAATGCACTAAGGTGTGTGGAACGTATTATATGAACCAAAAAGAGTATATCATTATGCTTCGTAAGGGAGGTGGAAAGCCAATTAATGAGTTTGGCACATCTGACATTCTGAGTGTTCCTATTCCAACCAACAAACGCAGGGATAAAGAAGGATTGATCAATCAGACCGAAAAACCAGTTAAGTTGATGGAGATTCTAATCAGAAACTCAACAAATGTAGGTGATGTTGTTCTTGACCCATTTATGGGGAGTGGCACAACAGCAAGGGCTTGCGTTAATCTTGAAAGAAAGTATATAGGCTTCGAAATAGACCAGCGGCAAGTAGATTTTTCCAATAACGAATTAAAGAGCATGAGTAGGCAATTAAGTCTGTTTTAAAACAATGGATATGAGTATGGTTATTCAATGTAACACAGTTGTAAGAAATGGGAATAAAGAGATAACGGATGCTCTGATAAAAGCCATTAAGGATGAAGCCTCGAAGCGTGGGTTGGTACGTGATGAATTGGTTGAATATTGCAATCAATTGTTAAGGAAAGGCGAAATCAAGGCTTGTATTAAGAATTTGTTTTATAATTTCAAACGTTATTTTTGGAGGTATTATTGATATGAGAAGAAGAAAGTTGAACAAGTCTCCAGTGCTAGGTCTCTGCGGATTTGTTGTCGGTTACGAGTGCAAGGAAAAGGGAATAAAGCTGATGGAGTGCGATAAGGCGCAAGCTGATGCAATCATAGTTCCTCATCACTTTTCACACAAGGTAACGAAGAATAGTTGCTTGAATCTTTTGGTATTGTACAAAGGCAAGATTAGGGGTGCTATGCAAATTGGGTATGGAATTCGACCGCATATCAAGACTGAAAAGGGCGAAGTGTTGGATTACCATCAAGTGAGGGAATTTGACCGAATGTGGTTGTCTGATGATATGCCAAAGTATAGCGAAACCATTTGCCTTTCTCTCTTACACAAGTATATTAGGGCAACGCATAAGGAAATCAAGTATCTTATATCTTATGCCGATACGTCCATAGGTAACAAGGGAACTATATATAAAGCTGCAAACTATGAGCATATTGATACCATTAAGGCAGATTTCTATGTATTACCAAGTGGTGAGCGTGTGCATCCGGTAACTATGTGGCATCGGCACAAGACAAGAGCATGGGAGGTTCTAACAGAACTATACCCAGGAATAAAAAAGGCAGAAGGGTTTCAACTTAAATTTCTGAAGAAGTTATGAAGAAAAGAAATAAATATATTCCTTGTCATTTGCATCCAGATCCTGAGCATTGGGTTAGAAAAGGTCAATCTTGGAAGGCGAAGGTTGCTTATGAGACCGAGGATGATGCTTGGGAATTTTTGAACCAGAATCCGAAGTTAAAGGCACTCGGTTGGCATCCTTACTTATGCAAGGTTTGCTCTAAGTGGCATATTGATAGGTAACATTAACGATTATGAAAAAAGAAGATAGACTTAAAATATATCGCAAATACGATGGGCATTGTGCTTATTGCGGTAAGAGTATAGAGTATAAGGATATGCAGGTTGACCATCTTGTTCCGAAGAATCGAGGTTGTTACTCTCGGTGGAGCGACAAGGAGGGAAGGTTTGTCGTATTTCATGGCGATGACTGTATGGAGAACTATATGCCATCTTGCAGGTCTTGTAATCTTCGTAAGCGTGATATGAGTTTGGAACAATTTCGCTCAGAGATTACTAAACAGGCTAAAGGATTGCTTAATGGTAAGGCTTCTTTCCAAGTAAAGATGTCGCTTGCTTATGGTTTAATCGAAGAGCACTTTGATAGACAAATTGAGTTCTACTTTGAGAAATTTAAATAATAGGGAATATGAAGAAGTTTAAGAAGTCGATAGAGATTAGCACTGAGAATATTTCAGACGTTCTTCAAGTGCCAATTGTTACAAGTTTATACAAGACTAAGAATTTTAAAAATCCTTGCCTTGAAGGTTGTAGCGTTCCTTATGATACTATAGCATTGATGTATGTTCATATCGAAGGCTTTGATAGCGATTTTTGTATTGACCAAGGCTACATTCTCGCTCTTGATATTTGTGATACTTGGTATGCTTTTTCGAGGCATGGATGGGAAAAACATAAAAACGATGAGATATGAAGAAGAAAGGATATTACGAATACGACCCTGTTATCTATCCAAGAATGTTATGTGTCGCTATTGGAATGAACCAAGAGGACGCTAACAAGTGTTTTGAAGGTAGAAAAGGTGAGGTTTTGAAGGTTGATTTCTCTAATTCTAACGCAATAACCTACGATGAAGTTAGGGAAAAGTCGAATAAGAAGCTTTGTTCATTTATTAATTTTGCAAGCAAGGATTCTATGAGGATGGGGATTTGTTGCCATGAAGCTTCTCATGCCTGCGATGCCATCGAGGATGCTATTGGTATGGAACACGGAGGCGAGCCTTCTGCCTACTTGATTGGTTGGATTGCGTCTTGCATCAACAAGGCACGTTTGGGTATTGGTGATTTCGTTGAAATTAAAGATAAGGAAGAAAAGTAGCCCAAAGACAAAATACCTTTGAGTGCTTTGCCCCATCACTATATATAATAATGTAGTGGTGGGGATTTTTGTGTTAACATCAGCAAATTATCTGTCTGCATTATTATAGTATGTTAAATACTAAAAGAAACACATTAAGTAATTTGCATATTTCGAATATTCTTTGTATCTTTGCATCGTAATTAAGAAACAAGGTTACTAATTAAAAAGGTGAGACACACCTTAAAAACTGTAATGAGAAAATGAAAAAGTTTTTTGAAAACTTATCTGAAAAGATTAATGATGCGGCTTTTGAGGCGCAGCTTGATGATTTTGCTTGCGAGTTTGATGCTATTGACAAACCTGCCGAAATCGTGGTGTCTGTTAAGAGTCGAAAGGTTATCCATTCAAATGGAAATGTTTCCTTTTATCCATATTACAATGTAGATAAGATAAATATCTATGATGAAGACGGAGAAGACGTTTCTTCAAAATATCCTTTGTTCTGCCAAAGAGTTAAGGATTGCGTGCCTTCTTACAAGGATATTGAGAATAGTCTAGAAGAGGCAAATATGAGCGATACCGAGCTTTATTTCGGCTCAGAGGCTAATTATTTGCGTTATAAGTATGGTAACTAAATTGTTTGGTTATGGAGTACGAAAATAAGTTTGTAGGTCTTTCATCTGTAACGAGTCACGACCTTGAAATATTAAGGTATGAACTAGAGTATGGATGGAAATTGGCTCTTATGCCAAATGATGTATGGTACAACTAATTACATTTAAGATTTCAAATTATGGCATATTATAAAGTTAGTGTAGATGTACTAAAGACGTGGAGGGCAAATTATGGGCAATGAGGATTTAACGAATTGCATACCTTGGTATTGCCCACCACGCTTTAAGCGTGAAGATATACAAGATGGTAAGGCGCAAAGAAGAATGCGTAGAAAGAATCAACTTAGAAAAAGAAAGGGTAGATTATGAATGATGAAAGCATAGATGTTAACATTAGTTTTATCAATAATGATTATTTCTCAATATCTGTAAGGAATGGGTATATTTCAGTTATTGGTAGAATAACCAAGTCAGAGATGGAAAATTTTATAAAGGCTCAATATTTCGAGATTAAAGAGGTATTGGATAAAAATAGAAAGAAAGGAAGATAATTATGATAGACAAAAATAAAATAGCAAAAGCTGCAAGAAAATGTTTAGCAGCTTTTAGAAAGGCAAATCCAGATGGATATTCATCATCCATCATTGACATAGAGAGTAATTGCTTAAAAAATTTTAAAGATGGTGCTAAGTGGGCTATCAATGAGTTCCAAATGGACTTGTGGCATCCTATGCAAGAAGAGCCTAAACTTGTCGGAGAAGAAATAATAATAGACGAGTTTCTAGAGGGTAAGAGATATCCTATGGTTCAAAAGTATATGGTAGGTGTAGAGTTTCCTCCTACTATTGAAACCATTAGATGGATTAGTAATTGGGATTCTTTTCTCTCCGAAATTTGTGATGAAGTAAAAATGATTCGTTGGTGTTATTTTAAAGATTTGCTTCCAAAGGAAGGAGGTGAGGGATGAAAGGATTATGTAGTTATTGCTCCAGATATTTTTTTGTAGCAAAAGACCTAAACAAAATGAGGAGGATGTAATACTTTGTTCAAGCTTTACCCAGAATAATGATAACGAAGAAACCATTTGGGAGCAGAGAAGATATGAGATAGCAAAAGATGTTGCAGCAGGTCTTGTACAACGTCCTAACTCTACGTATGACAGTGTTGTTAATTCTGCCATCAAAATCGCAGATAAATTAATAGAACGTTTAAAGGAGAAGTAAGTTATGATAGATAAAAATGATAGATTAAAAGTTCCTAAAAGACTTTATATTATGGACTACCAGCTAGAGCCATGTAAGATTGATGGAATCTCTGACGCAAGACTCAACGCATTCCCATTCAATACAACTAATGGGAAACTAGTAGAATATTTGTGTCTCGACACCCTATGGCATCCTGCTAGTGAAGAGCCAAAGAAAGTGAAGAATCTCCTATTGGAAACAACCTATGAGTACAGAAAGCCTATTTATCATCTTATAAAGTATATGCCAAATGGTAACAATGTTTGTGCTTGGAGAGAATGGTATAAAGGTGCTCACATATCTCGTTGGCTCTATATTGATGATTTATTACCAAAGGAGGGAGGTGAACAATGAAAGAGCTTAAAGATTTGGTTGCTGGTGATGATGTACTAGTTGTAGGTATGTCTTGCAGACGTATCGCCAAAATTGATAAAGTAACAAAGACTCAAATTGTTGTTAATAACGCTAGATTTAGAAGAGATTCGGGCTGGCAATGCGGTGGTGATAGATGGAATGTTAGAAAAATATCTGTTCCTACAGAAAAGGAAATATCAGATGTTAAAGAAGAGAATCTTCGTAAGACTCTCATCTACGCTATCAGTTCTTTTGATTTCAAACGCTTAACAACAAATGAGTTAAAACAAGTGTACAATATTGTAAAAAGCAAAGAAAATGAAAGAACTTAAAGTTGGAGAAAGAGTAAATATTACTCTTGAAATTGTTGAAAGCAATAGTTGTGATGGTTGCTTCTTTGATAATTTTGGAGGTTGCACAAAAGGAAGTTTTGAATGTATTGCTGGAAGACGTTCAGACCACAAGAATGTAATCTTTAAAGAAGTAAAGGAGTAGCTATGAGCAGAAAATTAATGAATTTGGCTTTGATGTATACTGCTATCACGGCTTATGCTAGTGAGTATCCGTTTGGAGCCCCAAGCCCTAGACTTGATACACCGAAAGGCAACATTCCTTCTGATAAACAGAAGTGTCAGCCAAAGGCGCAGCATGAGTTTATCATCAAGGGTGTTAAGATTATGGCAGCCTCTAAGAAGGATGCTATCAAAAAGTATAATCATCGTAAAAAGTAAAGCATATGGCACAGAAAGAATTTAGAGAGCCACCTCGTTATATGGTGGGAGATATAGTTTATAGTCACGGATTTACTTGTATTGTCTGTAGCGTCTATCCGTTCAATATAGATTATTCTTACGACTTGAAAGTTATTGATGGGCAAAGCTTGGGCAAAATTTGTCAAAATGATATTATGCACGTTCATATTTGGGAAGAGTTTCTTAAAAAGAATGGATGGACATGTTATCGCTCTGAAGGGGAACGTTTTGGGCATAGGTGGTATAAACACCAAGAATACCCTTTCATTTTGCGATATAATAATTTCTTGGGAATTTGCGGAGTATCTTTCAATGACGGAAAAGACGATGCTATTATGATAAAATGTGTAGATGAACTCCAACACATTCTTTATGGCTTGCAATTAGATAGCAATTTAAAAATATAAGCGTATGTATTTCGAATATAGAATAGTCAAGATAGAGAAGGGTTTGTTTCTTATCGAGCATAGAAGTACATCTGATGGAACTTGGCAAGAGGTTAAAGATAAGCAGTTCAAGACTAAGCCAAAGGCTGAATCTTGGGCGAGAAAGAATTTGGTTTAACGAAGTGAAGCGTATGGATAAGTTAGAATACATTCCAGGAGATATAGTCTCAGTATATGTAGGTATAAAGAAATATATCGTTAAGATAATTGGGGTGGAGTACGAAAATGAAGTACTCTTATACCGAGTCGAGTTCACAAATGGAGAAATTCAATATGCTGATAAGGATAATATTGTTCCGATTCCACTCACTACAGAGATTCTAGAGAAGAATGGATGGAGAACACAAAACAGATGGTACTATTACTTAGATGTAGCAGAAGGGTTTATTTCTTATATTGGGATAGACTTTAAGCATAAATCTAATAAAGGTCATCTATATGTAGAGGTTGATGGAAATAATATGGTAGAGATACAATACTGCCACGAACTCCAGCATTTTCTCTTCGGTCTAGGACTTAACTCAGAAATGAAGGTGTAGTATGAGTATAGCATTATCAATCATATTCATAGCTATAGGCATAGCATTTATGTATGTAGGCATAAGAATTTGCAGAGATGTATGGCTTGCTCATGAATGGCTGCTTGTTTTTGCAATAGGCTTGTGTTTTGTTTTGATGGCTATAAAACAATTAATGGAGGTGTAAATATGTATATATCATCAAGAAAAATAGATTGGTTCTTCCCCTTGCCAACAATAGTAAGAAATCCAAATCCAGATTGGGGAATAGCTTTCCTTTGGAGAGTTTACTGGTTTTGTAACGATTAACGCCTTCGGGCACAAATTGATTGATTATGATTTTAAATTGTATTACTGCTATTATTATTGTGGCTATTGTTTGTACTGCCATTGTCGTTAACAGCTATATCAGCAAGAAGACTGCTGATTATAAGGCGACATTGAAAAAGCGCAAGGAATTTATGTCTGATATTGGTTATTATATTTATAGAATCAATAAGAATTTTGAGCGTATAGACGTAGAGAAAAGTGCAAGGGAGCAAATCGGCTCTGACTTGCATTTTGTCAGAGATTATATCTATAAGTATTGTGATGAGATTGATTAACCGCCTTCGGACATAAAATATAATAGTATGCTTATAAGTGAATTTATTCAACAGCTTCAAGATGTTTACGATGAAGAGGGTGATATGGAAATTGCCATCAAGATAGATGATAACGACTTAGGTTCTGAACCTATTGTTGTGAAATCTACTGTTTATGAACAACTTTATATAGTTAATTCCTAACCGCCTTCGGGCATAAAATATAAAGATATGACAGAAGAAAGATTATCTAGAGCTAACGAATTAAGCAACTTTGTTAATGCTTATAAAGAAGTTATCGGTAGATATTGTAATGGCATGAGTGTTAATGAAAACAGACTGGGGTGTGCTCTAATAGATATAAACAAGTATGCGCCAAAAGAATCTGCCGACATAAAGAATGCTATAAAAAAGGCTTTAAATAGCATTCAGAAAGAGTTTGACGAGCTTTAGTAACTAACCATCCCTTATGGGATATAAATAGATAGAATATGAAATATAGAATTACAAAAGATGAAAAAGGCTTTAGAGCATTAGTTGGTAAACAAAGCAGATTTGGTACTGAGTTTAGATACATTGAAGAAGATAAGTCTACAAATCTCTGTCGCTGTATTCGTTATTTTGATACTCAAGAAAAAGCTATTGATGCTTGCAAGAAGCATCATGTAGCTATGGGGTACGATAAATTACCTAAAGTAATCAAAGAGTTTGAATTATAATTTACCACCCTCTCCTTGACAACAGGGAGAGGGTAAAAAGAAGAAAGAAGAACTATGGATAAGAAGAAAGTTACAGAGCTGATACAAGAAGCAAAACATTTAGCAATTTTACGCAAATATGAAAACAGACAGACATATTTGAATAATTGCATTTGCCGTTTGGAAGAAGCTTTGAAGGAACTCAACAAGCCAGACTGGGTATCTGTTGAGGATGAGCTTCCCCCTTATTATGAGGCTGTCTTGGTCTGTCATAAAGATTTCCCATGCAATGTGAGAATTGCGAACAGGGTAGCAGGAGAAAGAAATAGCTTCATTGATTCTAATGGTTTTACACATGATGAGTTCGATTTACCCGTATCTCATTGGAAACCTATTGAAAAGTTGGAGGATTAATTATGAATAAAGAAAATATAAAGAAATTAATACAGAAAGCTGAGGAAAATGTTTATGCAATTAATTATAAATATTTAACTACCAATGTTGATGATAAATTAATAGCTGCTATTGAATACATTATTCAAGCACTTAAAGGTCTTAAAGAGTTGGAGGATTGATATGACAAAGCAAGAAGCAATGGCTTTCGCTATCAGCGTAGGAAAGCCGATAAGACATAACTCATTTTCAAAAGGTGAGTTTGTTCAATACAAAGGAAAGGAGTTAGTTGATGAAGAAGGAACTATCCTTCCTCAACAAGAGTTTTGGGCTATCCGTTCAGGTGGCTCTTGGGAGAATGGATGGGAAGAATATAAAGAGGATTGATTATGACAAGAGAAGAAGCTAAAGAATTTTATCCTATTCTGCAAGATTATGCTGAAGGAAAGGTGATTGAGTGTAGAACCAAACCGAGTGCCTTAGAAGGTACAGATGTTCCGAATGATTGGGCGGAAATGAAGGAGATTGAGTACTGGAATAATACAGAGTATCGCATCAAGCCAGATAGTAAGGCGAAAGCAAAGTACCGCCCTTTTGCCAATGTAGAAGAATGTTGGCAGGAGATGTTAAAGCATCAGCCTTTTGGATGGGTGAAGAACAATAACCTCTATCGGAATATCTTAGAAACAAGCGATGGAGCTATTTTTTTACCATCATTTCCTGGGGAGATGTTTGTGTCTTCTTTTAATAAGGCTAAGGAAAAATTCACCTTTGCTGATGGGACTCCGTTTGGGGTAAAAGTGGAGGAATAGTTATGGAAATATCAAGGAGAGCCTATCAAGAATTGATAGACGGAGATATAGAATGGCTTCTTAGACAGCCTAGAGACCTCGAAAGAGACCATATAGAGGCAGTGCTAAGAAAGAGTGTTGAACTTTTATACGGAAAGGGAAAATAAATATGAAATGGGTATGTTGTAATGGTGATGGCGTTACATATATATGTGATGTTGAACCTATTAGAAATTGGAATAAAATAAAGTCGTATTTTAAAGAATAATAGTTATGCTTACATCAGACGAATTATACAAGATGAAACATTGCATTGGCTTAGATTGGAAGAAACCAAAAAGAGGTGTTTATGAAGCCTTTCGCAATGGAGTGATGTATTATGATGAGCCAGATACCTTATGGGATTCCTTATGGTCAAAAGGATATGCTAAAAGAAGCATTCAGCCTTATGGTATAGGGGCTCCTCGTGATATATATTATTATAGTGTAAACGAAAATGGGTTAAAAGAAATGGAAAAGTATTTAGGTATTAAAATTAAGATTTTAAGATAGCTTATGAAAGTAGAAGATATTAAATTCAAGGCAAAGAGTATCTTAGATGAAGCTTGGGTACAAGGCGATTTAATTCATAAAGAAGATGGTAAGATAGCCATATTAAGGAACGGATTTAATGTATCAGAAGTTGACCCTTCCACCGTCTGCCAGTTCACAGGACTGAAAGATTGTGAAGGCAATGAGATTTGGGAAGGTGATATTATAAGTAGCCCACACTTTGAACGTGTAGCCACAGTAAAATGGGATGATTCTTTATGTGGTTTTAAATGTTCAGATGTTACTGGGAATATTAATTTTTCTTTTACAGCTATTGCTCACTGTTCTGAATGGTCTATTGTTGGTAATGAATTCGATAAAAAGAAGTAGCGTATGAAGAAAAAGATTTTAGACTTAGCCAAGTCAGCCGTTTGGTTCGTCTTGTGCTTGCTTGTAGGAGCATTGATATTTGAGGGCATCCGCTCTTTGGCTAATAGCGATGAACCTGCAAGGGATTTTGGTACATCTGTATTCACCAAGAAAGGGCACGACTATCTGCTAGTAGATACGAAACACGGAGTTTGTGTTATTCACGCCGAGAGCTGCCATTGCCGTTTAGACACCTTGGGTATCTATGTGGTTGATAACAAAGATACAACTTATGTGATTAAAAAGAAGTAGCGTATGAGTCTTAAAAAGAAAGAAAAGCTAACGGCATATTGGGATAAGAAAGAGAACTGTATTGGTGCTTATCACCCTCTAGGGTTTATGACCCAAACAGATGCTCATTATCTCTTTGATAATGTCTTTACCAAAGAGTTTGTCAAAGAAATGACTGATAGAGGATATGATGTTACAACGATGAAGTTTGAAATCTCTCCCAAGCTGCCGAACTATGAGCGGTTTAATGGCTTATCAAAAAAGTATTACAGAAAGGAGAAGTAGCGTATGAAGAAACAAATAGTCTTAGACGAACAAGATATTAAAGAGTTCCACGAGGATGCGGAGCATCTACGTTGGCTATATAACAGAATGGTGTGTGAGTATGGTGAAAGCGTTAACTTTGATTACATGCACCGTTTTGCCAAGATATTCAATAAATTAAAGCAATTATAGCGTATGAAGATTAGATTAGCAAAGAAAATAATGAAGCATAAATGTACTTTCCTCGATTTAGAAGAGGAGTACAAAAAGAAAGGGTATAATGTCAAGTGGTTGCTTGCATGGGCATCTTACGATAAAAGAAAGATGTGTCGGAATGCCTTACCATTCGACCACAGAATCACAAAGGCGATAAGTTTAACAAGTAAAAAGAAATGAGATATGAATGAGTTTACAAAGGTCTTTGCAAAGTCAATAGAAGATGAAGCTATCAAGCAGATAGAAGTTCTATCCAATAGCGATGCCTACTCTGGTTGTGAAATAAGAATAATGCCAGATTGTCACGCAGGTAAAGGCTGTACTATTGGCACGGTGATAGAGCTGGACAAAAGAGTAGTTCCTAACACCGTAGGAGTAGATATAGGTTGCGGAATGAAAGTCGTTAGACTTGGTAAAGTTAATATTAATCTACAGAAATTTGACGAAGCAGTCAATACGTTGATTCCATCTGGTTTCAATATCAACGAAGAAGCTTCTGCATTCATACATGGATTAGTTGACGGCAATATGTTTGGTAAATTTCGTTCTTGGGATAGTATTAATGGGATGGATATAGTATATCGTTCTGTTGGTTCTCTTGGTGGAGGTAATCACTTTATAGAGTTAGATGCAAACGAGGAGGGTGAGAAGTTTCTTGTGATACATACGGGAAGTAGAAACCTTGGAGTTAGGGTATGCAACTATTACCAAAACCTTGCTTACCAGTATTGCCACAAGAAGGCTGCCGATAAGTCGGAGGATATTGCCAAGCTAAAAAGCGAAGGCAGAGAAAAGGAGATTCAGAGTGTTATTAAGTCATTAGGTACTAAAAATATAAGCAAGGAACTTTCTTACTTGGAAGGTGATTTACTCAATGACTACCTCAATGATATGCGCATAGTTCAAAAATATGCTGAACAAAACAGAATGATTATCGCCAACAGACTTGTAAATGCTTTAGGTGTAGATATTGATGCTGATTCAGATAAGTATTCTTTTACAACCATTCACAACTATATAGATACAGACAAGGGTATATTGCGAAAGGGAGCTATCAGTGCAAAAAAGGATGAGGTAGTCATTATCCCAATGAATATGCGTGATGGTTCTCTTATCTGCAAGGGAAAAGGTAACAAAGATTGGCTATGCTCTGCCCCTCATGGCGCAGGTAGATTAATGTCTCGTACACAGGCAAAGAAAGAGTTATCTATGGATTCTTACAAGAATGAAATGAATGGTATTTATTCCACATCAGTTTGTGAAGAAACCATTGATGAAGCACCTATGGCATACAAGCCAACCGAAGAGATTGTTGAGTTAATCAAACCTACGGTTGATGTCATTGATGTCATTAAGCCAATTTACAACTTTAAAGCAAAATCATAATGAGCAAGCAAACATTTGACTTCTCGGAGGCTCTGAGAAGAATGAAGGAAGGAAAGAAAGTAAAAAGGGTAATTTGGGAAGAATGTGGAGCTTATATCCATATTGTCTCTGAGACTATTGTGGCTGTATGCGATGGCAAATTCTTTCCTTGTGTTTTCAAAGATTCTGATGATATTCTCGCAACCGACTGGGAGGAGGTGGAATGATGAAGAACGTTCCATGTGTATGCGATTTCAGACCACTGCTATTCGCAGAACAATTCGAGAGATTAAGCAGGTTGGCACTTGTCTCTGTGTATGCGATTGCACTTAATAAGTTTTGGAAATCTTGCGAAGAGTCTTACAATAATTTGGATAGCCGTCCACCGTATCTTTGGCAATGGATGGATGATTCCGATATTTTGATAGGAAATAAGGTATATAGAAAGCCTTCTTTTAAGCCTTTTCTACACCTTCGTGATAGTGAAATTAAAAAGATTATAAATCAGTTTAATAGATATAAGATATAAGTATGAAAAAGAAAGTATTGCATCTGTCCGTCAAGAAGCAGTGGTTTGATATGATTTCTGCTGGCGAAAAGACAGAGGAGTATCGTGAAATTAAGCAGTATTGGATTAAACGTCTGACCACCAACTGCGAAGTAGCTTATGATGTGGCAGCAGAAACATATTGTGGGAAGGTGCTTTATCGTCCTTACACTCACGTCCTCTTCATTAATGGCTACCGCAAGGATAGTCCACGAATTGAGAAGGAGATTGAGAGTATCACCATCGGCAAGCCTAAAAAAGGTCTATGCCCCGACAAGTGGCTTGGTACTGAGTTTTTTATCATTAAATTCAAGTAGCGTATGAAACAGAAAAAAGTTGAATTATGTGTACCAGGGTCTCTTATTTGGAGTCAAATAGATGACTATTTAGATACAGATTTGATTGGCGGTGGAAAACGTGTACGACACAGCGGTAGAGCTATAAGAGAAATTTTCGAAAATGGAATGATTAATTAAGTCAAAGTTATATGAAAGTAAAGAATTTACCAAAGAAGATTTACCTCAACATCTGTAGCAATGAAGATGAGGTAGATTACAATGAGCTTAACGGAGTAACGTTCAGTACAGAAAAGGTTGATGTTACTGATTGTGGCACAGAAAACGTTCCTTACGTGAATACTGCATCATTATGGCACAACCTAATAGAAGATAAGCCACCATTAAGAAAGTGGGTAATGTTCCGATATAGTGGAGGTGGCGTAAATCCTACGGCTCTTCATTATGGAGCAATGAGTGACGAAATATGGGTTGTCACAAGAGGAGACGGAACACAGCGTATCGAAGCTCTGTATGAATGCTATGATAAGATAGAGTGGCTTGATTTTGATGAACTAAAATAGTAATAGCGTATGACAAACGAGGAATTTTGTAAGGCTCATATAGGTGAGCGAGTTCTTTATAAAGGTAAAGATATTGGCGCATACGTTGCAGGGTATGTAGAAGAAAAGTATATCATCTTAGGATTTAATGATTATACGGGTTGTATTAGTTGTTTCACTTCTAAAATAAAAAATCTTTGTGGAATGTATCACTCGTATCGATTCGCAAAATTAAAGTATTTGGAAGTAGTAAAACATTAGTAATATGGAAAAAGATAGCAGTTGTTTTAAGCTTTTATTTATTCTTTTTATATTAGGAATTTTTGCTTATATGGGTATTAACGATAGGTCTCATAAAGGTAAAACTTTTTGGTATGAAGTAATAGATAAACGAGAGTCTGTAGGAAGTCACTTCTCAATTATTAACAAGGAAGTGAGGACGGATTATAATATAATATTCAAACGAATTGATAACGGAAAGCTGTTCCCATGTAAAGATGTGGAGTATGGAGATTATATTCAATATCTGTTACACCACAAATACTCCATAACAGAGGAAGATATGCAAGAGCTTTCAGGTATTTATAATAGAGATTTCTATAAGTGATAAAAATAGAGAATATGGAAAAATATAAATATACAAATAAAGAGGAAAGACCCATTCCAAAATATAAGAATGGTGATATTGCTTGGTATATAGATAGTTGGTTTGAACATCCGCAACGCTGTATTATAAAGGGATGCTGCAACGTATCTTGGTTCGAGGGAAATGAGCTTAACCCTTCTGGATGGTGGATAGATTATAAATACAAACCCGACTATTGTGAACGAACTAAACAGCATACAATTAGAGAAGAAGAGCTTTTTGATACCGAGCAAGAAGCTTTAATTGCATTGTTCGAGAAGTTTAAAGAAAAAGTAAAACGTAAAGTAGATTTCTTTAGCAAAGAGGCAAAAAGGTTAGGCATAAAACAGCAGTTGTTATTACAATAATAAAAAAGGGTAGGGCAAAAGCTCTACCCCTTTCGCAAAAAATAGCCCCTCCATCGACCAGTCTTGGTATGACAAGGCAATGCGTTGGGTTGACCCTGACTGGTGGGAGAAACATCCTAATGGCGGAAAGGATTCCTTGAACTTTGAAGAAGCTCTGAAGGCTATCATGAAAGCTACAGGTGCAAAAATGAATAAAAAGGAAGAGGAGAACAAAAACAAAGAGGGGGAAGACTAAGCTTCCCCTATCTCCTTTAACCCCAAATCCATTAATAGCTTATCCAATATCTCATTCACGTCATTACGGAAACTTCGGTAAGTAACATAATAGAAACTGATGTTTTTGTAATCATGGCTTACATTAGAACATGTACACCCCAAAACCTTAGCGATTTTTTCTCTTAACCCTCTTCTCATCTTAGAACCGCCAAGGGCACTAGGAGAATAAAGATAAAGAATAACAAAGATAAATTGCTTGCGTACCATTGTGGAATTTCGTCCGGCATGATAGCTCATAAATTTATCGTAAATATTGCCTACTTGCGCCAGATCTTGCATCAATGGAACGGAAAGGCTTATTTCTTCCTTGGATAAGATGGCCTTAGTTTCTCTAATCCATTTTATGCGTTCCATGATTTTCTTTAGATTCATTTCAATGTCTGATTCTTTCATTCTTTTCTGTTTTTAGTTCAACATTTCTTAGACGAAGTAAACCTCGTCTGCATCTATTTGTTTCCTAAACTTTTCTATGTTAGAAACTATCAACGAGCAGTGCTCAAACGAACTCTGCCCATTGATAACTTTTTTCTATTCTTGTTATTCGGTATCTCATTTTATTTCGATAAGAGTTAAAATGCAATAACCCAACAAGTCTTTATAGCTGTCAAGAATAGGTTCTTCTTTAGCATCCTCGTTCAAAGTAAGCAAAGAGCAAATACGATTAATCTTCTCTTGCAAATGACCGAATGCATACGGATAACCATCCTTAGAGAAACATTCCGAAAATGCGTTTCCATACCGCTTATTTTTGGTTTTGAACAATTCAATTTGCGACTCGATGATGTCGTTATAATCTGAGACAATATACCAAGAGAGCGTAAGCAAGGCTTCCATCGCCATTACGCAGATATGATTTCGTAAGGTTTCCTTATCTTCAGTAGATGCTCGAATCTCATACATAAGGCGAAGGAAATTGGCTGCGCTTGAAAATAATCCGAGCTTTCCGAAGTCCTCCTTTAGAGATGAAACAAAAGCGGCATTATCCTTGCATTCAATCATGTCTGCCAAATGTCTAATCTCAAAGATATACTTGTTAGCATATTCGCTACACCCATTGTTATTTTGTTCCACCATGTCCGTATCCTCCTCCACGATTATTTTCCATATTCAACTCTCCAAGTATGCTTTCTGGATTTTCTACCTTGCGGAATGCGCCCTGACAAATACGAGTACCTTTCTTGACTACGAAAACATAATATTCGTAATCAGAATCAAGTTTAAATTTGCTATCTTTCGTTGGCATATAACGCTCAGAATTAACCCTATAAAGCGCACCAATATCGTCTCTGTAATCTTCATCAACTAAGCCAAGACAAATATCAATATCGGCTCTTACTTTAGTCATGTAACCAACTTGTGTTTCGTTCTTGCCAATAAACGCCACATCAACTTCCAGGCCTTTGTCAGTAAAGCCTGAACGTGAACGAATGTCCAAGCCAACTCCTTTAGGAAGTTCCATGCCTAAATGCAGATTTATGTGACCTCTTCCCATTTTCACCCAAGGCATATTCAATACCACATCTTGTGGACAGTAAAAATCAACTGCCGCAGCATTACCTTCCTTATAAGGGACACGACCACCTCGCAAGTCAAGTACATAAGCCTTGCCTTGTGCAACTAACTTTTTTATTAACTCCTTATCCATTGTATATAAAGCCTAAATCATTTAAAGTTCTACAATTCTTAACCAGTCCTTTTGCCCATAAATTGCGCAACTCAGGTAACGGGTCTTTTCCGTACCTATTCTTTATGGTTGCCAAGGTCAAGATTTCCGGTTTAATATGTTTATCTCTTTTCTGCTGCCTTAGCTCCTTCAGAATATTCTCCAAGTTCTCCATTGACGAAATCCTCCATTGTTATATTGTCAACACCAAATTTATCAGCCAGATCATCATTCCCAATAATCAGCCAATTAGATTTGTCTTTGAGAAACTCTATACTCTCGGTGCTTTTTGCAGCATCAACAAAAGTATCATCAATATTATCAGTAGAGCGATATGGAACTACCGCCTTATCAGCATACATAGCAATTTCGTAAGTAATAACCGATACCATTTTTGCGAATGTTATATCGCTTGAATACATTGCTTGGTTCTTGTCATATCCTAAGATGTTGACACGGACTATATTATCATCTGCTTGCAACGCTCTAAAGAAATCGTGCTTTAGCTGAAAATCCGTAATATCTACCGGATGTTCATTACCCGATGGAATACTTATAATATTCAACAGGCTTACAAAAATAACTTTTTTATTCATCGTCTTCTTCTGTCAATAATTTGTCTATTGTTTTTTCTAATTCGTCCAATCTCAGAGTATAATCCTCTTCGTAAACGCATGTCAATGTAGAAATAAAGAACTTATCATTATCTGTTCTCAATTCAATCTCCATGTATTCCTCGTAATAGCTATCGTATTTAATCGCTATCGAAAAGGAGTTCATGTAATCTGGGTTAAACCTTCTCTGCAAGGCTTGTGCCCTCGTAAAGGCATTTTTAAATTCATCCGTCATGGCTTAATATTTTGAGTAAGCATTTCCTTGCTCTTTGCCATCGCATCATGGAAGCCTATATCGTATCTGTCGGTTTGCTCCAGCTCATAGTTTCGCTTAATTAGTTCACTTGTCTGATATGAACTCTTTGCAAGTTGAATCTTAAAATAGACAAACTCAACAAACATAACCATAAAGCAAAGAACAAAACCGATAATTACCGCTGCCTTTGTGTTCTCCTTGCAGAACCTTACAATACACTTAGCAAGCCAGCATGTTGTACTAACTATGCCTACAAGTACAAGGTAAGGAATTCGTAGCAGAACCTTGCATAACATACCCATAGTTCTCTTCGTATAAGATGCGAAATCCGTACTCGTAAAAACTAACTTTAACTTCTTCATATTTTAGCCTATTTAATGTTTATCAAAAGTCTCTTGTTTACGAACCACAACAAATCAATTCCGTTCATCATACAATATCCGCAAAGCATGCCAATCAATATTATGATCTTCTTGAATACTCGGTAATGCGTCATTTCTATCTTCAGCATAGACATCATCAAGTCTTCAAAGGAACGGTCTCTCATTGAGTCTGAGTCTAGCCTCAACGATTTGACATTCATCTTGTACTTATTGGCCATTGAGAATAATGTAATAGCAAACTCTGCTAATTTGTCCTCTAGAGTTCCGGCAACGAGTTTAGAATATATTTCTATTGTATCTCGTCCATTAACATTTTCATATTCCCAACGTTTGGCGTTGAAACGACCTTCATATTTGCGCATTTCTACAATAGCGTCAATTACGTTGAATGTTTCAGCCATTTGGGTCTGGCTAGCAACATCGAAGTTGCAAGCCTCTATAATCTGTTCTATTTCTGCTATCTCCATTTTTTTTATACTATTGAATCTAAATCAAAATCATTAGAGGGGATGAAAGCCACATGGTCTTTCTCCCTAGTCATCGTTCTCTCTCCTGTTCGCACGCAATTGATTGGCTTGGAATTTTTGTGTCGTACCACAAACGTTCCAAAGCTACGTATTGTTACTCTATCTCTATTACGTAACGACTGCTTGGTGAGGTCTATAAAAAAATTCACAATGGCTTGAACGTCATCCTTACGGAACTTCTTGCCATTTACATCTCTAAGGTTCTTAATGATTGCCTTGACAATTTCTTCTTTCTTCATATTCTCTAAGTTTTTTATTCCCTAAACTTCTAATCAAGTCGTATGGGTCTATTTCATATTTCTTGATAAAGCAATCCCTCAGCTTGCTTAAAGCATTGAAATCTGCATTTGCCGTATTCTTGACTATCATATAAGCCGAGTCTAACCGAGCATCTGTTTTAGGGGCTTTAACCCGAAAAAGCTTGTTGCCTTTCTCGTCTTCGATAAGTTCCAGATTAACTTCTTCGCCTTTAGCTTTTTTTCTTGCTGACCATTCTTCATAAGTGATGGCATTTTGCTTGATAGCCTCATCCTCTTTAGCCTCCTTTTCTCTCTGTATATTTGCCTCTACAGATTTTATGGCATCTATGCGATGGGAGCAAAAAGTATTCAAGCTCTTTGTTATAACTTGCGGATTTGGCTTCTTGTAGAACTTTTCAAACTTTCCGGCAATAAACATCTTGAAGAAAGTAATCAGTTCGTTCAGATTAAGGAAATAATACTCATCCTTTATAGCATTCGCTGTCATTATCTTAATATTGTCCGTAACCTCATTATTAACAAAGCCACAAATACCATAGACATCAGAAATCCATGCTACAAGCCATGTTATTGCACTTCCTTCTCCATAACACAGGTCAAGATAGGTTAGTGTTGGTGCGTTGCTCTTAAAAGCTTTTCCGATAGGCATCTTACTACCTACTTGGCTTGATGGAGAGAAATACGTTAGAATGTTATCGAACGTTCCATACTCATTGAATATTCGTTGCTTTTCTCTGTTGATTGAGACGCTGCACGAGGTTGGCTGACTCTTGATAATAGCCTTGCTCTGCATCTTTATTAGTTCCTTGCTTTCTGTCATCATAATTTCCTTCCAATACTTTAACGAAATTGTTTGGTCTCATAATCCAATCAAAACTTGCCATCCACCCATTGCTACCATTAAGAAATGCAGATGCGGCTGCTTTATCTATCACAAGTTTCATCTGCTCACTCCCATATTCTTTAAGCCGTGAATTAATCATTGACTTTCTCTTCGAAGTCAGGGCATGAACAAGAGGCATTCCTCTTCCAACGATAACCTTATTGAAATATTCGCAAACCTTCTTTGCTTTATCATCCACTTGTTGTACACTAGGGACGTTGTTCAATGCTATTCGTTCAGGTTCGTTCTTGTGTGGTTTAGATTCTTCACCTTCAGCAAATTCTATGTTGTCTTCATGCTTCCAAATAAAGACTTTTCCGCTACCGGTAGATAACATTTGTTTCTCAAATAGCCCCTCAATAGCTTTTTTTACCTTTGCCACCGACATGCCTATCTTTTCCGATAATTCTTTGTTGCTTCCATATACATATCCGTCTTTGTCAGCATTAAATGACAAACGGACGAAAGCGACTAATTCATCAGCATCCAAGCTACATGCTTTTTCATCTAATTTTACTACCATATCTTAAAAGAATGTATTTGTTAATTGTTTATTTCCACTCATTATTACCCACTTTCCTTTGCCGTTTTGATCTAGCAATTTCAAGTCTTCAACCTTCCCGAACCTCTCATAAGTACCGCAGAGGTCAACAAACCAAGGCTGTTTCCCTTTTGATAGTCTAAGAAGTCTTCCTACAACTTGATAGTATTGCGCTAATGAGCGTGTTGGCTTTGCATACACGACCGTATCTAACTCCGGATAGTCAAAACCTACGACTAATATTTGACTATTTACCAATACTTTAGTCTGCCCATTGCGGAAACGCTCGATGATTGCTTCACGTTCTTTTGGAGGAGTCTCTCCGCAAACCATTTCGCAGTTAGGTATGGAATATGTCAGCTTCTGAGCTTCCTTAACGAACTTCGTAAAAACCAAGATACCTTTACGCTGTCCACCTCGTTTAGGATTAAGCAATCTTTTAACAACACTAACTAGCCATCCGTACAAATCTACACGTTCATATTCTTGCTTGACACTTTGGTCAGTGTAATCACGGCAAGTTGAATTGAGCTGCAAGTTTCCTTCGTTCCATTGTGGTGGCGGGCATTTGTAATAGTTCGGAAGACAGATATATCCGTTTTTTGCCATATCCTCAACTTGAACATAGTAAATAAGCTCCTTGAAAATCTTGTCTCTACTTCTTGTCAGAAACTTCAGTATGCTACCATAGTTCTGATAGGAATACAAACGGAAAGGTGTTGCGGTTAAACCTATGACCTTACTCTTTAATTTATCAAGAAACTCCTTATACATGCCGGATTCAGGTTTCACTAAATGAACCTCATCAATTAATATGTATTTAAAGTCTGTAAACAATTCGGGATGTCCTTTCACGCTACCAATTGTAGCAAAAGTAACATCGCTGATTTCTTTTGATTTAAAGCTAGCGGAATAGATGCTGGCATTATCAAATCCATAAGAACAATACTTCTTGTAGTTTTGTTCCAAAATCTCCTTAGTAGGAGAGAACACAAGCACTTTATCCTTGAGCCTAGCAGCTATATCTGCTAAAATCAATGATTTGCCCGATGCAGTAGGAAGCACTTCCAGAGCGTTCCAGTTTTTCTTCTTATCCAAGAAAAACTCAACAGCCTTCTTGCTTGCCTCTTCTTGATATGGTCTTAATTTAAACTTCATTTCACAAATAATATGAAATCACTTTTGTTACTATATAGGAATGCACAAGTCTTATGCATAACAAAAGCCCTTAGAGAAGACCTTACAGTTTTTATGGTGTGTCTCACCGAATACGATTGCAAAGATACAAAGAATAATTTAATAATGCAAGCGTTTTAGTGTTTATTGTTTGTTATATAACATACTTTAAACTTTATTCATTATCTTTTTCTTCATTCATTTTCAGAATAAGAGCCGCATAGTATTTGTAGAGTTCTTGTAATTCAAACACAGACCAGTTCTTTGCTTGATGTTTCATTATCTCCAATAAATCAACTTGCTGCTCACCAAGTCGTTTTACTTCATCCATATCCAAAGGAACGTGAGGATGCTTTTGCAGATAAGCCAATCTTCCTAGCTTCATTACTAAATTCTTTCTATAACCGATAAGATGGTCAGAAGAGAATCTGTTGCATCGTTTGCATTCCGCATTCTGATTACGTGTATCAAAGCGCAAGCTCATATGAGTTCGTCCGCAATAATGCCCATTGTCGGCTTGGTCGATTGGTAATATTCGTCCACAACTGATACATCTGAAGTACTTATAGTGAAACTCTCTAGAGTCTCTCATGCGGATATAAACCGACATAAGCCTATCTAGCTTGTCAACCCACTTTTGCTTCTCGCTCCTTTGGTGTTTAGGCTTCTTTCCTCCTTTGTTAAATCTATCATAATATCCCATAATCTTTATCCTTTATCAAACCAAAAGTCATAGTTGCTGCTGTGGGGGTCGAACCCACAACCTTTTTCCGATTTGGGCGGACGTTCTACCATTGAACTAAGCAGCACCACCCCATAAGGGGAATTTCAAACCAATTAAATATTTAGAAAAATGAAAAGCTTTACTCCTTTGGTTTATCCATATGCAAGAATACATCCATGATTGATGTTTCCTTAAGACTTGTAATATTGTAATCAATCATAGTCTTACCCATAATCTCATCAACATTCTTGCGAGCCTTTTCAATGGTATCACCCTGCACAAGATAACGAACCTTAGTCTTCCTCTCTTTGTCTGATTTTTCGTCAATAGTAATCATGTTAATACTGCAATCGTAGTATTTATCCTCGCTATCAACTTCTGAAAGGAACAACTCTGAGAAACTAGCTTTCTTCATAGTAACAATTTCCATGTCACCATTTGTGTAAACTGTCATTTCTTCGGTTGTCTTAGCCTCGCATTCTGACCATGACAAGGCATCTACAACATATGTTCTGTAGTTTTAGCGTTCGTTCCGTCTTCTAGAGTTTTCTCATAACGAACACCTACGATAAAATACTTTCCTGTTAATGATTTCATATTCTTTATTTTTTATATTAGAGAATGTGGTATCGGTGAGACTTGAACTCACGACCTAATGTTTTTAAGAAACATTTGCTCTATCCAACTGAGCTACAATACCAAGCATTCTATAGAAACTCTTTATTTAATTCTGCTTGCCTCTCCACCTGCGTCTGCCATACCATATAAGCATGGTCTTGTGGGGTCGGTATGTATAATCCTCTTTCCATAGAGCAATGATGAAGCCATCTGTCTATACATAAAGACATTTCTTCTTTGTCAAGGTCTGGTATGTGCCTCCAATATTGGAAGGTCTTGCCTTGCTTATTCTCACGCTCCCTAAGAAAAACATCCTTATTTACACGTTTGAACTCTTGTTCGATATAGTCCTTAGTATATCCTTCTTCGATAGCTACGTAAGTGATTGTTACCCACAGATAAGCATTCTGCTGGATTGTCCTAGATTGTTGTCTCTCTTTAAGGTCAACAACAAAGAACTTCTCATTATAATAATCACCTTGTAGTTTCTTAGCTTTGGCTATCATTGCCTTGGCTCGTTCCTCGAACTTTTCTAGCTCGACAGGATTCAACATATTATATACCATCTTTCTTTAATGAAAGGTGGAGAAAATTAATTCTCCACCATAATAAGTTTAAAATGGCGCATTAGATGCGTTAGTGCCACTCGGCTGCGCTGGTGGTATTGGGGCTGCACCTGCGGCTGGAGCTTGTGGAGGAAAAGGATTATTAGCAGCAGCTTGCATGCCACCTTGTGGCGCATTGTTATGTGATTCAATCTTTTGCATCTTGTAGCCACGAACAGATGTAAACCAGTCTGTTGTGCCATCCTTCTTTATCCCTTGATAAGATTCAACGTCAAAGAATACTTCAGCAATATCCCCGACATTAAAACCATCTGGAACATGAACATTCTTTCCACTGAAATCAAAGATGATGCGCTTTTCGTAACCACGTACACCTGTCAAACCATCGAAACGTGTTGCATCAAGCATCAAACGTCTCTTTTCAAATGGTTCTTTACCTTGTCTCTGAATAGACTGAATGCCTTCGATAGCAACAATCTTACCTTTATAACTATTTGCCATAACTTATAATATTTAATAAAACAATAAATTATCCAACTCTTTTCAAAGTCAAACTAGGTTTTACCTTAGTTACCTTTTTATACTTTTTCAATAGATGGTTGTAAGCTTCTTCGTCATCCGCATCAAAAGCCTTCGTGTCTAACGTAACCCTCTCAGAAGCAGACTTCAAGGAATAAGTGTAAATTGAAGTTTTATAAGACGTGAGGTTGTCATTTGACATACCATCAAAGATAGCTGCCTTCAACTCCTTTTCCTGTTCTTGCAATTTAGCAATGCGCTCTTGAACGTCCATGAGTGCGATTTCGTTATCTATAATATAATAAGGTGTTTTTGTATCATCACTATACAAACGACCTTCTTTCTCGCATCGGAACAATTCTTTAACATCGCTCGCAGGTCTTGGCTTGCCTAATGGGATGAGTTTACAGATTGTTCCACGCTTCTCGTCATCACGCAACCACATACAACATATACGTGTAACCTTCAGATGAGGATTCAATGTTTCAAAACCGAACTTATACATCGAGTTCTGCCAACGCACATACTCCTTATTAACGGAATAAGTACCCTTAATATCCCAAATCTCGACCTCATCGTCCGGTGCATCATCCTTGTGCATCACCAAGTCGATTGCACTTGCATGGTCTTCTCCGACACGAAGGACATATTCGCTACCAATTATCTCATATCCATTCTTTTTAATATAAGCGACAAAAGCCTTGACACTCTCTGAGGCTGGCTCAATACCCAATGAAGCAAACAACTCTACCTGCTCATGGATAATAGTGCCTTTTTCGGCAGCTTTCTTCAATACCTCTTCGCTTACGTTAGAGTACATATTGGGAAATACATACTGATGAAGCATACCTGTAATGCCACTTAATTCACGACCATCATAAAAGTATTGATGTGTGGAGTCCTCATAAAGAACTCCACTGTTATTCAATTGTATCATACTAATCTTGATTTAAATTGTGTCAACTTAGCTAAGAACTCTGCATTCTTTTGATATTCGGGATAAGCATCATAAACTGCTTTTAAATCCTCCTTGCTCTGTGCGAGTTCCATCTTTCGTAATGCACATTTGCGTTTAAACTCTTCGGACTTCTGAAGGTCTGGGAATCCGTTCCAAACTCTATCTACTTCCTCCCAAATTTGAGCCTGTTGCAATTGTGGATAAGCATATTGTTTTTGCTCATTAAGATTTTCGTCTTTTTCTTCCTCGCTCTTTGGAGCTGGTTCAGAGTAACCATATACTTCTTTCTGATTATTCATCCATTCAAGAACTTCTTGCTCGGTCATACCGCAATACCAACGTACAATGTTATTCTCATCTTGAATGATAAGTTTTGTAATACATCTGTTAGTATAGCCCACATATCCTACATGGAAAATCGTCTTCAGCTTTCCGCTCGAAGAATATTCAACATTTCGGTTAAGGTTAACGAATATCTTCTTGGGAGCGGTATATAATTCTCGACCGATACCTAAACAAGAGCAAGCACGCTTGAAAGAGTCGCTAGCTTGGCCTTTAACGGCTTCGGTGTTACTTGGCGTACCAACATCTTGCTTATCTATCCAACCGATGCCTTCTTTATAAACGGAAACCGTACAAAAGAGGTTTTGACCAATAAGCTCATGCTTACGTTTCCATCCATAGATGCCGAACTTCTCATCTAATCGTCTCATGTCACATCTTGCGTCTTTGTAAAGGAGCAAGGAACACCAGTCCGGTGACTTCTGATTACCACCTTGACCAACACGGACTTCTATCTCATCTGCATCAAGGAGGCGAAACTCATAATCCTTAATTTCTACGCTCTGCCCTTCTACAGGCTTCGCTGCCTTATTCTCTGCCATAGTCGTATATTTTAAATAATCATTTTCTTTATCTGACAAGAAACAACAAGTTCATTGATTTCTTTGAGAGAATAATATCTAGGTGAGTTTTTACTATCACCTACATATTCTTTCATTAACCTATTCTTGACCCATTTGTCAATCATCTGTTTTTCGAATCCTTTTGATGCAAGATAGCATTCGGCATCCTTTCTGCGTATCTTGTCGGAACGCAAGCCCATTTCGAATTGGGCATCCATCCGTCCCGCTTGAAATGCGACTGATACTAATTGCTTAATCTCGCTTAATGACATATTCTTTCTACAGTTTTTATGGTGTGTCTCACCTTTTTATGTAATATTACAAAAAATATATTAAATTTCTTGCAAGTTACGATATTTTTATGTATATTTGCAACATATTTAATGTTTACGAGTGCAAAGATAAGAAAAGTATCGCAAATATGCAAATAAATTAGTGTTTAAATATACTATATTAACCTTTATTATCTTTAAACTCTAAATCTTTACATAAATTAAGTTACACATGCGCTTACTGCGTATTAAATTTTAGGTTATGAATAGTGCATACGAAAGACTGAAGGCTGTAATCACTGCTTTGGGTTACACTTCTAATGAAAAATTCGAGGATACCGTAGGCTTAGGACATGGCTTCGTAAGCCGTATAACTAATCGTGTATCTTCCAAAAGCTTGCAAGCTATAACGAGAAAATTTCCGCAGGTAAATCCAAGTTATATTAGGACAGGAATGGGGGAAATGTTCATCTCTTCACCTATAAAGGTAAGCGAAAACGAAAACGCAAAGACTAGACTGCGTGAGTATCTTAAATATAAAGGAATTACCAAACGTGAATTTTGCGACAAAGCCGATGTGGCCTCTAACTTTCCAATCATAGGGAAAAATGGTGTGTTCACGGCAAGGGTATCTTATAGAGTGAATTCTAAATTTCCAGATCTTAATATGGATTGGCTAGCTAATGGAGCTGGTGAAATGTTGCAGCCGGAGGCTAATATTGAAAAATTCAACAACTACAAAAGCAGAATTGCGCCATTCTGTACGGAGATGGGAATTAGTACTACATTCTTCTTGCGGAAGTGTAAGAGTTATACCAGTGCGATTAACAGATTGCCGGATATGCCTAGCGAGACATTCTTGAAGAATATCTCTTTGGCTTACCCTCAGCTTAACTTGAACTGGCTTAAGACCGGAGAAGGAAAGATGTTCAACGATGACATCAAGTCGAATATCAATTCAAGCGTCAGCTTTGTTCCTCTTGTTCCTCAGATGGCTTATGCGGGTTATCTCAGCGGATATGCAGATGATGTATATATCTCATCACTTCCAACAATCCCTATCGTAAAGGAAGATAAAGAGAAGTACGTAGCATTCGAAGTAAGCGGTGACTCTATGGATGATGGCTCGTCTAGAGCTTACCAAAATGGAGACATCGTTATATGCAAAGTCTGTCCTGATTACATGGTCAAGAACAATGGACTGCATATAGACGGAAAGGAATATATCATAGTTCACAAAGAAGGTATTCTGTTGAAGCGCATCATTGACTTGAATATGGATGACGGAAAACTTATTTTGCGTTCCTTTAATCCTACTTATCGTGACTTAGAGTTGGATTTAACTGATGTAAAGCAGCTCCTCATTGTAGAATATCAGCAGAAAAAGAAAAGATAATGTAAATTATATTTGTATATTCTGTGGAATAGGCTTGCATTAAATGTCGCAAAATTGCCGCAAAACGATTATTCACCTGTAGTGTAAGCTACTATTGCTTAGATATTTATTGATATTCCGAGCAACAGCCTTCTAAGCTGTGGGTCTTGGGTTCGAACCCCAACGGAATCACAAAAGTGGATTAATCGAAAGGTTAATCCACTTTTTGTTTTATATAACAGCCAAATACTCTTGTGGCTCAAGAACGGGCTGAAGGCCCAAAAGCTCATAGCCCAGGGCAACACCCTGGGTATAGTAGCAGTCAGCAAGGCGCCCTGTAAGGGCAAAAGCTTTGTTATTGATTGGTACTTGAAAGCTGTTGCCCTTACAGGGCGCAGAGCAGATGCAACAAAAAACCCAGGGTGTTACCCTGGGCTATGAGCTTTTGCCCTTTCAGGGCGTTTGAAAGTGCAATTATTACCACCTTCAATTTTGTTATTCCAATTAATCTGA